GTTAATTTTAATGATTTAAATTCTTTTTACCAGAATTTATCGTTTGAGCAATTAAAGAATCATATTGATTCTCTTCCAGGTATGGATTATTATAAAACTTTGAAAAAGTGCTCATATGTGGAGAATGATCGTTTGTTTTTCTACAATGTGAAATATTGTATCGTTTTTAATAAAATGGCATCGGAAATCGGATTGGGCAATCCTGATTTATTTTGGGATTATTGGTATAAACTAAATTCATCAGCTATGCAATCTCATTTAAAATTAGTATTTCCTAATAAATATTATACTTCAATTGCTTTAGATTTAAAAAGAGAAAAACCTTATTTGACTGATGATCAAGTAATTAAAACGATACTTGAAGGTGCTGAATTAAGGGCAAAAAGGGCATATTGTGCCATGTTAAGGGAATTGTATGTCACAATGTATTTAACACGTAGTTTAATTGATTCTGAAGGACATAAATATGATCCATTGAAAGTATTAATACATCCAATTTTAGATTCTTTGTGTCGAATTGATGCTTTAATAGTTAGCCCTAAAATGGGACTTGTAGGATTAGCAATACATTTAAATTCTAAACAAAGCAATGAAGCTGTAGGAGTTAAAAGTGGATTAATTCCGATTGAATTTAGAAATATGGTGAATCACATATTGGGATTTGGTATAGACATTAATTATTCTGAATTATCAGAAGGAAGAATTATCCTTCCTTCTGATAAAAAACTTCTAATGCTTAGAAAAGCATTAGAAGGAGAAGAACAATCATATAATATGCTAGTAGATGCATATACTTGGAAAAATGAGCAATTATCCCAATGAATCATCTTTTGGATATATATAATCAATAAGATCAGGAATTTGTACATCGCTTAAATCTATGTTAGAAGCAAAGCCAGGATTATTTCTTGGATCGTCAATATTGATCCCGCTTAATGGTTCGCCTTCGATTTCTTGTATAGTATTGTACATATTTAATAATTCTTGTGTGGACATGTCATTGTTAATGTTAGCACCTTGCCCTTTAAGATAATCAATTAATTGTGCTCTATACTTTTCTTCTCGTTTGACATCATGGTGTTCGCGCATTTGATCATCAAAACTATCGCCTAAATCATCTATATTAGATATTCTTGTCATAATAGAATCAACAGTATCTGCTTCCATTTTATAACCATTTTGATCTAAATCGTCCGCTATTGAAGCTAATTTTTGCATAATATAATTTTTATTCATGATTGATATCCTTATATATTATTTCTTTTCTTCAGCATAAAGGATATTCCCTTTATAAATAAGAATATTATAAAGTATTAGGTGTTAGGTGAGCTTAAATGAACGATCAAATTATAAAAGATTTAATAAATATTGCAAATTCATTAGATGACAAATATATGTTTGATGAATCAGACGTAATCACCAAAATTGCAAAACAAATTTCAATTCATAATACGAAATATGCTGCGAATCCTCTTGGTAAATTTCAAAAAGATTTTATGCAAAAAACATTGAAAAATACAATCAATAACGAAATGCTTAATGCAAATCAACGTGATAATCAATTTTTATTAAAAACTTTAGGAGGAGCAGCGGCGGCTACTGGTATTGGAGCTTTGGGCCTCTCGCAAATACCAAATAATCCACCTGCTATTTCTAATACTGCTACTACTGGTGTGCCAACTGCGGAATTACCTGCAAATACTAATCTTTTTTCATCATTAACTCCAAAACCACAAACTGCGCCTTTACCAAATAATGCGGCTGACATCACTTTGGAATTAATGATGCTTTTAGCCACAATGCAAGAAGATAATAAAGTATTATTTAGCCCATATAAAGAAGACATTAATAAATTAATTAATAATGTTACTTTTGTTTTAAGAGAATATCAACAACTATCTAAAACAGCCAATTCTAAATTTTCTAGAATTATATTGAGTCAAAATTTTGGAGATGAAGTTGAAGAACCCAATGTAGAAGATAAAGCTTTTGGAGAGGGTGTGCCTAAAGAAAATTATTCATCAGAAGTTCAAAGTGTTTTGAACCAATTGGAACTTTATGTAAATTCAAATGAAGAACAAAAAATTAATGCTTTGATGAATATAGATAATAATATTTATAAACATGGGCCTCAATTTATTCAACAATTAATTCAAAGTGACAATAACCATGTATTAGATAAATATGCGCAGGCAGTAAATACCGTACTGAATGCACAACCTAGAAGCATAAAAGAAAACTACGCGCTCTCTACTTTAAAACAAATAATACAAGAATTTAGTCCGAATCTTAAAAGTTTATTACATGGTAAAACTCTGTCTACAGATCAATTGCTGTCAGGGCAATATTTAAATGCACCCTATGAAGATAAAGCATTTAGTGATGATGGAATAAACTATAAAGAAACTGCGCAAAATAAAACAGAGTCTCAACAATTGACAAATATTTATACTGCTATGGCAAATAAATTCAAATATTATTACGATGATTTAAATAATATCTTTAAAACATTACCTAATAATAATAATTTAAAACAACATTTTCAACTTATATTGATAAATATTAAATCTGGAGAAGAGTATTTTGAGAGAATTGTAAAAGAAAAACAATTCCCACAACTTGTAAATCCTGAAAAAATATCATCAAATGCCACAGTTGGAACAAGTCCAGGCAGTCAAATAAAATAATTTTTGTATAAGATATTTATGCGAAAATTATCCTGCCAAATTGGAATTCCCATATCTGCCAATGAAATGTATGTTCCAATAAATAAAGGGCAACTTGTAAAAAGTAAAAAATACAGAGAATGGATAGATAAAAATATTGTTATATTGAAAGAAAATATGTCTAAAGCAGAATCCTTTCCTATTGTAATTAATGTATTGGTTATGGGCGGAAAAGGCTGGTCTATGGATAGAGACATAGACAATGTGTGTAAACCTATTGTGGATTTATTAGTGAAAGCTGAAATCATTCCAGATGATAATAGTCGATATGTAGAAAAAGTTCATGCGCGTTATCTGCATTCTCCAGCTAAATCTACTGATGCATTAACTCTTATTAGCTTTGAAGAACCAGAAGAAGTGTTAGAGAACTTGTGGACATTTCCTAGTCTTTCTCAAAAGTCTTAATTGCCATTTCTCTTCGCCAAGACATCATTAATCGAAGATTGGATAGAATTTGCTGAATTAATTCATGTTCTTTAGATGTAAGATGTTTTTTAGTATTAGCATTAAGTGTTCCGTCTAATATTTGCATACATTCATCTACACCTTGCATTTTTGATTCATAGCAAGCGAGTATAATATCTGCACGTATTTTTGCTAAATCTTCTGAATCAAGTTTATCCTTCCATTTATTTATTACTTCTGAAGAAATATCTTTGATGTCTCTAGATGCATATAAGGGATTTTCTTTCATGGCAAAAGATAAAATAGAGAAGAAAATTTCTTCTCTATTTTATTTATTTCTCAATATCTACTGGAACATTATATGGAAATTGATTGTCTGGTAACTCAATTATTGGGATTCTTTTTCCTTCAGTATATCCTACTTCTGGATGATACAATGATTCATCTGTGTCAAATGGATCAAAAGAATTACCATCAGTTAATTCTTCATCAGTTTTTAATTCATTCTCAAGATGATGCTTATCCTTGTCAAGAATGCTTTGTAAAAACTTGACTTCCTCTCTTTGCCAATCTGATAAAGGTGTGCCTTTACTGTAAATCTCTACCATGCGTCTACGAGCCTCTGCTGGAGTTGTAGTTTCAACAGGAGGATTAGGGTTTTTGGCATTCATATCTTTTACTAATTGTAGAGCTTGCATCCAAGCTTGATCGTCTTCTGCACCAGCTAAACGAATTAAAGTGTAAGTAATTCCATCAGCTTGATTGAAATTATTATTCAAATCAGCTTTGTAAGCGACCTTAATTAAACGATTAACAACACTAGATAACTTTTCCATAAATATATTCCTTTTAATATTGAATGTATTTGTAATGTTCTGCGATTAAAAATCAAACACCTTTAAATAATTTTAAATTGGACCAATTCCTTCAATTGTGTCATCATCTATTTGAGACTCTAATTGCTTAATTTGAAGAATAGATTCATTGTCTGTTTTAAAGTATTTCTCAAAATAACCTTCTAACTTGTTACAAAATGCTTTCAAATCTTGTATTTCTTGTTCGAGCTTTTGATAATCGTTATTTTTTGGAATACTTGATATATTGATCCGCACGATTGAAAAATCATTTAAAATAGACAGACCAATGTCAGTTTCGATTAAATAATTTGCTCCATATTTGTTCTTTTTTTGTATCGGCTTGTTATTGTAAGTTAATATAGAATCTTCATTAATATTTTTTTCATCGAGTTTATCATTTGAGTTCAAATCCTGATTGTCAAAAACTTCGATATCATCTTTAATGAGATATACTCCAATATTTTCGGGCTTTGCAATAATGTAAACACACTTCGTAGGGCACATTGAAGATACATATATCTTTATATTCTTGAAATAAGCCCAAATAGGAGGATCATCTTCTTTCGCATTTTCTGCACTATATCCCGTTTCGGTAAAATCAGATTTGTCTTCCCAAGCATCAAAGTCTTTATATCGCATTGGATGCATTACTATGCCATCAGCTTTTAATTCATGAGCCTCAAGTAAAGCTTTGCCTAACATGATTGTTTCTCTTGATAAAGTGTCCGCATTGATGGTCTGGTCTAATGAAGCAGTAGTGCCAAATAATTTAAACACTTCTAAATCTATTTGCCTATGCATAGCATTAATAGCGCGATCTATAATTCGTTTACATACTTCTTCTCGATTGGGAAAATACAAAAGATAATGATTAAATTCCTCTTCAGTAATAACAGGATTAGTCGCAATTTTAAAATTAGGTACGTAAATTTGTTCATGCGATAGTGATACTTTGGGATATGCTCCATTTTGAGGAATCACATATGCTTTAGAAGAAAAATCCCTTCCATAAACTGGTGGTTGATTTATTCTTTTTTCTTCGTTAGTCCAAGAATCTACAGACAAAATATGACGAACAACAGGGTTGTATTTTTCCCCGTTTAAAAAATATCTTTTATTCATTATAACTCCTGACTATCTAAAGTGTAGTATCATACATGTTATGCTATAGTGAACTTAACGATTGATATATTTGCTGATATTTCATTAAAGGGCATTTAAGATACTATTTTAGTGTCAAAATAAGTTATACAATATGAATATCAGTAGACATTCTCTTTAAAACATTTGTAATTGCATCAGCTTTAACAAAATCACCTGCATTATCAGCCTTTTGTGCTTCTTCAATCAATTTATCTACTTCATCGGTTACAGATTTTTTAGTTTTAGGTCTACAACTACCGTTTTCACCAGGCTTAGTTCCTGGCACTCTTTCATATCCTTCCCAACACTTCATTTTTTCTGCACTCTTATCCATCATAATATCCTTCAAAATTAGAATAATATTTATTTCTTATGTTTACAAAGTTATACCTGCAATTTGTAATTTAGATATACTTTAAAATTTAACGCCACCAAATATTTTCTTCTTTTAATGTGCGGTTGCCAATAATGTCAGCATATTTGCTATCCTTGATATCAAACATTGCACAAATTTCTTTTTCTCTTTTCCCATCTTTATAAGCTTGGCGAATTTGTTGAGCTAATTCTTTTGCTTTAATGTCTTTTTCTGATTTTTTCTTTTCAATCGGCTTTGATCTTTCAGTGGTAATAGCTTCACTAAATGTTTTGCCTTCGCGCAAACGTCGATCTATTGTATTTTTAGGAACTCCTGTCCATTCCGACCACTGAGTTAATGTTCCTGTTCTACCTTCATAAGTGAAAATAAGCGTATCGCCTTTTTTGCGTTTGAGATGATAATTTTCATCATGCCATGATCTATTTTGAACAACATCGTGTATTAAATATTCTGACAAATTCATTTCTTTAGAAATAGATGATACAGTCATACCAGATTGATGCTTATCTCTAATTTCTTTCGCTATTTTGGCGTTGATAGTGCTATTATTTGGTACTTTTTCTTCATTGCCTATACAATCACGAAATCCTTTATAAATATTATATTTTCTAGATAATCTAGTGCTAGGAGTGCTATCTTTGTAAATCCAATCCAAAAATGTTCTGACATTATATTTACCATGCATATATAATGTTTTGGCTATGCCAAAATCTTCTATATGCCCTTTTTCACCTTTTGTTTGATTTACATATATTTCCTGTAATTTAGTGATAAAATTTAACGTACCAACAATTGTGGTTTTAATATCCCAAAAGGGTCTTATATCGTTTTTATCATATGAAATACATCCATCACCATCAAAATAGCCTCTAATAAAATGAGTTATATATTCATCAGGTATTTTATCGGGCCATTCTAAACTGTAAGTTTTATGCTGTCCTAAACCTAAAGCTTGCAAATCTTTCACCATTTCAGATGATTTGATAGTTAAAACAGCTTGTGTTTCGCCATTGTCTTTAGGTTGACTATAAATCTTTCCATCATATTCTACAAAATTGCGTATTCTTTCAATTAATTCAATATCTGATTCTTTAAGATTAATCATAATCAAATTAGGATTATTTTCTGTATTTGTAACGTGTCCATCTGCGGCTAATAATCCTAAAACATAAGCCATTTCAATAGACCATGTTTTAAAATAATTATCATTCGGCTTGTAAATGCGTTGATCAGGTTTTGGTAATTTAACACCTAGTTTACGCGCATGGTAATATACAGATTTTAAATTGCAATGTAATAATTTAGTTAGCTCTTTAGCTGTATATTTTGCAGATAAAATTAACTGTTTTTGTTCTTGATTTAAGATTTTTTCATTATGTTCACCTATATATTATAGGCTATTTTGAAAATAATTTACAGGTTTTTCTAAATTTTTAGTCTAAAAACAAAATATCCTCAATGAAATTTCTTCCATTGAGGATATTTTGAACCTAATTTATTTCAATAAAATAGATTAGCCAACAAGTATGCGTGACAGAGCATAGTCATTTATCACAGCAAATCCCAACTCTTCAAACACAACCCATCCAAGGCGAAGTCGCTTAGGATCGTCGGCAGGAAGAACAGTGATATCCTGTCGAACAGGCATAGCACCTACGAACTGTGCAGGAGCAAGTACGTAGACAGCGTTCTTAGGAACCATTGTGCTGACGTGAATGTCAGCGGAGTAGACGTGACCATAAAGACCAGTCTGAAGAACGTCTCGCTGAGTTGCCTGGTCGAAGACTTCAGGACCCCAGGTTCGAATGTCCTTATATCGCTGTGGATGAAGAACAATCTTAGCACCAACAAGTTCGTGCTCTTCGATGAGGGTCAACGCGAGGTTGATGTTCTCAATCTGAAGTGTACCAACTACGCTGATGGAGTGGTCAGTTGGGATAGCAGCGTTGATGACCTTGAATACTTCAACGTCTTCTTGTCGCTGTAGACTATCCTTAGCGCGGACCTGTGCTCGGTCAACGATGTAGAAACGTCGCTGTCGAATTTCGTTCAAACGGATTGTTGGGTTAGAAGCTAACTCAATGGTTGGAACGAGAAGCTCTTCTGCTTCAACTTCGGCAGTAGGAACGCTACCTCTCTTAGGAATAACGTAGGACTTAACAGCGATATCTCGCTCGTATCGTGCCAACGCACCCTGAGGTAATTCATCTACCATTAATAACTTGCGTCCGATAGCCTGGTAAAGTAAGCTAGTCTTGATTGGCTCTACCATTGCTTGTGCAAGAGCGGTTCGACCCTCTGGAGTCTCAAGAGCCATTGCAATAATAGCTTCTTTCTGCTCTGCTACATTTCGTTTAATCATGCTCATATTTTTATAATCTCCTTTATAACTGAACGTTTATCCTTACTCTTACATAAGCTGAGTGATGTAAAGTAGAGAACCGTCAAAGCTATCAACTCTAGCAATTGCAGGACCATGAGAGGAACTTGCAAGTGCTACAAACTTACCTGCATTAGCGAACGCACCGAAGGTGAGTAAGTCGCCTGGTAAGAATGTGTATGGTGAACCGCTGTCGGTTCCAGCAGTTGCTGTCTGTACAGCAACGAATTGATCAGTAATGAATTGACCAGATGGGGTGGTGTAGACACCAACGCCTCGTCGTGGACCTTCGCTACCACCTGCGCCAGCAGTAAGGTTAGTTACTTCTGAAACAAGCTCGTCCTGGAACTCGCCGATAGCTCGCTTAGGACCAACAAACCAACCGTTGTTAGCTGCAACAAGGTTGCCGCTGCTTGGATCAACATAAGTAGAACCAACTGGGTCGTTTTGAATGAAAGTATTTCCTGTGGTCATATGATCGTCAGCAGCGATACCTAAGTAGCTGTTAACGTTGTCGGTCTGTGCATTAGAGTTAGTGCCACCAGTACCATTAACGCCTCGGTTAGCAGGTCGTGCAAAATTGGCATAAGTGCCAGATAAGTCACGAGCCAACACCATACCAGCGTGGAATGTATTTGTTCCACTTGCGATAGTATTAGAAGAATCGCGGTTGGAAACTACAACAGTCTGAAGTGCTTTAATTGCCATTGTTATTTATATCCTCCTGGAATAAGAGATATTTACTTTTACAAGAAAATATCTTTGTGGTTACTCCTCGATGCGAGGCATCGTGAACATACCACGTAATGCCGATTGTAGATCATTCTGCGCATACTGATTGTCATTAACACCAGTGAATGCAGAAATGCCAATGTTGCTTGCAGTTCGCTTATTCATCTTTTCTGCGGCAGCAGCAGCTACTCTTTGAGCACTGCTCTGTGCGGCTCGAAGCATTAAATGTCCTTGCTGCAACATTGCGTTGTTTGTAAGCCCTTCGCTCAACCAAAGCTCAACGTTTTGGTCTACTTCATCGGCAGAAATAATGCCTGCTAGGGCGAGTTTAGTGGAAACTGCATATGCAGTCTTTACACGAGACATTGCAAGATCGAAATCTTTAGAAGCTTTAGCTTCTTTATCTTTCATTGGCTTAACTTCTGTTAAATCATTATTCTTGTATTTTACAACTTCATCTTCTTTTTCAGAAGCTTCATTAACAGTAATGTTAGTACCAGACTGAGCAACTGTTACATTAGCTGCACAAGATGGGCAATAACCCTCTTCTTCACAAGTTTCGCAGATAACTACTCTATTGCCGCAATCGCTGCAATGAATTAAGTTAGTAGCTACTCTTTCAGGGTTGTTACAGCCCTGGCATTCTACTGTCTTAGCAACAGTTGTTTTTCGAGCTTTAGGACCCATTTGTGTAGGAATAGCTTGGTCGCTACCGCGATCAGGATCAGCAGAAGGCACTTGATTGATAGCACCAAAATCCGCTGTATATTGAAGAGTACCGTCTGGACTACCTTCTAATTTAATTACATTATAAGAATCTTTCAACTGAAGATTTTCAGGATTCATAGTAGGAATACTCTGCTTTTCAAATGTAGGATTATCAGCCTTCAAGCTATTGCCTGCGCTATCTTCAAGAGTTAAAACAGGATATTCATCTTCGCCCTTATATTGAGCTTCGCCGTTAAATTGGAATGGTTTAGCCTTTTCACCGCCATAAGTACCAGAAGAAGTATCTTTACCGAGGCCAATATCCTTTGGCTTAGTACCTTCAGCTTGTGCAAGGCGTAAAATTGCTTCGCGCTCTGCTTTGCGCTGTGCGAGTGCCTTCTTTGTCATTTTATTCACCTTCGTAGATGCTGTGTGCGGCATGAATGTATCTTCACCTTCCGCGTCGTCTGAGTCTTCTTCTGACTCTGTGTCTTCGCCTTCTTCATCAGATTCGTCATCGTCTTCAGTATCATCTTCATTAGATTCTTCATTAGATTCTTCATCTTCAGGAGTGAAAACTTCTTCGGAGTCTTCATCTTCTTCATCAGAAAAAGGTTCGTCGCCGCCTAACAACTCTGTGAGTGCTTTTTCAATTGCTTGCTGTGCTTCTTCAAGTTTATCAGCGGGAAGTTCGATTTTAATAGTAGCTGTATCGAGGTCGTGATCGCTTACTTCGCCTAATCCTTCATGTTCTTCATCGGTAATATCTGTCGGTAAATCTAAATCGTTATCTTCTTGATCTCCCATAGCTGTTTCGCCAGGAAGTTTCAAATCGTCATTGGGTTCAACATTTGCGGAGTCATCATCTTTAGGCTCCATCGGAAGCCCCATCATCTGGGCGACAACTGTGTTGTCCAAACCATAAGAAGAAGCGATATTAGGAAGATATTTTGCGCGAACAGCAGCAGCAACAATACGTGCTTCATCTTCGTTTAAAGATGCATGCTTTTTCATATCGTTTACGCAATTTTCCATATCTTCACTATCCGTTTCTTTTAAGGCAGCAAGGCGTAGAGCCTTGATTTGCTTCTCTTGGAGGGCATTGTCTTTAGTTTTATTCATAGTAGATGCTTCCCCTCTCATGATTTCTAAATTCTTTAAAAACCACACTAAATAAAGTGTATTTATTTAGTTCTATTAATGTCTTCTATAAAAAGTGTGTTTTAACCTGCAAATTTTTGATTTTTTGTAAAATTTCTTAAAAATATTGTTTAAATAAAGAAACTCTGGAATATTTCCAGAGTTTCTTTATTTATCAAATTACTTGCTTACCATAAAAGTAATGGTTGCGAGTACTTTATCTGGTTGACCTTTGACAGAACTAATCTTGGTTCGAGACATAGTTCCGCAATCGTAGCAGAGAGTCGTGTTCTTGATCTTTTCTGCTGAACGGTTGCCGCATTTTGGACAAATCATACCAACAGGTAATCTCTTTTCAGTATTTCTATCGAAATCTGGCATAGCAGTTCGAATAAATACATCACTGTCTGTCACATAGGAAGATCGGAACATAATCACACGCTTAGATGCTGTAGCACCAGGGGCACCACCAGGCATTGGCGGAACACCACCGCCAGCAGGAGCAGGAGCGGGTGCTGTTGCCGCGCCTAAACCAGCAGCTTCTTCTCCAGGCATAGCTTCTTCTCCAGGCATAGCTTCTTCAGCGCCTTCGTCCTTAGACTTGCCACCTTCTGTGCTTGGGAATACTTCAACGTTTAAGGAGAACTTAAACTGTGCGTTACAAGAATGACATTCACCTTCACCATTTGTTACAGTAACATCATCGCTACCACACTGAGGACAAATGCTTCCCCAAGGTTTTTGTGTGCCTGGTTCTGGCATAGCATCTGTGTCAGGTTCTTCAGGAGTTTCATTGCCACCAGCGGCTGTAGGAACAGATAATGCACTCATGCCAAGAGAATCAGCAGGGCTACCACCAGGTCCGCCCATACCAGCCATACCACCAGCATCAAAACCGCCACCAGGAGCGGCAGGTGCGCCAACGTTACCTGGAACCTGAGCAAAACGATTAAGAATTGCTTTGCGTCGTGCTTTACGCAATTCTTTAGCGGATGCAGACATTACTACTGGAATATTCGCATCATTATCTACTACAGACTCTTCTGGCTGTCGTGATTCTTCTAAACTATTTTCCATTCCTTCACCAGGAGCTTCTGTCATAGCAGGAGTTAAATCACCATTACCACTACCGACTTCTGCTTTAAATGTTTTAGAAAATCGGGTTGTTACAATTGCTGTAATATCGCCATTCTCAGAAACATTAAGTTCTGTCATAGAAAATGTATTTGGATCAACTGTGTAACCATTGCTAGAAAGAATTTCAACTGCCTTCTGTCGGAATGCATCTTCAAAATTCTCATCTTTTGGATCAAGTCCACCAAGATCAGATGCTGTTGCAACAATCTGTAAACGAGTTGATTTTTCATCTGTAACAGTTACAGCGGCCTTCACCATTCGAGTAACAAGTTGTTCAGCAACTTTTGTTTGTTCAGCGGCTTTTTTAGCAGCTTCTACGATAGCATGGCTAGAATAAGAATAATTCTCTGCATAATCAGCAAGCCATCCTACAATAGATTCGTGTACATCTTTAACAGATGCAGTTCGCGTATTGCCATAGAATTCCGCTCTTGCTTTTGCGGTTAATCTTGCTTCAATAGCTGATGCTGTTCGTGCTTCTTCAACTTCGGAAAGAAGAACATCTGCATCTGTATTTGCAATTTCTGCAACAACTTCAACAGGAAGTGCCGCAAGTTTTTGTGCAGTCATAGCCATTGCAGACAATGCTGCGCGAACATGTGCAGGAGTAACAAACTTAGAATTCTCATCTTGCGCTTGAGAATTTAAAGCTGCTCTTAATCTATCGGCATAACTTACATTTTTACGAGTTGTTGATGGTTCGATAACAACGTTATCTCCCAATATGGACTGTGCAATTCGAGTAATGCTCTTGTTAGTTGTGGATGCTTCGCTAGATGCAATTACTAATGCACTTGCTAAAGCAGCAGGAGTAATGTTAGAATTAACTTCCTGGCCCAATTGTTGCATAATTGCAAGATCAATAGAAACATCTGCACTTGCTAACTTATGGAATGCATTACGAGCAGCAATTCGCTGTCGATATTCATTGCCCAAAGAAGCGATTTTGATAAGATCAGCGAGATCATCTCTTTCAGCGAAAGTTCTTGCAGAAGCAACAACTTCATCAGGAGTTACTTTGCTTGCAACAACTGCTCGTCCAAGAGCATTAAGTGCCGCTTCCATAACGAGATTAGGAGCGCCAGGACCGTAATCATGTCGAACAGCATCAAGTTGAAGTTCCATAACTTCTTTTGGATTACCATGTCGTGCATCATCAAGTAACTTTTCTTTAACATCATCATCAGTGCCACGATGACCGTATAATTCGACATCAGAAAGTTTCTTTTCTTGATTCTCAACAGTGGTGCCTTTATGAGTGGATTTAAGTAATTCTTCTTTTACTTTACCAATAGAAGTATCGTTATGATGCTTATAATCGCCTGCATTATCAAGCAATTTTTCTTTAACTTCTATTTTCGTGCCTTCTCGTTCTGGGGCTAACTGTTTTTCTTGAACAGTATCTACTTCATGATTTTGATCCCACTCTGCATAAACGGATCGTCCTTCTTTCTTAGCGGCAGAAACATGCTTGCCAAGATCAGAAAGCAATTGCGCAGCTACTTCATGTCCGCTGCCATTTTCCATTAATGTGAGTTGATTATCGGACAAAATAGGGTTCCAATCAACTAATTGATTATTGTTGTATCCTCGAATGCCGCCATCTACTGTGCTGATTACGACGCGATTGCCTGAATTATCTTCAACTTTAAAGTCTATAGATACAGATGCTGCGCGTTGCTTTCGTTTTTCAGATGCGACCTTTTTAAAGATTAATTTTTCTTCCATTATTTCATTTCCTCCAGTTTGCTGTTGTTTTTCAACTTGCATACTGTATTTTTTAGGCTGCGAATTTTCCGCGCTTCGCGTAGTGCTAATAGCGGACATACCAATGCTTTCTGCTAAAGCAGATAATGATTCTCCTAATACTGCAATTTTTGTTTTTCCGTCCATTTTATTTGTTTGAGAATCTGATGTTTTTGATGCATAAACTTCTCGTTTATTTTTATCAGCAGAAGCCCAAACCAAATTCGCTTTAGGTGTTTCGCTTGCAAAAACTCCTCCTCCAACGCCTGGGGCATTAAAGTTAAATGGAGACATCATTTGTCCAACTGAGCCAGTTGGAGAATAATTTTGCGGGGCAGTTTGTGGTGCTGGTGGTGCATTAAGGGGAGGATTTGCTTGTGCTCCGCCTTGCATATTTCCTTGATTTAATGGTGCATTGTTACCATTTTGAGGTTGTGGTGCTGCTTGACCTCCGCCAGTTACACCATCATCAATCATATCTTGCATTGTTGCCTGAAGATCAGCCATGCTCTTTGTAATTTTTCCAACGTGTGTTAAATCCACGTTATCTTTTCTAGCAAAAAGATTCATAACTGTTACTTCAAGGAAGTTTAATGCAAGGTTTAACATATCTAAAATATTCAATCCTGATTTAGGATCAATACCAAGATAATGTAGAATGCTTGATACTGTTGTATTAGCATTTGCTCCATCAACTGATAATACTTGTCCTCCTACTAACGTACCAGCAGATTGTGCTAATCGCATAAGAGTATGAGTAGTTGATGTAACTTGTCTCAAACAATTTTCATAATTTTGTTTTGCTTCTCTTTCATTTGGCAATTGAGAAGCCGCCACCATTATAGAGGTATTTAATGCATTAGCTTTCTTTTCAAGAGTCACAACTTTTTCAAGAATTTCTTCTACATCGTAAATTTCTTGAATTTCGCAAGCATCAAATGCTCCATTACCCACGACACTAAGTTCGATGAATTTTAAGTCATGATTCTTTTCATAAATCAATTCACCGCTAGGGTCTTTTTTGCCTTTATATTTTCTAAGACAATTACAGTATTCTTTTTCTGTTGCAGCTACATTGCCACATTTAGAACAAGTACCGCTTTGAACTTCACAGCCCATTGAAACGTCGTGCATATATCCTGCACGAATTCCTTGAGCGATATCTGGGTATGCTTCTTCATCTACGAAGAAAGTACAATAGACACAATTGTCTTCTTCGTCCCATTCTGCATACACCACCATACCTTTAGCTTGTTCAATATCATCATTTTTATGGTTTGTGTAAATAGGAACTCCTTCAAAGGTTTTATATGCAGGAATTTTATCTCCTTTATATGTTACCTTTTTAAGTAGTTCAGCTTTTGAGAAATAATCACCGTTGGCGTTTACTGTATCAGCATCAATAGCTCGTGCTCTCACCCATAAAAGTTTGAGATTCTTTCGCTCTCGCATAGCTTGAACAATATCAAAATCTTTATATTTCTCCAGAACTTCTTCTGCATCAGTATAAAGAGATTGCAATCCTGTACGTGCGGCTTCACGCATCTGGGATGACGCCATTCGCAAACTATAATCTCCTGCGATTTTGCGATCTTCTAAGAGCACAAATTCTCGCATAGAAATTAGTCCACCTGATGGGCCACGTTTTATCATTTAGGGAATTCTCCTTTCGTGTCTAGTCATTTGCGTATTTTTTGAAAAAGCTAAAAAATTAGCCTATAAAACTCTATACTAGCTTTTTGATACGCAAACCTTGTAATTTTCAAAAAATTTGAATGAATTATTAAAACACTCAATATATTTTTCAAAAATATTCCCCATATGGCCTTTAAAATAAAAAGAAAAGGAAGAAATTTCTTCCTTTTCTTTTTAGAGTGTAATAGATTTACCTGAATTATTGGAATTACCTAAAAGTAATTGAATAGTTCTTAGAATTACATTGGCAATTTCTCTTGGGTGATCGATAATTTCTTGTTCTGTGAATCTAAGAATATGCCATCCTTGGGCAAATAATTCACTGTCTCTTGCTTTATCTTGCGCTATTTTTTCTGGACTAGCATGAAATGTTTTAGAATCAGCTTCAATACCGATTTTCAATGATGGAATTGCACCATCTAATTGATATTTCATTCCAGGGCCAGCTTGATATTGAGCGTAAAATGCCCAAGGTATATTCATAGATAAAATAATATCATATAGTTTTTGTTCTAAACTTGTGAACATTCTTGGAGCCGCTTTTTCTTCTTTCTTTTTAGCTGCATATCTGTGATATTCTTCTGGTTGATTTCTGGAAAATTCATTAATTACAGTTTGATATTCAAACATTGCAGGCCAATTTTGAGGAACACAGTTTTCTCCACCCAATAATGGAGTAGAGCTAATAATTTCCACCATATGATCTAATTTATCTGGCATTCGCCCAAATATACCTCTTCCAGTTGTTGGTACTTGAGATTCTAAGAATTCTAAATGAGCTTGTGATTTAATTTGTTTACTAGCGATACGCACATTTATACTTTCTTTTTGTGGGGTAATTCTTTCATCATAAACTTGATTTACGATTGCCGCTGCCAATCTGTAATTTTCTTCTGGATTCACAGAAGCCAATGGTCCCATTGGAGGTGCTGGCGCAGGAACTGCACCGCCGCCTTCAGCACCTGGCATTGTAGGCATTCCTGGTAAACCACCTGAAGGAGACATGCCCATCATACCGCCCATCATACCGCCATAGCCTGCACCACCAGAGAATCCTGATGATGCATCAATTCCAGAAATAGAAGGACTTGCAATCATATTGGCAGATTGTTCATATCGTAAATATTCAACTTCTTCGTCGTAGTCGTATCCAAAAGCTTCAATAACTCTACGATTAGAGAACACACCATTTTGATTTCCAGTCACAAGCATTTGTAATTTACCAGTATCATCTCTTAACTGTAAATCATTCCATTTAACTGTTGGATAAATATAATCTTCTTGTCCGCGCTCACCTTCAATAACAAAATCATTCCATTTTGCACACTGACGATATAAACATTCTTCAAGCCATTCAGATAATTCATTTTGCCATGATTTAAGCCTTTCAGCCATAGTTAAAAGGCCAACTTGTGCATTGGAATAACTTGGGCCATCTCCATTAATAATAGCTTTATTAAGCATCATACCATCAATCAATTCTTGATCAATAAGTTCATATTCATTTGTTAATTGAAGTACTTTTCCAGAGTTGCCGTGAATTGAAATTTTACCATTTCTTCGAGTAATAAGCAATCCTGAATTTACGGTAAAACAATACACAAAATCATTGTAATCTACATGTTTAATATTTCGGCTACGAACGACTCTGCTTTCTGTTTTTTCAGCCCAATAAACACGATGAATTGGTAAATGATTATCTTGTTTACGGTTATCTTCGGCGTCAAATGTAATCTTTGCATTGAAGCCTAATTTAACCGCAATTTCTTGCACTGCATTTGCTAATTCAATAGATGTAGTAGTATATCTATATTTTAATCCTTTGCCGCTTGGACGTTCATCTCCATCTCCATCCATTAATGCATTAATTAAGATATTTAATTTATCAGATGGTAAATCTAAAATCCAGCGAGGAACATGTTTATGATTTGATAAATGACCAAATTCATTTAACATATATTCGGCTAAACAAGTGCTGTGAACATTGTAATGAGTGACTGGTTCATAATTGTTCCATGAAATATCAGAGAACTTTGTTTTTTCACCAAAACAATTTCTAAGAATATTATGAATTCTTTTTTGAGACTCAGTATTTGCTTTTTGATAAATTGAAACAGTTGAATATCCACAAGAACACTCTGTTTTTTTACGCAGACTGCCCTCAGACAAATAATAACCAACAAAAGCAAGAAAATCATCTATATCCACATCTGCTAACATAGGACAAGCTTTTGCATAAGGCATTTCTTCTGGCAAAATCCCACTCCATGAAACAGTTGACAAGAATTTATCGTGATCAGTTATTTGATCTGCTCTAATTTTTTGCCATTCTGTATTTTCATAATGATTGGTATTTGAACTCCAAATTCGTTTTTGGACTAACATTTCATGATTTGGCGTAACTAATGTATCATAATGTTTTCCCGTGAAATTAATTAATGGACCAAATTTTCTTGAATCATATTCGTGAACATGGCGTTCAAGCGGAACATCCCATTGTATTAACCCTGTCTTAACGTCATAAGTCGCAATTAATTCATCGTCTTTAACATCTTTGAATAATTTAAAGCCTTCTTTTGTAAGAACTTCTGTATCCGAAGAATAGCAGGCTCCGATATAATCAAATTCAAAAGCATGGTGTGTAACTAATGTCAATAATGGATCATTAGCAACTGCGGCCAATTCATCTTGAACATTTTGAATATCTTGTTCATTAGCACGTTGATTTTCGCTACCAATTTTTACAATTTTAATAGGAATAATATGTCTTTCAGCAACAAGCCATTGTGCAGAACGTAATTTATCTTTATATGCCAGAGTCATAAATAAAGGACGAATCATTGACATACCATAAGGTTGCCAAGGAGCGCCAGCACGTTTAAAATGCCACATACATTCATTTTCTAGTTTAATAGGTTTTCGTTGAAGAATAAGTTTTTTAAGTTTATCTGGAATTGCATCATATTGTTCTTTAGGACTTTGTGTTTCAACAACTTTAAATTCTGCTTCAGTAGGCATATATAGGAATGTATCTGGCATACCCATAATTCCTTTAATTTTTTCTATAGAATCGGGTGGGAAAATATAGATTGATGACCATGTAGCTCCAGGGTGTTCACATCTTTCTCCTGTTTCCTGATCCTCATTTGTTCCAAAACAATGTCTGCAATCAATAGAAGCATGTACAAAACAATCGCCTCGAAGATGATATTCTTGAGAAATTAATGGCAATATAGAACGTATACGTAATTTCTTATTTAATTTATCAAAATAATCTTTTACATAAGAAGTTGCGCATTCCAGTTCAAATCCGCTTACAGGAAAATGTGAATAAAAATTAATTCCTGCGGCAATCTTAGGCTCATTATTAAACCAGTATTCTGCCCACCAATAGACGCCATTTCGGTCATTTGGCACCTGCATTGCTTGATTAGTCAAAGCAGGAGAATAGAAATTAGGTCCAGTTGTGACATTTCCCATAGCAGATGTTAATCCGCCATAGCCAGATTGAGCAAAACGCAAACTACTTGCATTGGCTGTAAATGGTTTTTTATTATCAAAATATGCTGTTTTTGAAGCTGCATATTTAGGTAAATAATCAGAAGATGCGCCAGAAATCATCTCTCCTGTAACTTGTTGTCCTGCTGTTCTTAACACTGATAACAGTGTTGGTGCTTCTCTAGTTGCCAAAATGTACACTTCCTAAAATTATTTGTTTTTATTTATACAAATTAACGATCTGGTTGGTAAGAAGCTACATCTCCTTGTTGCCACATTGGGTGCCAAGCGTCATTGCCTTGAGCATAACCTAAACCCCATTGTGGCCCTCTATAAACCATAGTTCCATTTCCCAGTTCAGCAGAGGATTTAGATTGAGGAATATAATTAGGGTCTTGAGTTTTTTTTAAAGCTTTTTGCAAAGCTTCTTCTAATGTTTCTTCTTCGCCTTCGTCGTCAACTTCTTGCGCTGTAATTCGATTTTTTCTTACGCTAGATTGTGCATGATTCACATTTTCTTGTCGTACAGCCTCTAATTGCTCTTGCAATGGTGTTTCTTCTGGATTAGGATGATAAGGAGATTTACGTCTTGCTTCCGTGCTTAAAGTTGCTGGTCCTTCATTGTTAGGTGCCATGCCGTCTGGTTTATTGTCTGTGACAACATTGCCATCCGAACCTATACTTTCATTACGATAAATTTCCTTATCATACTTTTCTTTTTCAGGATTAGTCTGATCTTTAGCTTCTTGCTTATATGCTTCAGTATCGCCATCTTGATCAACAGCAATATTATTTTGCTGTTGTTGAGGCGTTTGTTTGCGTTTACCTAAAAACGCTCCTCCACCAAATTGTGCGAAACGATACCACATATTTCCACCTTTAATTAACGTGTTGTTTTGAAAGCCATAATTCCATTGCTTCGTCAAGTTCATCTTCTGATAAACCTACATGTTCATCAGCTAATAAAGTTTCTATAGTTTTATCACTATAGCCTGTTTGCTTGCCTTTCATTTGTTGTTCAATATTTTCTTCTTTATCTGGGTCTAAACGAACAACTTTTGTGCTTGCAGTTTTATTTAAAAGCTCTGGATAAGATTCTTCTGTTGCCAATGCTTTTAAATCATTAACTTGATGAGTTAAACTTTCAACTTCCACTTTTTTACTACCACTATTTAATAGTTCAGGATAACTGTCTTTTGATTCACCGCGATGACCGCCTTCAACACTAGGAGTATCATTTAACAATTGTTCTTTAGTTTTCATATCTTCATTATTCTTTTGAACTGCTGTCAATTTTTCCTCTTGCGTTTTGAATGGTTCAGACAAGTTATTTTTTAATCTATTTTCCAAAGGCTGTGTGATTTCTTGTGCTAATCGATAAGATCGTGCATTCCAACCTTTAGAAGCATTAATTTTATTAATAGGACTACCTTCCCCACGATGACCGCCTTCAACAGCAGATGCATCATCTAATTTAGTTTCCAGATTATCATCATTATCATGATTATTTTTAAACTTTTTACGTGCTTCATCCATTCGGGTGTCTAAACTGCCTTTTTCATCAAGTTTATTTTCTTCACGATTTCTTTCACCTTCTTTTAATGATAAAAGATTTTTATCATTATCTGGGTGTCTGGCAACGTCTAATCTACCAAGTGCTTGATGATTTAATTCTGCAACTTTCAACCAGCTTTGATAAGCACATGAAATTTTTCCATCTTGTGTAACTCTGGAATCAATACAGTGATCTCGGCATTTTGACACTTCCATAGCAATTGCTTTACCTGTTTGATAAACAGCTTTGGGACACATTAAAAATGGTTCATTGGCTTGTGTGTCAATATAAGTATATGCAGTTCGTATGTTTCGTTCTGGCATGTAATTCGCCATAATATTTCTTAATCTAAATGATGCAGCATCTAAGGCCATATCATCGCCTTCTATGATAGCTTCATACGCAGATACTAAAGAATTTCTTTCCTGTATAGAAGATGCATCTTTCATTAAAAATTTAACAATAACAGCAGCTTCATATTGATTTTGTCCTTTGCTATTATTTGTTGAAGCTGTTCTTTCTAATTTAACAACTTCATTATTAATATTTCTATAATTTTGAATATTATTAAATGCTGTTCTCAATGCTGAAACTCTATGAGAAATGCGAATATTTGTCAAATTATCAATGATATTAGAAATTCTCTCAATAGATTCTGGTCCATGAATTTTTATGATTCGAACAATACCTTTTAATCCATCATTTTTATCAGTAAATTCCTGAATAGTAGGATCATCTTGATCTAAATCTTCATCGTTCAATGCAGATAAAGGAGAATCAGGAAGAACTTGTTTAAAGCCTGAGTCTTCTAATTTTTCAAGCATGGGCATTAAACTCTTTAAGAATTCAATAAGTCCATTACCACCAATCAAGCCTTCAGATTCTTCATTTTGATGATCTGGCTTTTTAGTTTCTTTATCTTTAGAAGTTTCTTCCTTCTCAGTTTTCTTATTCTTTAATTCTTCACTCATTATATTCCCCTAATTATTGAATTTCCTCATCTTTAAATCCACGCGCTTTAAGAGCAGATCGAATTTCTTTTAATTCACTACTGACTCCCTTTTTATCAGCGGCATTTTCCATTTCACTCAAGCTTTTTAACCAACCAAATCGAGCCATTAATTCAGCAGTAGACCTTTTAGTTAAATCAGGTTTGATTGTATAAATTGTTTCCTCTTTAGCAGCAACCCTTTGATTTCTAACTGTTTGTGCTGTTTTATGAAGCTTTAAATAATCATCAAAATTAAATTGATCAATTTTTGACCAATCTACATTTGGGTCTAAATTATCGCGGTCATAACTTGAATCTGATAAAACCACTTTATTATTACTAGATGCTTTAGTTTCTGGTTTTTCTTCTGGTTCATTCTTATTTTTTCGTCGCTTTTTACGGTTATAATCCCTTACCACATCAACACATCTATCAATGGTTTCTTTGTTAAACATGCCTTCCTTTTCAAGATATCGCACAATATCTCTTTTTTCAAGACCGTGGTCGAGCAATTTACCCACTTTACCCATCAAAACACGAAAAGGATTACCACGAGTTTTCTTCTTCTTCTTGCTTACAACTTCACGATGATTGTAGCCTTTTAAAGAAGCCTCTTTAGAAATTTGTTCATTAGACTTTTGCATATCTTTCACTTTCTCTTCTAATTTTCTTGCAAGTTCAGGAGCAGTAGGATCAAGTGTTCCTTCTCTTGGATCAACCGTTCTTTGACCAGAATTATATTTCATTGCATTTAAGATTGTAGAAACACTTTTCTTCATTTCATCTCTAGTCAATTGATTAAATATTTCTTGTAATTCAGTTTCATAAGCTTTTGACTGAGTGGGCGTACTATTTGCTATTTTATGTAATAATGGCAAAAGTCGCTCTGGTGTAACAGAGTTATCTTCACGACCTCCAGCTAATGGAATATTATTTATTCCATTAGCTGGATTTGAGGCTAATCCTCCCACTTGGTTTTGTGCTAATTTATTCATTAATAATTACTCAATATCAATTTCATCTACACCAGAAAGATTAAAATTTGCGCTAGAATAAACGTCTCTTAATTCAGTTGGCCTGACACCATACTGTTCCCATTCTGTTCGTTTTTCTTCTAGTGTTTTACCATCTCGCTTAATTGCTAGTCTTTGTGTTCTTTTAGCCTCTGCTGACGCTATACGTCGTTCTTCTGCGGCATAAAGTGCCTCACTATCCATAATGCCAAAAGCACCCGTTGCAACATTTTCTGTACCAGTTCTTAAAATGCTACAAGCTCTAACTCCATAATTTTGTTGCTGTTGAATTTCAGTCAAAGCTTCTCTTTCCCAATTATTGCGTCTATCAGATACAATTTCTCGTGTTGTTCGTTGATCAAATAATTTATTATCTTGATCAGCAGATGATTGTAAAATAGATTCAATATCTTCAAATTGTGGATCAAAAATTGATGCGCCTCTCATCATAACAGTCATATAATCAGAATCTGAAAATGCCTTCAGGGTTCCTGATAAATCTCGACCATTTTCGCCATCATCATAATCATATGAAGAACGTCGAATTGCTTTATGATTAAGAATTAATCCTTGATCATCAATACGATTATCTTGCTGATAATATTGTGGCATACTGTTTCTCAAAGCATCTTCAAAATTATATGAATTAGCACGAGCACTAGCTTCTTTATTGAATGCATTTTCCTCTTGTGCAATTTTCACACGTCTTTGACTTTTGCTTTCTCTCAAATACGCATAAGGGTCATCCTCATTCTGAGAATTCCCTACAAATGTTTGCTCCATAATTCCAGGAAGCTTTTCTGTTTCTGCAACTCTTCTAAATTTACTATTGCTCATTTATTCAGTAGATAGACTTACTATCTCCTCCATTATATGCCGTGTTATTCGGTATCATGTGAATTTAAATCCGATAACTTTATTCCTGTTGTGTGAAAAGACGGTACTCGCGTTTTATCATCTCCAGCAATATTTCTTGACTCGCTTGTTGGCAATAACATTTTAGCTCTTGCATTTAAATCATTTGATTTAAAATTTTCAAGAAAATTTACATAATAATCTAAATTGTTATTTCCTATTGATTTAATTTCTGACATAATTTTATCTCTTGTTTTTGTATTTTATACAGGGCTATTTTACTAACCCTGTATAAAATTTGTAGAGGATTTAACAAACCGTATTAGTTATACTTATTGCTAAATAAATCATCTACCCAGTCTGCATCTTGATAACCGAGGTCATCTTTCCAGAACCGAATAGCTCGTTGTCGATCAGCTTCGGAAAGTTCTGCAACTTTAACCATGCTCTTAACAGCAGCAATCTTAACATTAGAATCAAGATTAGAAGCCATAACGGACATGATTTTTTCTACTTCAGCAGAAACAGGAGCTTCATTTAAACCAAGGATTTCATTGACGTATTCTCGTGGGAATCCTTCAGCTTCAGCAACTTTAATGAACGCCTCTTTCTCAGAAGCAGTCATTGCAGTAACTTCTTTAAATTGTCCCTTTTGAGTGTCTGTGTTCTTAGAAGCAGTCTTAGCTTTAGGCTTAGATGATGCTTCAGCAATCTTGTTTTCAACTTCGGTGATTGAATTAACAAGATTCATTCGATAAGCATGTCGCTTATTGATAGCGGCTGTGCGCTCCATTTGAGCAGCAGCAGCAGCATAAGCCTGCTGACCTAATCGCACACGATTTTCTTGTCGTGCAGCAAGAATAGCATTTGCTAAAGCTTCATCGCCAGAATCCAAAGCTGCTTCGATAGCATTAGAAGAAATTTGATCAGCACTAGCAAAATGAACCTTTCGGAGACGAGCAGATGCTTTAACATCTTTACCGTCTTTGCCTTTCTTCATCATTTTGCTGTCTTTTTCAGTACTTTCTACTTCTTCGTCATCTTTCTCATCTTTCTCATCTTCGTCATCGGTAGATTTCTTCTTACCTTTGCCGTGCTCTTCTTGCCATTTCTTTAAAGCAGGAGGAAGAGTGCCAGCTTCTTTCTTAGAAGCTTTCTTAGACATACATGCATCGCATTCACCGCATGTGCATTCGCCTTCTTTCTTACCGCTCATTTCTTCAAAGTGCTCAAGTAACTCTTTAGGCATCTTTTTACTTTCTGATTTAGCTGTTGCAATTCGCTCAGCAAGATCAGAGTAATCGATACCATTCCATACCATTTCCGCACCCAATGTTTCATGGGCTGCGGAGGGAAAAATTCTATCTGCCATTTTTGTTAATATCCTCCACAAAATGTCTTATTATTTACCATTCGATATTTAATAAGCTTTTACCTACATAATTTTATTGTTTTATATTATGAACATGTAATTCATGATCAACATACTTAACAATATCGCCAATTCCTATGTCATTTTTGTCAAAAGCGCCTTTTTTCGCTTCAATAACATAACGAATATGTCCGTTTGGTTCGCATCTTTCTGTTGAATCTGCTTCCATATCTTTAATATCAACAATTATTCCTTGTTCATTTAAAAATGCAAGACTCAATGGAAATGATACATTTTTATTCCAGAAACAATGTCTGTCTGTATATGGGAATATAAACAGAACAGCTTCATCATCCTGTAAAGGATCAGCCCACATCAAACCTCTTTCTCTTTTAGAGTTAGTATCTGCTATAAACCTCACCTTAAATTTGTGCATATCTTTACTCCTGTTCATCCATTATATTTAACATTGTGATATTTTGATAAAGAGTATTAATTCTGTTATCAATAGCATCAGCCTCTTCATGTTGACCCAAATGATCATAAATTGCCGCTTGCTTTATCAAAGTATCTATTTGTGTACGTATAGCTGAAGTAACGGACTTACTTTGGCCTTTTAAACCATAGTGTTCCCATTCTACAGGAGTAGGACGTGCGCCGAATAATTCATTGGAATTATTATTCCAATTTTTAATTTGCTTTACTTCTTGCTCAATCCAATTCAATTTAGCAGTTTCACTTGCATATCTTAACGGTTTGAGTTCATATTTGTTGTCAAAAGAATAAGTTACAAATGCTCTTTTAGTATTATCTCTATAAAGATCATCATAAATCTTTTTAGCAACTATTTTAACATCATTGCTATTTTTGATTTCGTCATAAATCATAGCAGCTCTAACAGCGAAACTAATTTGCTGAAGCCAGTTATGAATTTTACGCATATCTTTATCTTCTAATTGTGAGTTACCAATATGGTGATTAAATCTTGAAGGTAATTCATTTAATGTAGGATAATTTCCTGTTTCTGAACCTTCTTCATATTCTGCCAAGACTTTAATCATAGCAGTTAGATTTTTCTTTGGTTCACCATATTTAATATCATCTTTAGTAAACACAGGAGGAAGTTTTATCAATCCCACAGGTGTTTTTGATGCAAATCTCTTATCATTCTTTTGAGTGAGTGATAAAATTACATCTGCCAGATGCTCAGCTTTATTGAAAAGAGTTTGTTTATTCATTTTCTTCTGAAGAAATTCTTTTAAATTTATTGGTGGACGCTGTGCGAGTATTTTCTAACTCTTCATCAGAAAACGCAGAGCGATAATCAAACTTGTCTTTTGTTCGATTAGATTTTAAATGATTCTTTGATGTCAAATAAGCATCTCTTAGTGCTACTTTGGCCTTTTCTGTTAAAGCCACAGTTCGACCTCTACCTTCAATTAATCCCTCAGCTTTTAAACCCAAAAGTGCAGAATCAGTAATTGTGTTGGGAACTGTATATAAAGTCTCGCTACTTTTACGAGTTGCCAAAGATTGAGCAGTGGTCAAGAGTTCGTCTTTATTTTGATCTATGGATCGCAACATCTCAATAGTTCTTTCGGAATACTTAGCAGCTTCGCGCTTATTTCCGCCTAAGAACGTTTGTTGTAATGCAGACAAACCTGTCATGTCATCTCCAGCATAGTTGAAGATTTCATCATGGTTTTCTAATGTATGTACTGGTTTTATTGGAATTGGCACGTTAGTTAAGCCTCCTAGAACATTTTCTAAGATATACTTCTACAAAAAAGATGCAAATTCCTTTAAAAATAGTGATTTTTTGAAAAATATTTTGAAATTAACGTCTTGGTATGATATTTTTCCATCTATCAGTTGCGCCATCGGGGTGAATGTTATCCCATTCAAATTGTTTCATGTCATTCATCATACTGGGACTTGAAATAGGATTGCCTTGATCAACATACGCTGGACCTGAAATTTCTTGATCATTATTTTGCGCAAAAATACTTTCGTCAGTATCTTTATCGGAGTTAGTACCACCAGGAATGTCTATATATTGAGGCTTACGAAAACGAGGTTGATTCCAAAAATCATTTTCTTTTTTATGTAATTCACTTTCATCAGCTTGATAAGGCCACATACGGGAATCAACGGGGATATTCCAGTCTTGTAAATTAAGAGTTTGAGCTTTTCTAATGATGATGTTAGTTAATACATCTGCTTCTTGATGCATTCCATTTTCATCAAGTGTGTTAGCCACATTAGCGATTTTAATCCAAATATCCATGTTATTATTATTCTATTAATGTGTAATATTACCTTTTAATTCTTTAGAACTTAAATTAAGTGCATTAGCAATTGTCATATCCATATCATAATAACGATATGATGCCAATCTGCCTCCAAAGATAAAATTAGATTCTTGATTTGCTAAATCTTTATATTTGTCATATATGTTATTATTTTTATCGTCATTTACAGGATAAAATGGTTCATTTTCTCCTGTAAATTCTTGAGGGAATTCTTTAGTTATTATTGTTTTATCTGATTCAATAAATTCAAAATGTTTATGTTCAGTAATTCTAGTCCAAGGTACGGATTCTTCTGTGTAATTAATAATTGCATTACCTTGAAAATCACCATCTAAGATTTCTTCTTCAAATCTCAATGATCTATATTCTAATTTACCAAACTTATAATCATAAAATGCATCAATTGACCCTGTATATACTATTTTATTAGCTTGTTGATTCCAAAATTCACGATTATTTAAATAATCTACTCCAAGTTGAATTTCTATATTAGGATGATTGAAAATATTTTCAATCATCTTTGTATAGCCACCAATTGGAATACCTTCATATCTATGTGAATCATGGAAATAACGATCATTCATATTAAATCTAATTGGAAGACGTTTAATAATAAAGGATGGTAAATCTTTAGGACTTCTGCCCCATTGTTTTGTTGTATATCCTTTAATGAACATTTCGTAAAGAGTTGTGCCTATTTGGGACAGCACATGATCTTCTAAATTACTAGGATTTTCAATATGAATTTTTTCTTTTTCAATAATTGCTTTAGCTTCAGAAGGAGTATTAATTCCCCAAATCTGATGCATAGTTTGTAAATTAATGGGCAAAGTATACAATTTGCCTTTGTAGTTTGCTTTTGTTCTTAAAGAAAAATGATTGAATTCCGCAAATTGATTAACATAATCCCAAATATATTTTTGAGACGTATGAAAAATATGCGGTCCATATTTATGAACAGGAATATTTTCTATAATTTCAGTATGACAATTACCGCCAATATGATTTCTCTTTTCAATTACTAGAATCTTTGATCCATTTTCTGCCATTTCTCTAGCAAATACAGCACCAAATAATCCCGCCCCAATTATTAAATAATCATATTTCATAGTTTTGTTAAAATTACTGGATCACCATTACTTATAATAAATGTATGTTCAAATTGTGCTCCATAATGCCCTTCTGATAAAGAATATTCCCATTTGCTATTAACTATTTGAGCAACAGCAGGGCCTGTTGTTATAAAAGGTTCCAACGCAACAACAGTGCCTACACTTAATCTTCTTGTGTCCGTTGTATATAAATTCGGAACATGAAGAGGCTCTTCATGTAATTTTCTTCCCACACCATGCCCACAAAGATTTAACAACAATTTAAATTTTGTATTTTTAATCGCATCTTCATACGCATTTGCGATTTCTTGAATCATGACATCTGGCTTTTTAAGTACCTTAGCAGCATTATCAAGTGCTTTCTCAGTAACGCGCAATAATTCTTTTAGTTTAGGATCATCAGAATCAATTAAAATACTGGCTCCATTATCGGCAAAATATCCATCTTTTTCTACAGATACATCTATATTTATTAAGTCACCAGATTTAATTTGATAATTAGAAGGTATACCATGCGCGATTACATTATTGACGCTAATACAAGTTGCCCCTGGAAAATTATAATATGTTTCTGGTGCAGAATTGGCTCCATGTTCTAGCATAATTTTACGGGCAATGTTATCTAATTGCTTAGTCGTAATACCAGGGACAGCAGCTTTCTTCATTTCATCAAGACATATCGCTGCAATTTTACCTGCTTTTTTAAGGCCATTTATTTCTTCTACTGAATGTACTATCATAAATTATACTGGCTGTAAACCATATGAAGTGCTAGTCATATCAGGGTGCCGATAAGGATTAGCAGTTTGATTATTTCTTTCTTCATCTTGATCTTCATAGCTTAAAGGCCAACCTCTAAATGGATTTTTATCTGTCGGAAGTGAATTTGGTGTTTTAGGTTTATTAAGAGAGTCCATTTTTTGTTCTAAAGAAAGAAAAGGACTATCTTCATCGGATAAATTTTGTAAAGTTTCATTAATATTTATTTGAGAAGGTGTATCTATTTCTGTAGTAGGAGCTTGGTTATATCCATATTCATCAGGCCCTGGATGATCATACGCCATCGTTTCTTGATGAGCACCAGGATTATCATATGATGATGGGCCAAAAGCAATATTATTAAGATATTGATCCATTTCTGATCCTTTTGTCAAAACAGGTGTTTCTCCTAATTGTGGATTTTTATATCGTATATCTCGGATATTATATGGATCACTGCGTCTTGTCTCATCGTCGTCCTCAGATGGTGGATCAAAAATAGTATTTAATCCATGCTGAATATATGTATCAGCAAGGCGTAGTGTTAAATCAGCACAAGCTACAGGATGATATCTTTCAGGCTTAATTTGTGCAGGAACATCATCTTCTCTTGGATGCTTTTCGTTCTTGATTTTATGGCGAGTTTCAAGAAGTTTTTCCATAGTTACCATGTGTTCTGGTTTAGGATGAAAATTCTCTTGAATATATTTCACAGAATTTTTATCCATAGAATCAGCAACTTGTTTATAAAGTTGTTCTCTTCTATGAACTTCTTTCATAATTTTCAAACGTTTACGCTCTTTAGGGTCCAAATTATAAGGTATCTCATTATCTTCATCATATTGATGTTGAGGTTCTAACATTTTTTCCATATTACGATTAGGGTCAAATTGAAAATTCTTTCTACTAGGACCAAAATGACCATCTAACCCAATATCTGGGAATAAATTATTAACATTCATTCCCTTGGAATTTTTATTATATCCAGCAGTACCAGCACCAGGACCCCATGTATGGGTCATTTGACCAATGCCACCGTAATATGAAATTCTTACATTAGTATTTTTAGAAGAAGCCTCATTACGTTTAAGAACATTAATGTCCCATTGTGCCCCACAAGCATCACACTCATAATATTTGTCATCATTAAGATGACAAATATTATGACATTCTTTACAAGTGATTGTTTCTGGATATTCTTTAATGAATTCTTCTGACATATTATGCTCCTAATTACATATACGATTGTTAAGAATCATTTACCTTTACCTTCTTCGAAATGGTATATAAACTGCCTTAGTTTTTGGCAATCTACTAAACATTTTTTCATTTAAAGCCTCATAAGATGCAGCAGCAATTGCATCACAAATATCATCATGATATCCAGTTAAAGCTTCAATTTTATATCTTTTACCATTCCATTTCTTTTGTAAATATGTAAATTGTTTTTTGGCTTCATCCACTTCTCTTACATAAATGGTTTTATCTAATCTGGGATCATATATTTCAGTGTTAATATTATAAAAATCTATTCGTTGATCAACAAAAAGCATTTTTAATACAGAATAAATGTTTTCATTATATTCTTTGTTAAATTCTTTAATTTCAACTCGAATACCAGCATTTTGTAAACGAACGACTGATTCTTTAGATCGCCATTGATCGATTGTGATTTTGTCAAAGAAAAATTTTCTATGTAATTGAATAACATAATCTTCAATTTCCTTGGTGTTGATAGGTTGGTTTTTACTTACTGGTTCCCAGTACATAATATGATCTACAACTACTTTTCTTTCGTTTTGAACATTTGTTGGTTCTGTATGAACAACTGCCAATGCATAATAATCACTTGTTTCTGCTGGATCAAGATGGCAAAAATATTTATGTATGCCAGCTTTGCCTTCAGTACGTTTTCTATATCCATTATTAAATGCCATTCGTATTTGATCATCTGTTAAAAATGGATCAGAAGTAGCTGCACCAAATTCAGCACCAAATTGCATTGGATAACTTTGAGGGTCTTGTCTTTTTTGATCCTCAAGCCAATCTAAATCGATATTTGGGTTAGTGAGCCATGTAGGAAGCCTAAAAACAAGTGTTGTTGGATCAGATAATCTAGTCTCATATAACTCATATAATAATCCTAATGGTCCTTTGGGGTTGGATAGTAACATCATTTTACCATCTTCTCCAAAAGTTGCCAAAGATGGTTTTAAATCTTCATAAAGTTTATAGTCTACGCCAGAAGCTGGATTATCGCCAGCCATAGCTGCCACCTCATCCATAATAATAGCCCAGCAAGTGTTACCCACCAATCCAGCAGCATTCGAGTGTCCACATTTAAGAATTAATGATCCAGCAAATTTATTTAAACCTTTCTTTTCGCGTCTTTCATTTTCTGCCAAATCATTATCAGTCAAGAAACGCATTTCCAATTCTGTATCTTTTCCAATATAAGGTTGGAAAAAAGGAGAAGCAAGAACTGTTTGTTTAATTTTTGAGAAAATTGCTTTTCTTGCCTGTTCTTCACTTACCGCTACATTAATAATCGAAATTTCATCAAAATCCATCAATCCATATCGAGCCTGGGGATGTTTCATCATTAATAAACGATACATTTCATATAATGCAATTACCGCAACCATGAACGAATTATGTGTTGGAATAAGTGAACGACCAGCTAAATACATATGGGATTCATTGTCAACTTGAATGCACCGAACTGGAACTGAATCAACTGGTTCAATATTGGTAATAAAAAGTCTAGTTGGATCAGATTTTGAAGCACTCTTGGTTAAATCAGATTTGTGTTTAAGACTAAAGATTTGCAAACCCTTTGGCGGCGTGAAACACATTCTAAATCTTCTGCCAACTACAACACCATTAATAACAGTATCAAACTCTTTTAGTGAAGTTTTCATCCCAAGGGAATAAATGAGTTTAAATACATCTTCTGCAAGTTTTCGATTACAAACGCAAAATTCGACTCTTCCATTTTTAAGCGTAGCGCAGTCGGTATCCATTAAACCTTTAAATAATTCAAGTCTTTGCTCAAAGGACGCATTGTAATAAATTTCAGGAATATGTTTATTATTTAATAAATCAATTTCATCCAGCAATTCTTTAAAAGATAATTTTTCTGATGTTCTACCCATACAATAATCATCGTGGCATTTTTGTTTATAAGAATTAAAATCCTTAACTTCTACTTCTGCAATATGATTACTTATTGTCGCATCATGACTGGTAATACATCCAAGCGAAGCAGTATTATCACCAAGCCATGCGCCCAACATGTAAGGATCAATGGGTAAATTTGAAGTGGGATTAATTAATGGTTGCGACAATTTAATAGCATGATTATTTTCGATTTTACCATCTGATCGTTTATAATGCAATGTATTATATAATTCTAAAGTCGTTTTTGTTTTTGGCATTATATTTTTGCCTCGACCAATAGCTTTTCTATCAAGTTTAGTTTCTGTTATCCATTCATGAAGCTCATCTGCAATAATAGTCTCTTGATTAGAAAATGTTACTTTATAACAAGGTCTGTTATATTGAAACTCAGTGACTCCAGTGATTTTTGTAGGAAGACCATCAGGTCCATAAACATAATCACCTACATTCAATTTTGCCATTGTGCTCCAACCATTTGTTGTCAACATAGGAGTATTAATATCAAGAGCTTTTCCAGAACGTCTTCCGAGTATTAAAAGCAATTCTTGAAATTTACATCCTTGTGAATTTTTATCTTCAACTTGTTTTCTTAATTCTTGGTCAAATTCTAAATCATATAAAAGATCACGTTCAGTTGTGTAATTATCAAACAATTCTCTTTCCATTAATTTTTTAACAGTAGAGAGCTTTTTTTCACTTGATGCTTTATCAAGTTCATGTGCATATCGACTTTCTCTTACTTCATCAGGTAAGCGATTACAAGCCAAACAAGGTGCATTTCTAACAGCAAAAATTGAGTTTAAATTCTTTCCATCTTTTCTTGCTTTCCAAGTGGCAACTTCATTATCTTTTACATAACTCCAAACACAACCATCACATCCCGCATTAATTCTTTCTTCAGCAGGAACATCTTCAATTTCAAGATGCTGATTGCCTTCTGAACCCATATAAAAACATTTTAAAATCAAACGTTGCCAAGGATAAGGTGTTAATTTACAGAAATATGGATGCTCTAAAAAAGTAACAATATCCACTATTTGATCTGGATTAAATCTTGTTTTTTCTGGAGTATTTGGCGGAGCCACTTCAGAACGAGGGATGGGTAGTATTTCATAATCAAACCCATCCGTGTCTTCATATTGTTGAGAAAATGTTTCATCTAATGCAGCAAGTTGTCTGATTAAATCTTCATTTTTATTATCTTGTCTGCGTTGTGATGTTGAATTTTTACGTGCCATTTTTAAATATTGCTAGATAATCTATCTCGCAACTCCTTAACTTTATTTACGATAACCTTTTTATCAGATTCGTATATCATATTATCATGAATGTCCATCAAAACTTCAAATATATTGAATTTACTTGCATCATTTAATGCTGCATCTCTTTTTTCTTTAAGATCAAGCATACGAGAAATAAGTCTTTCAATCATGGAAGAACGTTTGATTTTTAATTCAGGATTTTTAGTACAATCAATTGCTCGAATGTCATCAATTTCAACCAATAAAGCAATCATTGCTAATTCGTGTTCTCTGAAAAGCCATTTTTCAATATCTTTAGTGCGTTTATCATAAGCATCAATGCCTTTCATTGATATTTTTGTAAAATTACAATGCTGTTCCATATGGGTTTGCACTTGCACCCAATTTAATTTAGCATTAAAATATTTTGCAAAAAAGTTAACAACTCTTTGTGGTTTTCTACCTTCATCCAAATAAACATGTTCTGCTAATGTTCGATAAGGAGAAGTACATATTGAACATCTTGGTTCATGAAATTTTGGATAATCTTGATCCGCAAAATCATCAGGCGGAAGTGGTATTACTGGATTATCATCAATTGTTAATGATCTAAAAGGGCGCAAATTAACCAATTCTTCATCAGGTATATCTAAATTCGATAATTCTGGTTTTTCATATACAACAATTGTTTCTACAATATCAGCTTCCGCATTGATATTTAATATTTCTTCATTTTTATTCAAAGGTTCCTCCATGTATAAATATTTATACTTAAGTCTAACTTATACAAACAAAAATACCTTGCTTTTCAGAATAGAAAAAACTACTCAAAAAACAAGGTATTTTAGAAGAATTAACCAACAATTGCGCGAGTTAATCGTGCGTGTGGAGAAACTGTATCAGCAACTTTTACGAGATATTCATCTGCTAAACCGAACTGTGCAAAATTTCCTTTTTGGAATCTTGATCCAGAACTAGTGCCAGATTCTAAATCAACATCAATAACGCCTTTCGCAGTAGAAACTTTATATTGTCCTTCTGATTCGGCTTTAAAAATTCGAGCTTGGGTTTTTTCTGCAAGCAAAACACTATTAAGCATAGCTTCTTCAATCCAAGGTTTTAATTCACCATGAAGTGTTTCGAGTGCAAATTTATCCTCTTTTGCAGCTTTTACAAGTCTACTAAAAGAGTCCAGACCCTTACGAGATAAACGCATAATCGGCTGTTCTCCAGTGGTTAATAAATTAATAAACTCATTGGTTGCAGTTGATTTTAAAGTATCTTCAATAATAGGAGCAACATCATTGTACTTAGTGGGCACAACCATAGCAGTGCGCTGTGGTTTATATGATGTTTGGGCTGTGACAACTTCATAAACGTCTTCGACAGCAGCTTTAGCAATAGCCATGCTATAACCATCAGCAATCATCATATCAATTGCTTCATTTTCGTTGAAATCACGGCTCTTTAATTGCTGTGCTACTTGCGCAGCAACAATTCGCTCACCCTGGTCGTTTTTACGCAAACTGTTGCGCCAATTGTAAATCATGTCATCTGTTTGAGTAGATTCAGAATAAGTCGTTCCAAGCACTGTTGTACTCTCCTTGGTATAAACCGTTTTTGTCTCTTTTACACGGCAAAATTTCATGCAGTAAAAGGGTATATATAATATATTAGATATTTATAAAGGAATATTCCTTTTATATGATAAAATCTTCAGAAATTAATTCTTTTATTTTATGAATAGCTCTTTGAAGCCTTTTACAAAATGAAGCCTGTGTAATATTTAATTTAGCAGCAGCTTCGACTTGAGTATAATTCTGAAAAAAATACAAATCAATCGCCTCTTTTTGTCTAGGATTCATTTTATTAAGGGCATTATTGATCAATTCTGTATATTTGATTTTATTGAATGGATCACCATCATCTGTGGGTTGCCATGATTCAGGCATTTCGCTAAATGTAATTTCTTCTATACCATTGCCAGAAGTATTTTGGCCCAAAAATTGTTTTCTGCATCTTGATAAAATGATATAATCAATTCGAGTGGAAAGAAAATAACTAAAATATGATAATTCTGGGTCATATTGCATAGCAATTTGATGTAAAGCTAAAATAGATTCTTGTTCTACATCTTCTTTATACTTGATCAACTTTGAATCTTTGCTTAAACATCGAGAAACAGACGCTTTTAAAAGCGGATCATAAAATTCACATAATTCAGATAAAGCTTCTGAATCATCCAACTTAACTTTATTTACAAGTTCATTTATATAAAAATAATGACTTTCTAACAAATTAATACCCTCAAAATATTATACTGTTAAAAAGTCATTATTGCCTGCAATGATCACATTTTTAATGATTGTTTAACTTACACAATCATTGGTTTTAGAGGTTGTAAGTAAATTTTAGCACTAGATAGAGCTAAAGCTAAATATGGATAAACGATTTCCGTTGATATACCATTTCTTAAATCCATTAATGCATTAAGAACGGCTTGATATTGCCCTGTCAATTTATTTATATTTGTTTCATTACAACTTTCTATTGCTTTAATTACTCTATATGTATTTACAATATTAACTTTGGGCAAGTTTTCTAAAGGAATAGGTTCCCAATTATTATCAAGATATTTCCCATATGTATTTGCTTCTGATAATTTATCCACAATATCATTTGGATTTGATATGCCACAGTCCAAATGCGTTTTAACATCAATCAAAAATTCAATTTGTGACAACAAAAGCCATAAAGAACTTTCTGAAGATTTTTCATATAACATGGAATGCAAAAATCGATAAATGCTAGAGCTATTACCAGAATTACACGTAGATATAAAAGACCAAACATCTTTTGAATGATCAAATTTGCAAATATTTTTCACATAATCAACAGTAATTTTACTCTTTTCGTATTTACATAAACAAATTAATTTATCTAACTCGGATTCCAGAACATCTAAATCGTAAATCTCTTGATCTTTTTTAGTTGAGCCAGACTTTATCTTTTGAATAGATGTAGGAGCATTATTCAAAAGATAAAGTAAAGCATCATTTTCTATAGTCACACCAACGCCAGATTGCCACTCCATTAAATGTGATTTAAGACCATTTCTATCGCCAGCAATAATAAATGGGCAATACATAATACGCTTGGCCTTATTTGCCGCAGTGGTGAAACCCATACGACCATCCAAAGAATCTCCAGGTGTGCTTATAACCAAAGCAGGAACTGTTAATAAATTATCATTGATAATTTCAGCAATCACTTTTATTTGATTTGCTGAAGGATTGTTAATCCACACAGCGGGAATTTCCTCAAAAAAATTACTAGCCGTTAAATGTGTGCGTAAGTCAGAGCAAGAATCATTTTTGTCTAACCTTACTTTTGATTTAGCGCCCGATTCTTGTATGATTGAATATGACAATAGCCTCACCATGCAGGGATCGCCTCCATAAATATGAACGCGATCCCAACAGGTACTAATCTTCGTTTTCTTCGTCATCGGTCTCTTCTACGTTATCTTCTTCGTCTTCGTCGTCATTTTTAAGAACTCTAAACAATAGATGTTCGTAATTATCTTGTTTAAGAACTAATCCCATAGTATCTGTGGAAATTTCAATAAATGAAAGAATTACCCAAGGTTCTGTGATTGATTCTAGACCTTGATGTAAATATTTACACACAACACGAATTTCCGCCTTACCATCTTGCTCCTGAGTAGTTACAGATAATTGAGCCGCTCCGCGATCCTTTTCAAGAGCTGAAATTTTTAATCCTTTATCAGAAAGATTTAAAACAACAGAACTGTCTTTTGCCAGCATAGAAATCATTTTTACAGCACTTAACAAATCACCCTTGCTAATTTTTGCACTAGCAACTTCTTTTTTGCTTAAAATTGCACTAAAAGAATTAAACGGTTTATTGATGCTGTTTTCTAAACTTGTTGTAAAAACAACGTCATCCCACTCTAACCTGACATGTTTATTTGTTGATCTAACTAATACATCATCAACGTTCTCTAAAAGCTTAGATAAAATAATCGCAGTTTCTCGAGGTAATAAAAACTCCACAGGAGGATGATTAATATCATCAATCTCTATTTGATATGAAGATAAGCGAAAATGTTTATCGGTGGATTCGGCGCTCAAAGATTTGCCGTCTAACTTGAGTTTAACAGCAGTGTATGGAGTATCACTATTAATGACAGAAACACAAAATGCAGTGTGCTTTAAAGCCGCAGAAAGTGTTTTACCAGAAATGTTAAAAGAATTCGAAGGTTTAGTAAAGCTATAGGGTATAAAACTATCTATATCTCCTGTTGGTAATAGGAATTTGGATTTTTTGTCAAGTGATTGAATTAAAAATTCCGCAGTACCCGAATTATAGATAAATTCAATTTCTTCTTCTTTAAATGAATTAATAAGTTCTACAATAGCTTGTCCAGAAACAGTAAAACCTTCTTTCTCATCAGCTTCAAGATCATCACACGGAAGCGCGATTGTTTGTTCTGCTGTTGTACTTATGGAAGAAACATAAAGTTGTCCATTTTTTTCTTGAAAAAGAAAATCAGAATCTGCACTGTTTTTTGCTTTTGTATTACATGTTTGTAAAGCTTGTTTTAATGTCCACAATGCAACAGTACGTGTTAAAGTAAATTTCATATTTTTTGTTCCTTAAAATAATGCATACTATATTATCGAACCTTTTTGACTAAATTTAAGGCCAATTTTCACTTTCTTCTTTTTCAAGAAGGAATTGGCTATAAACTTCTTTAGCTTTTTTGCGTATTCTAGTTAATGCATTATCAACAGCTTTTTGCTGAATACCTAATCTTTCTGCTATATCTTTATAGGTGGAATCGTAGGCACACTCAGAATAAACTGCTTCTTCTAACATTGTTAATTTTTCACACAATCTTTGACTAATTTCCCTATATTCATCTTGAGCCAACATATTGTCTGTAATGGAAATACCATCGTCTTGTATGGTATTTGCTAAAGATTGTACCATATCATCGTCTGTAATAATTAAAGGCGCATCTAAAGAAATAGCCAAATTGTGATGTTTATACTTAAAGCGGAATGATTGAGTTAAAGAAGTTTTTAATTGCCTTTTAACACAAACGTTAATAGCAAAATTCTCCCAACTTGCTCCGCCTTCTTCTTCAAAAGCATTTACTGCTTTTGAAACAGCAATTCTGCATTCTTGTAAAATGTCTTCTTTGTCTAAACCTGCTATATATATACTAGATGCAATCTTTTTTAGCTTAGGCTCTAAGCTTTTAAGAAGGCTATCAAATGATGCATTGTCGCCATTTTTGGCGGATCGGATTAATAATAATGTCCGTATATCGTGATTGTTTGACAATCTTTTCTCCTCACGGCATTCAAACGCATATAAAACTTTATGTTTACTTTAACGTTTGAGGCCGCGAGAAAAAATTTCTAAGCAGTCTCCTTATCTTTAGACTTTGCAAACGAATCAATAACTTTTAACAGTCCAGCTTTAACTGCCAAATCTGCCGTAACATTCTGCCGTATTTTATTTATTATCTCAAATAAACTATCTATCATTACCACAATTTGTTGTGGTGGAAACATATTATACAATTGATTTACTTCAAAATCTCTTTCTTCTTCAGAAATTTTCAATAATCTATATTCAACAAGTTTCATTAGATTACGTGCTGATTCTTCTATGAGCATAGATAAGTCTCTGCCTTCGTTGTGTGCTTGCTCAATAATCTTAAAAGCATTGGCTCTTTTACATTCTCCAATTGCTTTTAATAAATCAATAGAAAGCATTTTTGGTCCTCTGCCAATAATAGCACGAATGTTGACTTCATTAATACCAATATCCTTGCTTTGTTCTAAAATAACAAGTGCTGTACGACTGGACCCTTGTGATGATTCTACAATTAATTTCAATGCATTTTCTTCATAATCATATCCTTCTAATTCGCATACGCGCTTCAAAATTCTTAATTGATCTTTATCGGATACGCGAGTAAGTTGATGCCATTGACAGCGACTTCTAATAGCAGGAATTACCTTTGTTGGATCAGTAGTACAAAGAAAGAATACTACATATTCAGGTGGCTCTTCAACTGTTTTAAGTAATGATTCTTGGGCGGCTTTAGTGAGATTATGAGATTCATCCATAATGAAAATTCGATAATTGCCTTGCGAAGGCGTGATGCGCATTTTCTCTGCAATCATCTGACGTGCTTCATCTACACCGCCATTTGTCGCACAGTTGATTTCCATTACATCTCTATGTCGATCATTTTTAATAGATTTGCAATTTGAACATGTATTGCAAGGGTTTATATCTCCTTCTGCTCTTTGTTCGCACATTAGGGCCATAGCCATGATTCTTGCCAGAGTAGTTTTACCTGTTCCTGGAGGTCCAGAAAATAAATAGGCAGAAACAGTATTGTCTAAAGCCAATTGTGCTTTTAAAACTTTAGCTACATGTTCCTGCGCAACATCTTCAAAATAAGTTGGTCGATATTTATTGTATAGTGTTATCATAATTTGATATTTTAGTTGTTTTTACTTGAAAATTGTCGGAGAATATTCAAATTCTCCGACAATTTTCAAGAAGTTATAGTGTTGAATCTGATTCGTCTTCTTCTTCCAAAGGTGGAGGAGGAATAGGCAGTGGATCATCCGCAAGCATATCAGGCAAAGTATCGCTCTTTTCCCAGTATGGGCCAATGTGTGCTAAAGACATGTATTCTTGGATAAATCCATGATCTTGAATATCATATTTCTTTAATTTGCCATCCATAGCTGGCTCAACATTACATAGCAACTTAAATACAGCCCATTGCTTTGAACTTGGACCTAATTGCGACCATTCGTTACCCCAGGCCGACAAACAGTATAACTTATGATTTTTGCCATCTTTAGCAAGAATTGCCTTTACCCAAGGATTAGAAATTCCACTAAGAGAAATTACTTTAGCTTTCTTAGGCTTGTCGCCAATCATCTCTGCAAAATAAATAAGTTCCAAGTCAATGTGACCGAGAAATAGATAATAACGATCTTTAAGTTTAGTTGCTAATTCTAGCAATTCGTGTGATTCAATATATGTTACGTCTTTTGCCATTTTTATTTTTCCGTGTGCTCAATTGAGCTATTTTTATTATCGTGCTTTTTTGTTAATTTATTTGATATTTTGATTTAATTAGTGCCTGTAGAACCGAATCCGCCTGAACGATTAGATTGATTTCGATTTAAATTGTCGTCAAAATCCTCAACTAATTCAACTTCAGGAAGTTGATTAAGCACCATCTGTGCGATTCGATCACCGCGATTAACAACGAAAGGCTGTTTGCCTTCATTGCGAAGTAAAACTACAATTTCAAATTTTTCTCCATCGCCATCGTAGTCAGCGTCCACAGTTCCTGGAGTATTCTGAACAGTAATTTGATGCTTAAAAGCCAAGCCAGAACGTGGACGTATTTGCAATTCGTAATTTGCAGGAAATCTTGTATTAATTCCTGTTTTAATAGGGTGCATCTCATTCGGAGGAATAATTACAGACTCACCTTCTGGCGTCCAAGCATATAAATCAAATCCAGAGGATAAATCACTACCACGAGTTGGCAATGTTGCTCCATCTCTAAAACGACGTACTTTAAGTAAAGCTTTATTCATTATTATTATTGTTCCTTTTATATTTAAATTTTTCTTTAGGTTTTAATACAATTTCTTCTGTATTTGTATCAATATTTGGTTTATTTTTGATGTTTTTAGGTTTATTTTTAAGTAACATTTCCGCTGTTACTTCCTGTTCTTTTGGATCAACCAATAACCTAACAGGGTCAGTTCTTGATCTTAATTGTGTCGCAAAATTAATCATTTCTTTAGAAGTTAATGGGCGATTAAGACCAATTAGTTTTTGTATATCTTCTTGAGATAAAGGCGCACGAAATAGTTTTTTAGTTTCTATTTCTCTTAATAGAAGAATTATGCTATTAGCATAACCTGGAGATTCATCGTCAGTTTCTGAGTGATCTTCAATAAATTCTTCTACTTGCGCATCAATAATTTTGCAAGTCACTTCTCTTAGTGCATTAGTCATATTATTCCTACCTTTTGTTTTTTAATGATAAAATATCTTTCTAATTTTAATTTAGAAAGATATTTTATACAACTAGGAAGTGTGTTTAGGCATAATGACCATTGTCATGAATTTACCTTCTAATTTAATAGGTGTTTCTACTTGAGCCTGATCTTTAAGCCATTCTACGAGTTTATTGAATTTTTCTTCACCGATTTTAGGGTGTTGAAGTTCTCTTGTTGAGAATTTACATGTGAATTTAATTTTATCTCCTTCTTTAAGTAAATTCTCTGATTTATTTGCAATTGTGCGCAAATCATGATCCGCAATATTGGGACCAAATTTTAACTCTTTTGTCTCTTGAATGTGTTTGCGATTCTCTCGTTTGCGTTTAGATTCAAGATATTTAAGCTTTCCATAATCAGCAATTTTGCAGACAGGAGGATTTGCACTTTCGGATACAAGAATTAAGTCTAGGCTTTTTTCTCTAGCCATATTAAGTGCTTGCCTTGATGTCATAAGGCCAATTACTTTACCTTCAGCATCAACAACTCTCATATCTGGGATACGGAGTAAACGTTCATTGATGTTAGGTGCTGGTTCACGTCGAGGTCGATTGTTATTAAATTGAGAAATGGTAAACTCCTTTATTTTTCATAATTATATATACGCTCATTGAGTGCAAAAAATTACACTCTTTTAAAGAAAAGGGAGAGATTTTCTCCCTTTTCTTTAAATTAACTACACTTACTGTTTCCACAGTTTAAACAGACATGACAACCCTCTTGGAAAATAAGTTTTTCTCCACACTCAGGACATCTTTCACCTGAAGCTGTGCCATCAACAACATATTTCTTCAATTGTCGTGCCATGACTTTTCCAAAGCTATAAAGACCAGAATCTTTATCTTTACTTAATTGATCTACAATAACAGAGACAGGTACACCGTGTCTAAGCATTGTTGAGATGGTTCTAGTTGCCCAAGCATAATCTCCATCGTTAAAGGCTACAGAAATATCTTTAACCTTGATTTCATCATCCTCGTCTCCTATAACAAGATCATAATAATTGGCTTTATTTTTATTAGCGGTTTTATCTGTCTTGCGTTTAATGATTGTACCAGTTTTATATTTTTTAGGTAATTCAACATGTTCACTTAAACCACCAAATACTTCATAAGGACGACCATTATGAAGGCCGATAAGAATAGTCCATTTCTGACCATCTATATTGCTATGCATAATGTCGCAAGGAAGAACTTCTGGTCGCTTAGGCGCATGATTATCTACAATATTGTCAGTATTATCACTTTCAGCAGAAACAAGAACACCTGTTCTACTACCATCTACATAAACAGTTACACCCTTTAAGCCATGTTTCCAAGAATGATAATATAATTCAGCAACTGTTTCAGGAGTTGTTCCCATAGGCAAATTGATAGTGGAACTAATTCCATGATCAATGTACTTTTGAATTACACCTTGAATTTCAACACGCCGCAAACCATTGATATCTCCAGCTTGAACGAAATAATCTGGAAGAATTGCGGACAATTCCGAAGACCATTCGCTATTAGGCTTAGTATTTTGAATTACTTGCCATTTTTCATTAGCTTCAGTATTCAATTCAAAATATTCTTTAAGGGTAGGATGGAACACCATATAATGTTCCCATTTATCGCCATTCTGATCCACAAAATCAATTCTTGCATCTGGATCAGATGGATTAATTTTCTTGCGTCTCATGTAAAAATACATAAATACTGGTTCAAGTCCAGAACTAGTTTGTGATTCAATAGAAACACTTCCCGTGGGAGCCATTGTAAGAATTGCGATATTTCGTCTTCCGTATTTTGCCATTTTTTCTTGAAGCCAACTTGGAAGTCTCTTAATAAATTCACAATCTTTCTCGGTTTCCCAATCAAACGCTGGAAATGCCCCGCGTTCTTTAGCTAATTCAACTGATTCATCGTATGCAGTATTTCTAAATACCTCAAATACTTGATCTACAAAAGCAATTGCTTCATCACTATCATAACGAATTTTTAGACAAGTCAAGGCATCTGCCAAGGCGTGATCTCCTAAACCTATTCGTCTACCCAATTCAGCGGCCTCTCTAAGTTTAGTGAAAACACGCTTTTCATCTTCGTCGTTAACATTATCAATAATATTAGTTAAATATTCAATTTCTAATTCAACAATATTATCCATAACTCGGACGCCTTCTCTAACTTTTTCTCGATATAAATTAAAGTCAAAATAAGCATCATCTTGAAAAGGATTTTTGACATAATTCTTTAAATTTAATGTTGTTAAACGACAAGAATCATATGCACTCAAGCCGATTTCTGAGCAGTTATGAACATAAAATCCGTTACAGTCAAAAGCTGAAATTTCTGGGATAGTACAATCAAAAACATCTTCAAAGCCTCGACTAACAATTTCTTCAACTTCTACCAAGAAAGACTCTTTATTTGGAGTTCTTTTATATTCTGAAATTATATTTTCAAGCTTTGATTGTTTGTATTCATCAGTAAAGCCAATTTTATCATTGTATCTTATAATATTATCATTTGCAATGCAAAGTGAATGAATTGTATGACACCAATAAGATGAAGTTCCACCATTCCCATCAGGCAATGAATAATATCCCTCTAATCTACGGTTTTTATAAATTGTTGAAATAATACCCAATCGCGCAAGCATTCTTTGAACAATTTCTAATCCTTCTAAATTGGTAGAAGCCAATCTAATGCTAACACCTTTTTCTTGTGTGCCTTCAACGCTACCATCAGCATCCATCCATCCTCGAATAAATCCTCTAGTAAAATCAGAAGAAGATTTTTCTACTAATTCATTAAACGTTTTAGATTGGTTCATTACGCCATATTTTTCAGCAAATTTACCAAGGTTTTTAGAGCTAACACGACTGAAAACATCATTTGTATGCCCAGCCATATCTGATCTTCCGCCAACAGTTTTATGTAATAAAGAAACTGCTTTAGCTAATAAATCTTTCTGATTAGTACCCCAGTAATCGAGATTTGCTGTGCCATCTTTTTCAATGTTGCCATCGACAATAAGATTGCCTAGTAGCCAACCTTCTTCAAAAGTTCCTTCGCCATCCCACTCAAAATTTAAGTGTTGATGAAGAACAATTTTATCTCCAGGAATTAGTTCTCCAACTTCTCTCCAAACTAATTCGGGTGCTTTTCTACCTTGCTTTCTTGAAACTAAAACAGGGTGATTGGAAGTAGCTGGAAGCATAAATCCTTCTTTTGTTCGAACTTCAAAAACTTCTTTATATCCTGTCGCAAAAAATCCATCTTCTGTTGAACTATATGATGTTCCGTTGACAATAGCATTAAATTGTTTGTTAATTAAATCATTTACTAAACGAGGACCATCTTGTGTAGTAGTCCATGCATCTTTAGGAACACAAGGATTCACGCAAATAGTTTTAAACTGCGGATAGCAATGGGCTGGAAGATTAGAAGTGTAGTTATCCCAGAAAATAATGCCTGGTTCGGCTGTAGCACAAGCAGAGCTATTAATCAACATCCAAAGCTCATTAGCATTGAATTTCTTAAGTACTCTTCGTTCAGATGAATCATTTGAATACCACATTTGATAAGCAACAGTTCCTGATTGTTCTGCTGTAACTTCAACCCATTTGCCACCTTTGTTTAAAACATCTTGAACATCGCATTCAACCAATTCTAATTCTTCACAGGTTTCACAAGGCCATTTTGTTATCCATTCTGTTTTAGCTTCTACGGCTTGCATAAATTCATCTGTAAGCATAATAGAAACATTAGCACCAGTTACTTTAGAGCGATCATGCTTCATGGTAACAAATCGATCAATATCAGGATGAAGAACATTTAATGTTTCCATCAAAGCGCCGCGTCGTCCATTTTGACCGATCATACGGCACACATTAGAATAATAATCTGCAAAACTCCAAGCTCCAGTTGAAGTTCCAGCAGAATTGCTTACAACAGAATTTTCAGGTCGAAGAGTAGATAAATCTAAACCAACTCCAGCTCTGCGCTTAAATAAATTGGCTAAATCCTTACCAGTATCCATAATGCCAGATACCATATCTTTAGGACTTTGAACAACTACACAGTTAGACAGAGAAACTCTAACAAATGGGTTGCCAGTACCATACATAGGACTGCCCTGAGGTACAATATATTTAAAATGATCAAATGAATCATAATATTTATTGTATCTAGATTCATAAACAGACAATTGCTGCTCGTTTAAATCTGTAAATTTTAATTCTTTACCATAGAAGAAATGAACATCTTTCATGGCAATTTCAGAAGCCAAACGCTTATGCATATCAGCAGGGGTTAATTCACAGAAATTATTTTCTGATGCTTTTGGGTTGCGTAAAGCGTATTTGGTGATAAATGTCGATGTGGCAAGTTCATCGCCGCCAAAATATTTTAAAGTTTCTTGATATACCTCATTTTTGGAGTATTTAGCATGTTGTGCTAATACTGTTGGGGTTAATACGTCTGATTGATTCACTAAAAATCTCCTTATTTATGTCGTTTCGTTATTTAAACGTACTTATGACGAAACGCTTAACGAATGACTCAATATAGTTTCGTGCATTTTTTGTCATTTTTATATTGTTATAGATAATTTTGGCGCTCACGAAGCAAAATTATTCTCGTGTAGCGCCACATTTTAAACATTCGTCCCACGGAAATGAATTTTCACTCCCACAGTTACTACATTCAGTAAATAAATCCTTATCAGCATAACGGAAAAAACGGATACACCCTTCTATATTTTTTCTCGCCACTAAATTGTTTTTTAATAAAATTAACAATTCTTTTTTAACAATATCATCCCTAGTATCTAAAACTTGAGAAAGTAAATTAGCAGCTTTATTTAAAGCAATATTCAATAAATGTTCTGCCTTTTTATCGTCGGATGTAATATTGTTATTTCTAATTACAGGTTGTCCCGTACACCCCTTTGCTGATGTTTGAATCGCATTCCATGAAGCAGTTGCGTCTATATTAAAATACGTTTTTTCTTCCTGATTTTCCTGTCCTAAAACAATAGTTTTTTCAAGATTTTCAAACGGATTTTTTCCAGTTTTTAGATACAAATGGAGAGCAGAACGTCTCTCCATTTGTATCTTTTTATCATTAAAATTAAAATTAAAATTATTCATAGAATATTATGATTTTTTCTTTTAAACAGCACATTTTACAGGAATTGAGAATATTCTCGTGCATATTCCTCGCGCCCATTTGCCATTAATTTCAGTATCATACTCGCTCTGTCTCATGACAAGAACTGCGCTTTGTTGTTTACTTTCAGCTATATTGGATGCCATTCTGAATGCTGTCATCGCAATATAAAGAGATTTAGGACCAATGGTTTCTAATTTCACATATTCATTGTCTTCTAATACATGTAGAATTGCTCTTGATAAACCAACAGGATCAGTTGGATTATCGTTGCCGCCGCGAACACGAATAGTGTTTTTCTTTTTATCTACTGTGTTCTTATCTTCAATTAATTCCATATTTTTTAACCTTCCAAACCACATAAATACATGGTGTCTTTTAATCGTTCTAATTCACGTTCAAACTCTTCTTGAGTACAATTATACAAATTTGAATCATATATACAATTGGATGATGTGCCATTAAGAATTCTCTCAATGATTAATCTTTGAATATCTGTTAAATCGTGTGCCAATAATTTGTCCACACTAGTTTCTTCGCTTGTGTTATCATATAAATTGGTCTCTTCATCATCAGAATCTTGAGAATAAACACTTAAAGGACGAGAACTTAAAGTAACATAATTAGGATACATTTCCTGGAATCTATCGAAAAGATAAGTACTGTGTTTAGATAATAAATGTTTTTTAAGATTATTTGTGATTGTGTTTTGTTTACATTCATCACATGAATTATCTAAATTATGATCACAATGAAATGATTTAGGAGTTTTGTAAGAAATACAGAATGGACATTGAGTTAAAGTTTCTAAATCATATCCAAATTTAGACATTTGTTCCCATAAGAGATCAGAATGGTTTGTAAGTAAATGAGTCGAGAGAGGATTGCACCAGGCTTCACAAATTGGGCATTTGGAAGATAAATTTCTTTTGCCGCTGGCATCAGCTTTTACCATATTGGTATATTTATTAGCGAGACAAGACCAAAAATAATTTTTAAATTCACCACTCCCTCCATATTTGCTTTCAGGTCTAACATTTCTGGGTTTCCATGATGTTAAAGCAGTGCAAAAGATAAATAAGAAATCCTGGACAAAATCTTCCCTTGTGTCGTACAAATAACGATATTGAAACCATTTTTGTACCCAATTAAGAGGTTGATATAAACGACAAACACGCTCGTAAGCAACACTGATATTGGCTTTGTTATTTTCATTAATTGCTTTTTGATAGGCAATAATGGCATCTTCAAGTTGCTTTTGATTTTCAAGCGTTTCCTGCAAATCAGATATTTTATTATTGCGATTTTTCTTTAATCGCGTGACTTTATTCTTTTCAGGCATTAACTTTCCTCATATATAATTGTGAGGTATTAATACATTATTAAACTAATGGCATATAAAGAAAGTTGTGTGTCAATTGACGATATTTTATTGAAGTTGTAAGTTTAAAACAGTACTATTACCTTAATGATAAATGGCGAAACACTTGATCTCACCACTAATATTATTATGGTAAGATCAAGTGTTTATTGTTAATCTATTTAAGTTATTTTTTAATAATTTAGTCTAATATTTTAATATCTTCTAAAGTCATTGATAAATTCACTTGATTCCTAAATGTATCCATATTTAACGTGTATACTACACTTACTTTAGTTCCGATTGGATATAGATCAATATCCGCGCCTTTACGCCATGCTAATGCATTGATCCATTTAACATCTTTTAAATCACCATGAACATCTTTTACATCATAAGCGTCTGCTAGACGTAATTTTAAATGTTTACCATCTGAAAGTGTTTCAGATTTGATAACAATCAAGTTTTCTGTTAAATATAAAGGATTCTCATGCATTGCACCAAAAGGAGCTAACTTACTAATTGCATCATAAAATTTAACATTGATATCCGAGAAAGAAACTAATGCATCAATGTTTATAATGCGCTCTGGTACTGCATGTTGTCCTGCGGCATAAGTGTTTAATGCTTTGCGCAGTTTATCCATGTTTTCAGCAGGTAAAGTAAATCCAGCAGCAAAAGCGTGACCGCCACAAACAACGGAACCATCATCGCGCTTTAAAAAACAATCCCAAACTTCAGGTGATTGTAAAGCTTGAAGAATATTGAATGTTTTAACACTACGACAGCTTCCTTTAGCTAATCCAGTCTCTTCATCAATAGAACAAACTAAAGCTGGACGAGAAAATTTTTCTGCAAGCTTTCCAGCAACCAATCCAATTAGTCCAGGATGCCAACCTTTAGCTCCAACTACAATAATGTATTCATTATCTAAATCATAAGTTTTTTCAACTAAAGCAATAGCTTCGGCAGTAACTTGTTCTTGCTGACTTTGGCGTCTTCTGTTTGCTGTATCTAATTGTAATGCCTTAGCTTTTGCTCTACCCTCATTAGTTTCAATTAATAAATCAAGAGCAACTCCAGCGTCATCTAAACGCCCTATCGCGTTGATACGAGGTCCTAATTGAAAACCAATATTCATAGTCGAAACGCCCTTTTGAACGTCTGCAACTTTAAGTAATTCTTGAATACCTGGTTTACTGGTATTTGAAAGAGCTTGACATCCTAAATGAACTAAAACACGATTTTCGTCCAACATTGGAGCCACGTCAGCTACAGTGCCGAGTGCTACATATTCTATTAAATCATGGAAAAGTTCTTTGACATTAAGTCCTCTTCTTTGCCCTAGCGCCATCATAACTTTAAAAGCAATACCAACTCCAGCTAAATCATCAAATGGATATCGTTGAAAATCTTCTGTGGCATATTCTGCAAAATGTTCACCAGGATATTTAGGATCATCTCTATTAGGATTTACCACACCAATACAGTCAGGTATTTTGCCATCTATAGTAGGATGGTGGTGATCTGTAATAATCAAATCTAATCCATGTTTTTTAGCATATTCTGCCGCTTCAAAAGCAACAATTCCGCAGTCAACGCTCATAAGCAAATCTGCGCCAGCTTCTAATGCTTTTTCAACGCTTTTAACCTTAATATCATAACCGTCTTTGATTCTATGAGGAGCGTGATATGCAAAATTTGCACCGAGTTTTCTTAACGCTGTTACGACAACACTGGTTGCTGTAACACCATCTACGTCATAGTCACCCCAGACAAAAATCTTTTCATTATTATCTAAAGCTTTCTCAAGTCTATTAATAACTGGTTTAATATCTGGCAATAACCAAGGATTATGTAACTTTGACATAGTTAATTTGACAAAATCATTATAATCCTCAACTGTACGTATATTTCTATTAATGTAGACTTTAGCGGCTGACAATGGTATACGTAAATCATCAGCTAAATCTGCCGCTTCATCTCTTGATATTTTTTTAAGATTCCAAATTGTTTTTATTTCTTGCATTTATTATTCCTTATCAGGCAAGTAAATATACTCAATACCTGATGTTTTTAATATTTCAAAACTGTAATCGTTTTCAATAGGAGTTAAACTGATTACTTTTATGACTCCTGCTCCAGCAATTATTCTCGCGCATGTATGGCATGGGCGATGTGTGGTATAAATAACAGAATCTATTGTACTAACACCCGCTCTAGCCGCTTGAATAATTAAATTTTGTTCTGCGTGTATAGTTCGAATACATCGTCCAGTTTCTTCCTCAATAAGACAACCTGCGTCTACGCAATGAGGATGACCAGGAGGAGAACCATTGTATCCAGTTGCTAAAATTCTGCAATCTTTAACAAGAAGTGCTCCTACTTTTCGAGAAGAACACGTTGCTCTTGACGCAATATGTTTAGCACATTGCATAAAATAATCATCCCAAGATAATCTATCCATTGTCTTCCTCGTCTGATAAATCATTTATGTATTTTACTAAACCGTTAATTTCAGCATCACTCACAGGTGGTTTTAATGTTTCAAAATCAAATTTTGCGAAGTAAAAGGGGATATTTATTGACTTTACTTCTGCGTACCAAGATTCAAATGATTCATCGGAAGGATAAACAGTTAATTCTTTTTTTCTCACATCAAATGTTAATGTTAAAACAAAATATGTCCATCCCAAACAATCATAAAACTCATAATATCCAACTAACCAATTTCCATCTCCCTCTTTCCCAGAGGGAGGCGTTTTAGTCCAAGTTAAATCCATCATGCCACCTTAATTTTTAATTCCTCTGTATTGTCAACAATCATTTGTTCAATACCCAATCTTAATTGTTTACTGCCATATTTCAAAACAAATTCATCTGGATCATATCCTTTAGGCAAATACACCACATGCAATTTCAAATCGGCTTCTTCGATGATAGGTTTTGATCTTATTACAGCCTGTTCACCCGCATCATCTGCATCTAACATTAAAACAACATGATCACAATAGCGCTTAATTAAAGCCACATGATATTGAGATAATGCTGTGCCACAAATTGCGGCAGTATTACCCATATTTTTAGATGAAAGCACCAATGCGTCTAAGTATCCTTCTACTAGATTGATATAATTACGTTTTCGAATTATTTCTTTACCTTCATATAGATTAAAAAGATGTCTTTGTTTAGGATATGGTTCATTAATCCATTTGCCTTTATTCCATTTATCAATTTTGTCTTTTGCTTGTGCTGGTTCATGTCCGAATGCATCCCATAAAGCATTATGTGTTAATTCTTGCATAGCTTCATACTTTCTGCCAGCAAATGCGATAATTGTTCCGTGTACATCTCTAATAGGCACTATAATACGTCCTTTTAATAAGGGGAACCAATGTCTTGAATAAGGAGGGCAAAAACCCATTCTTCCTTGTTCAATTAATTCTTTTTTGATTCCGCGTTCATTAACGTATTCTAATGCTTTTTCATTGCTCAACAATTCTCTGGAGAATTGTTGAGATATTTGTTCTCCAGTTAATAGAGTAGGAGAAGCTTTAGGATCAATAACAGTCATATATGTATTATCGTGCAATTATTATCAAAAAAGATGTCTATTTTTCAATAAACATCTTTTTTGAAAGACTATTTGAAAAGTATTTTACTCTTCATCTTCATCTTCGATTTCTTGTTGATCTTGTTCTTCTTGATACTGCATAATCACTTCGTCTGGAATTTCATATTCATCATCCACTTCTGGAGTATAAATCTTTTCAGAAGGATTATTCAAAGCATTATTAATGGCATCGACTGCCATTGGAGTAAGCTTAAGCCTATTGCAAATCCATTCAAACGCTGTATCAGCTTTAACTCCCCTTGGCATTTTCAAAGGAGCAGGTTCTTTCTGCAACATTTCAATAAATTCAATAGCATCCTTAGATTCAAGAACTTCTCCAGTATCATCGTTAACATACTTAAATACTTTGCGAGTTTCTTTAATAAATTCTTTAGGTTTGCTATTTTTAGCTTTAAACATAAATTCATCAATAGGATTAGATTCTGCCTTACCAAACATAATAGGAAATTCGCACTTCAGACCTGGAGTGCCATATCTTGTTTTCATAACAAGCAGTTTTGACTTTCCACCAATGACTTCTTCTTTACCTTCATCATTTTTTCTCACAATTAAGCCTTCTTTGCCACCAATTTTATTGATCCAAAGTCTCATGTGCGTAAAGTAATTAATAGAATTACCGCCAGAACTACCTAATTGGAATGTTCCTTTTTGCTTACCAGAACTAATATATAGCTGATTGATATAAACACAAATCGTCCCAGCTTTAGCGCATTCAGCAACTAAACGACTAGACAAACGTTTCATGAATCTTGCGTGAATACCAATAGTTTGAGCATCGCCCAATGTTTTTACATATTCTTCTGATGGAATTAATGCTGTGATAGAGTCTACTACAACAACATCATATAAACCACTAGATACAACAAATTTAATCATTTCACCATATTGCTCTGCTGTAGCAATATTTTCAAATAGTGTGAAAAGATTAGGATCATAGATTTTTACGCCCAAACTTTCTGCGCGTGGAGGATAAAATGAGTTTTCAATATTAAAAAAGCAAGCTCGTTTTCCTTCTGCATTTGCTTGTGCCATTAATTTATAGGCAAGATAAGTTTTACCCGACTGAGATTCTCCACAAAACTCAATAAGTGTGCCTTTAGGAATGCCCATGCCTTCACCAAGTACAGCATCTACTTCCATTTGTCCTGTAGATAAGAATTCAACTGGGATATATCCACCGCCCATCTTTAAACAATTTTTATCTATGTTTAAAGATTTCATCTTTGCTTCCATGTTTTTTACAAAATCAAGGAATTGCGATTGGCTTGTATCTTTATCTGCCTTGGGTTTTTCTGATTTTTTACCTTTATCGTCTTTTGCCATTATATTCACCTAAATTTAGAATGTTAAAAGTATAGCCAGAATTCTGGCTATACTTTTGTTTAGAGATTAACCCCAGACTTCATCTTCTTCACTGCTTTCTTCGCTGAAAGGATTAGACTCCTCTGCTACTGTCGCAGTTTTAGCTTTAGCCTTTGCAGGCTTAGATGCTACTGGTGCTACGGTGGATTCGCTATCTTCGTCTTCGTCAGCATTAGCAGTAATAGTCATTTCATGTGACTTTGTGCTTTCTTCTGTGGTTCGGATTGGTGCGAACTTATAGATGCGCGATAATGGGTATCCATAGGTGTAGAAATCTTCCCAATCTGGGAATGGAGTATCTGCGAGATTGTACTCTGCGTCTTTACGAAGTTTAGCATCTTCTGCTTTTTCAGCAAGATATTCGCTTCGCTTTTCTTCCAATTCTTCTGGCTTAGGCTCATTGATTTTTCGGAACATCTCAATTTCTTCATCTGTTAATCGAGTTTTCTTGTTCTTAATATTTACTTCATACTCAACCTTGCCGATCTTTTTGTCATTGTACTTAGCAATGATTTCAATTTCATGTGCATATCGTCCGCCCATAAATGTGATAAGCTTATCGCTATCATCATACTTTTCCTTAACATTTTCGCGGTGGTTGGCAAGCTCTGCCTTGGTAATTTCTTTAAAAATAGAACTACCCTTCTTGAGAATCTTAGGTACAGAAGTACCGTCAGGAAGTCTTAAAAGACAATTTTGAGCGTACTGAGGATTAGGTCGATAACCCAATGCATACCAAGGACATTCGTCCTTGTTCTTTAAACCAACACGAGTGAGCGACTTATTAAGCTCTGCATCTGGGAAAGGAACAGCGGTTGGAGTTGTTTTGCCATCTTTATTAGGATCGGGCAATTCTTGAAGATTGTTATATTCAACAAAATCAATAGGAAAACCAACAAGGCGAATCGTAACTTCTTTAGTTTCTCCCTTGCCTACTTTAAGATCAAGTAGAGAATCTTTGAGAGATGTGCGATTGTTGTTTGAATTAGTTCGTTCTTGAACTGATTTGGGTGTAACTGTACGTATTGACATATATTTCTCCTTTGAGTCAGTAATTGATTATAACGCTATCTGATTTTTGGAATCAATTGATTCTACAGACTTTGCATTTTTCGATTACTCTGGACTAATTATCGTGCTTTTTTCTAAATTTCATTACTGATTTTTAGAATATGTGAATTTTTTACTTCACATTATTATTTTCTACAAATGAATAGTTTTATCCTTTACATTTGTAGAAAATAATTAATATTATTATGGAAATATTTTCCATAAATTGTTAAACTAAATTACGAGTTTTGATTTTTATTTCGGGTTTTTTATTAAAACCAACAGATTTATTTCTGTTAAATCCAACATCGACATATTTATCATCTTTTGACTTTTCGTATTCATCATCTAACATACGATTATAAGATACTGCATTTCCAATATTAACATCATTATTGTTAATTTTTGCTATATTATGTCTTTCATACATCAGACTTTTCATATTTTCAGATGCAAAAGTTAAGCTGGATTTACATTCAATTAAATACTTTAATTGCGCTTTTGCATTTGTTGCTAACGCAAGCCATGTAAATACCATAAATGAAGCATTTGCATCTTTATCACCCTTTGTTCCAGTATAAAGTTTATGGGCCATTTCTTTAAGCGATTTATGTGCTTCATTTAAGAATTCACTTCTTCTATATGCAATATCAATCAATGTAGTTAATCGGAAATTATATGCTATCAATCTTGAATAAGTTTCAGCAATGTCTTCATATTCTGTATTAACTTCACTTGGAATTGAAAAATCCCAAGAAGAAATCTCAGCTTCAATTTGATCTCTCTCAAATGTGGGCATCATTTCATATATATTTTGACACATTTTAACACATTCTACATATTCTTCTTTTGTTATGCCTTTTAATCTATTTTTGGCTTCTGATGTAAAATCATATGTACTGCCATATAAATCTAATGGCTCTATTTCAATTTTAGGCTCTTCAAGAATGTCTTGAGATTGATCAATCTCAAGACATTCTTCTTCTAATTCTTCATCTAACATTTATTCATCTCCAAAGAAATTACGTGTATTGATACGAGGTTTGGTTTTCTTCACAATTGGATTGCGAATACTTGTGCGCTCATTTTTAGACGCAATACTATCTAAATCATCAGAATCATTAATTAAAGAATCTGTGGATTTGTATTTCATATTGGCTTGTTTTTTAAGGCGTTTTTCTTCTTCTCCGCGAATATGAACTAATTCGTCCCAAATTTCCATAAAAACTTCTGTTTCAGTTGTTTTCGATGCTTCAGGGAAACAATCTAAAGCTCCACCAATAAATAATGATTCAACTGTTCCTCTATTTGGCCTTGCAACCCAACAAAGTTGTTTGAGCGATTCATAAGGTTGATTAGCAATAATAGTTTCTGCCATACTACCAACACCCTTAATTGATGTTAGGGGCATAAGAATGTCACCATGTTTATTAACGGTTGTTTGCATACCAGATTCATTAACATTTGGATTCAAAACATTGATCCGCTCCGTTTTACATTCTTTTTCATAAATAGCCTTCTTTGTTTCATCATTCTGATCTGTCTGCAAACATGCTGCCATCCATTCCGAAGGATAGTAATATCTCAGCCATGCAGTCCAATAAGAAAGAATCGCATAAGCACAAGCATGTGATCTATTAAAAGCATAACCACTAAATTTTTCCATTAATTGAAGCAAATTATTCACAACTTGCGCATCTACTCCACGAGCAATAGCTTTTTCTCTAAATAATTTGGTGATCTTATCAAAAAGCACAGGGTCTTTCTTTGACACAGCCTTTCTTAGTTTATCTGTTTCATCCCAGTCAAATCCTGCAAGATCACGAGCTAAAAACATAGCTTGCTCCTGATATACCATGATGCCATAGGTAACTTCAAGATGTTTTTTAATGATAGGATGATCATATTTAATAGCATCAGGATTTTTCTTACCAAGAGCATAATCTGGGATGTAAGCCATAGGGCCAGGACGATAAAGCGCGGCAACTGCAATTAAGTCTTCAGTATTAGAAGCATTAACATCTTGTAATGCTTTTTGCATTCCGCCTGAAGCAAATTGGAATACAGTTGATGTTTTACCTGTGGCATAAATATTTTTGAACACTTTAGGGTCTTCAAGAGGAATATCTGCGGGATCAATATCTTTACCGTGACGTTTTTTAATTAATTCCAAAGCATATGACAATGTGTGTAAAGTCGAAAGCCCTAAATAGTCGTATTTTACAGCACCAACACGTTCTACACTTTTCATATCGTAGCCTGAACATAAAGTGCCTTTAGAGTTTTCGATAGGTACATGATTACATAATGAATCATTAGCAATTAAAATACCACCAGCATGAACACCTAAATTGGAAATGGTTCCAACAAGTTTACGTGCAATTGCAATTTCTTCTGGATATTGACGTGCCCAAGATGCAAATTCAGGACTTTCCTGTAAAGCGTCGTCTAATGTTGTGCCAGGTCTGCCAGGAATGGTCTTACTGACAACTTGAGCCATTTGGTGTGTTTTGTCTTTCCATTTGGCATTAAACTTTTCTGATGTCTTTAAAACGCCAATAACAGCGGCTTTAGCACCATAAGTGCCCCAGGTACCAATATTCTTTACTTTATCCTGTCCAAAATAAGAAGAGGCCCATGCAAATGCTTCACTTCTACGAGAATCGTCAATGTCCGTATCTACGTCAGGAAGAGTCGCAACTTTCTTGACTTTTAATCCACTTTCTGGCTTTTCATCTGTAATACCAAGAAAATATGCAATCCATGAATTAGATTCATTCTTTTGCTTAGTGATTCCAGAGTTTGAAAGATGATTCATGTATGTAGCTAAACCTTGATTCTCTAAAACCCAAATTTCTTTATGAATTGCAGGCATATGAGATTCATATTCAGGATCATTTGATTTCTCTTTAACAATTTCTTTGAGTCGCCTAACAGCTTCACTTTGATCTTCTTTGCCCTTCTGTTCTTGATATTCTTTTACAGGCATCACGCTAAAATCAATTTTATATTGTTCGCCACGCCCAGGATTTAAAAATCTTTCAAACATCAAGTTCCATCGAATGGGATCAACAGAGCAAACTTCTAATAGATAATTTAATAAACTACCCACTCCACTGCCACGAATGCCATAACGAATATTAGATTTCTTCATAAAGCATACCATTTCGTATTCAATTAAGAAGTAGTCCACAACACCCATGTTACAAACGGTTTCCCATTCATACTTCATTCGTTTGATGTATGTCGAATTTTTATCTAAACCCAATCTCTTTAAACCATTAAATGCCAAATAAGCGAGATAAGCTTCATTTGGTTTATAATACTTAAGATTTCTTTGCCACCATGCTCGAAAATCTTCATCATTCATAGGAACATAAGCAGAAGGCAACAAATGAGGCACATCGAGTTTCATAAAATCCTCAACTCGATCTGTTAAGTTTAAAGTATTATCCAATGAATATGGCACACTAGAAAAAATATTTTCCATTTCATTTCTGGTTTTCAAATGAAAGTTATGTGTTCCATACGCTTCTTTCTTGCCATTTTTCTTGCCAGCGATTCTATCTTGTGATAAATCACGCATTTGGATTAGAACATCATGAATCTGCCAATCCTTTTGTTCCAAATAATGAACATCATTCGATGCAACCACTGGGATATCATATTTTTTACCCAATTCTAAAAGTTTAGGCAAGTTATGTTCTTGTTCTGGAATGCCGTGATTTTGTATTTCGATATAGTATCTATCTCCAAAAACATCTAAAAATCGTTCTGCTACTGATTCTGCCTTCTTTTCTCCGTGTCGCAATAGAGCTTGATTTAATTCACTTGCAAGACAACCTGAAAGAGCAATAATGCCTTCATTATGTTCCTCAATAACTTTCCAATCAACACGAGGATCATAGTAGTATCCAACTTCGGCACCAATAGAGGCAATATTCAAAAGATTACGATAACCCTTCTCATTCATTGCCAATAGAGTTAAGTGATTGTGTTTAGGTCTTCCAACTGTGCCATCTTCTCTTTCTGCATGTTCTTTGAATGTCATATCAGGACAAGTGTATACTTCACAACCGATAATAGGTTTAATGGGGTCAGTTGCACCATCGTCTGCACGACAGGCTTCTACGAATTCAACTACTCCGCCCATTCGACCATGATCTGTAATGGCAGAAGCAATAAAACCTTCAGCCCTGGCTTTTTTAGCATAGTTCTTAGGGGAAGGCAAAGCATCTTGCACACTATAATGAGTGTGCGCATGTAAATGTACAAATTCTTGTTTACACATATTATTATTCTCCACAGACGCCGTTGTTAGCGGTCATACATCTGTCTTAATTATTATCGTTCTATTTTTCTCTTTTTTATGGAATTCTGGACAATATTTGTAGTATGCATATTTCTCCATATTCTGGCTTTAAAATCATGTCTTTGATTGCTAATACAATATGGTGATAGCATTTTTCCATTTAATATTTTCTTAGAATCCAAGTTGTAAATTTTATCTGTAAATTGTTTTGCATTAATCAAGTCATATGATTTCATATCTTTAGGTCTATGTTTTAATGGCAATCTTTGAAATTCTGGGAAAATATATGTATTGCCTAATTGTTCAACAATACCCCAATTTTCATTTACTGGCACAATTCTAGCTCCAGTGCCAAAGCATTTTAATTCGTCAAATTGCTTTGAAATTTGTTGGTATGCTTTATGTTCTGATTTTAATTTCCAATTTTCATATTTATGTAAATGATCACAAGTTGCCAATGCTGTTTTGACAGTTCTTATGCTTAAGCCAGTCCATTCGGCGATTGAAGCCGCAGTTACTGGACGACGATCTTTAAATCGTGCCGCTATTAACCCCACTAAAAGATATTTGATGTTAGTGCTATTTGGATGTATTTCAGTGTATGGATCATTCCAAACATATTTTAAAGGTATAGAAAATGGTTCTATACGAGGCATTGTTGGATTTAAATATTTCACTACATTTTTTACGCCTATTAATGAACAGATTTTTTGTCCATTTTTTCCACCTGGTTTATTCCAATATTTGCCAGCACCATCTTGTATTATTTGATAAGCATATTTTTCAGTAATACCTAAAACATAGGTCAAAATTTCCAGCATTGCCTTTAAATTGAACATGCCATTTCCTCTGTGGTTAATGCCCGAAGAGTTTGCTTCTTTTATTTGATCTAAAGACCTTAAAACTGTCCAGCACGAATACAAATCATGTTCTTTTTTTAATAAAGCTGCTGCTGCTAATTCGGGATAAAATACAATTTGGCATTCAGATAGTTGATTATTTTTCAATTATTATTTTCCTCCTGCAAAGAAAGCCAAACATTAGCCATTCGTTCTAATTCCTTTTCAGCGCCTGATATAAGTAAATAAGCCAATGCTTCGCCTTCTGATAAATTTTGAGCCGCACTGACCATTTTTTGTGCCATAGCTACTCTTCCAGCAAATGGGGCTAAAACAGTTAAACTTAATCCTATTTTATCAGGTGGTTGTAAAGATAGTTCGCGTAATTCTTCTGCTAATTTACCGACTTTATTATTGTCATTTTTGGATTGTTGTGATTTAGAAGTTTTTTCTTTAACAACTACTGGTTTCGATTTCATCATTTTTATGTTCCTCTTTATATCTTTTCAGATGTTCACGAATAGTTGTACCGATTTCTTTCCAAATTTTATTAAGTTCTTTATGATTTTCATTCATCATTGCATCGTCAATGCGAGAATAGATTTCATCAACAATTGCAATTTCTTCTGGATCATAATTAACTTTTCTTTCAAAATCTTTAAGTCTTTGCGCTGTTGAACGTAAATACTCTACTTCACTAATTGCACCTGGTAAATCAGTTTCTCCACTTCTATATTTTAATTGTTCGTCAAACAAACTTTCTATTTGACGAACAATTCTTCCACGGTTTGCATCATCATCAAGATTTAATTCAAAGTTGGTGATTTCAGCAAGTTTAATAACTGCTTCAAAAAAAGATAATCCTTCTACAGCTCGAATGAAATTTAATATATTCCCCTTTTGACCACATCCAAAACAATTGTATCTTCCTTCTTCTGGATTAACTCCGAAAGAAGGAGTACTATCTCTATGATTTGGCATAGGGCAATTGCTAGAATACCAGCCATTTGAACCTGGCATAAGTAATAAATCATATTCATTAACTAAAATATCAACAATGTTTGCTGATGCAAGTAATTCTTGAATTAAATGATCAGAAACTTGATTTAGTTTTTTACGATTTATTTTTTCTTCGCCTAAAATTTCTTTAACAGTTAATTTTTTCATAAATTATGTCCAATTATCTTCATCTATTTCATTGATTTCATCGTCGCTTGGTAAATGTAATATCAAGTCGTCCATCGAAGTGTCTTCTTCCACAGTATTATGAACTTTTTTAACTCTGTTGTCACTTGAACTTGACGAAGTTGCTGATTCTCTGCGCAAATGTTCTGGCTGATCTTCTTCTGGAATGGGATATATTCTATTATAAACTGGATCAACCCTTGCCGCGAAAGGATCAAACATCGCATCACGCATCTTAACAGGATGATAAATATTTCTACCAAACTGCTTGTCAGGTTCTACTCCAATTACAAAGTGAGCAAGGTGAATTAATCTTTGATCTCCAGATGCCGCATCTTGGAAAAATCCAGATGCTTTACCGTTTTCTTTACGTTGTCTGCTTTCTTTAATTGCTTCTCGGTTTACCTGTTGTGCAGTTAAGAACGGAATTTGATATCTTTTAGCTAACGCAAAAAGTTTTTCAACAGCATCGCCCTGTTTTTCCCAAGGTTTTGCGTCTCTTCTTGAAGTGCGTGTTGTCATATTCCCAATATAGTCAACAACTACCATATCTGGCATGCCTTTAGTCGCAATTAATTCTTTAATTCTAGAATCAATATATTCAGGAGTTGGGTCTTCCATATTGACATCGTATTCAAAATAGGGAGAAGTATCATTACACATTTTCTCTATCATATTAATGATACGATAATCATCTTTGGGTGTTGATTTTAAATCACGATATGGAACTTCATACATTAAAGACAAATGTCTTAATAAACAAAGCCAAAGCGACATTTCAAATGAAAAATAAAGTATCTTTTTGCCATATACTTGATTGGCATACAATGCCCAGTTTAACATTTGAATACTTTTACCACCAGAAGAAGGGGCCAAAAGAACAATAAGTTGCCCTGGCATCCAACCTAAAGTCACATCATCAATTTGGGGCAATCCGCAAGGAATACCTCTAAATTTATCTGGATGATTGGCTCTTTTCTCGAATTCCTCTTTAAAGTAAGGAGCGGCTTCAGAAATATCTAAACTCTGTTTGTCAACAATAAATTCGCTTTTCATATCTCGAATAGTTTCAAGACGTTCTTGGCACATTGATAAACACTCTTCTATACCTTTATCAATCAAATATTCATGAGCATCTTTGAACATTTCATTCATTAATTTCATGCAATATCTATCTTTCAACTGTGTTATAATTTCATACAAATCATTTTCATCGACATCAATTTCTTCTAATTTTGCCCAAAGTGTGATATATTTACCACGACTTTTATCTTTAACTTGTTCTTCAATTAATCTGTTTTCTAAAACCAATTGAGTCATCAATGATCCGCCAGATTTCTCATAATAATCTCGCAATAATCCAAATAATTTTGAATGATGACTAACTTTTGAACCCTCTTGAACAAATTGAAAATGGTCCGCTGTAATATTACAAGCAAGCATTCTATCAACAGCTTTAGCGCTAGTTGTCAAATGTCGCAATGCAATTAGTTCTAATTCTTCTTGATCTAATTTCATATTAATCCTCTACTCGGTTTGTTAATTTTTAGCAGATAAACCGAGATTTTTTATTTTTTAGGTGTTGGTAATTCAATTCGGAATAATTCGTTATTGTAATAATTATCCCAAACTGGACCAGATTTCAGTTTGACATTATAATCTGAAGTAATAATCATAGGCTTATTTGCTTTCTCTCTCGCCGCGATTAATGAGTCTAACTGAAATAGGAAATGTTTTTGTTCTAATCCATAATCATGTAATCCATCAATAATGATTAAATCTAAATAAGTAAAATCTTCAATGAGACTTTTCTGTTCTTCTCTGCTATCAAAATTAATTAGATTTCTAACAATATCAACATTCCAATCATAATATCTGACAGTCATGCCTAATTCAACGGCATGTTTCGCCACAATAGCGGCCAACATAGTTTTACCACTATTATTGCCCCCAACGAGTAATAATGATCGTAACTTAATTCTAAAATTCAATTCATTATTGACTATTGTTAAAAATTCTCCATCAACAACTTTCTCAAGATTCTTGATGTAAAATTGCATAATCATTTTAACTTTTTTCTTTATGGGTTTTGATACGCCCAAATCGTCTCCAAAAGCATCTTGGTTTAAATTCCAATGTTCTTTGAGATTTAAGTGCCAAAATGATTTTGGTATAGATGCTTCTTCATAAGCGTGATATAATTCTTTTTTCTTTTGACATACACACGTATTTGCTTCTTTATTGTCATTTAATAAATAACCTTTATCTTTGCAAATATCACATTTATGAAGGTTCTCAGAAGCATCAAACATTGAAATAAATTCCAATTCTTGTTCGGTTAAATTTTCTTTCATAATTCTTCTTCGTCCTCAATTTTATCTATATTAGCCATAATTTGCTTCTTGTCTTTAGCTGTTTGCTGAATAATCGGCTCAATTATTCGCGGAATAGAAGCATTTCTCGCACGTTGCTCTGCCCAATTTCTAAGCTCATCAATATTTTCTTTCATCATCACAGCAATGGGTATTGTGGAAAGCAAAGCATGCTCTATATCTATAGTGGTCAGATTACGCTTCGATTCACTAAAACTTTTATATAATGCTGAAACAATTGATGCTTCAATTTCAGCACCAGTATATCCCGAACTCTTTCTTGCCAAACGATGAACATCAAAATCTTCAGGATTCCGATTCATCTTTGATAAATGTATCCTAAAAATATCTTTACGATCTTCTTCCGAGGGCAAGTCAACAAAAAATATCTCATCAAACCTACCCTTTCTTAGTAATTCGGGTGGTAATTGTGAAACATTATTCGCAGTTGCCACAACATATACTGGAGATGTTTTTTCTTGCATCCAGGTTAAGATAGTGGCAAAAACACGGGAAGTGGTGCCACCATCCGTTTGATTAGATGACGCTATGCCAGATAAAGCTTTATCAATTTCGTCAGCCCATAAAATACAAGGAGCAATAGATTCTGCAACTTTAATAACTGAACGAATATTTTCTTCTGATTGCCCAACATAACTTCCTAAAACTTTACCCATATCTAATCGCAATAAAGGTAAATTATAAGCGGACGCTATCGCTTTTGCACACAGACTTTTGCCGCCACCCTGAATACCAATCATCAATAAACCTTTGGGATTTGCTGGTAATCCGTATTCAACTGCTTCTCGTGTAAATGCATCTTTGCGCTCATTAAGCCATTTTTTAAGCTCTTGTAAACCACCAACACTATTTAAATCAGTATCAACATCAATCCACTCAATTACGCCACTTTTGCGAATAACATCACGTTTTTTAGAGGCAATTGTTTTTGGGTCCATGCATGGTTGCGTTAGCATCATATAAGTTGTAATATATTCAACCTCTGTGAGCGTTAAACCCAGAAATGCACGTATGATTTCATCCATTTCATAAGAATCATATTTTGTTTTAAAATTTGCCGCAAGCTCTTTATGTTTTTCAGCATGATTGAGCATATTGGAGATTTTATCCTCAATATGCTCTTTCTCAGGCAAAGGCCAATCAATAACAGACGCAATTTTTTCTAATTCTGGAGGAAGAAAAAGATTAGTGCCAAGAAATACAATCGTCTTATGTTGGCCTTTGTTTAATTCACAAAAATTTCTAATCTGCCTAATGATTGTATGTTCAATATTATTTGGATTTCCATAATATCCAATATACTTATGAAAGTCTTTTAAAACTAAAATTAAATAACTGCCATTAGATGATGTTTTTTGTGTTTGAAACCAAGTTATAACATTTGCAGCATCATAAAAATCGTTTCCTAAATCAAAGCTTGGATCATCACAAGACAATCCCGTGGCAACATCCCATTGAATAATAGTCCAATTTCTAGATTTACCTTGAGAATTTGGACGAATAGCAATCTCTTTCATAGTTTGAAGAATTCTTTCTTCTTCATGGCTGATGATCGAAATTAAAGGTCTATTGGAACGAACTTGCCAATCAAATTCGCGCATCGCTTGGCGATGACGAGTTATCGTTTTATTTTCTGATGTCATGTTTTATTATCGTGCGTTATCTGCGTCTTTTTGGTGATTGTTTTTTCTTTAGTGGTGTGGTCGCCCCATAATCTGATAAACCATAATACCAATTCATAAAATCACTACCTTTAGTTAAATCAATTTGAGAAGTTGCAGGATCAATAGATATGATTCTTTGTCCACCATAATATTTATTTCTAGCAGCGTCAGCATATTTTATGGCATTAGCAAATTGATTTGCTAAATGAGCGCCATTATTAATGTTTTTTAGTATCCATTCATAATATTCATTGAGCGTTTTGCCATTGCCAACTTTTGATATTAAATATTCGGGTAAACTATTATAATCAATTATAACACCCGCTTGATCTGAGGATTCATTTTGATTAATTTGATTTTGCCATTTTTGCAAATTTTCCGATGTTTGTTTTTCAATTAATGCATCTTGATCGGTATTTACATATGAAGTTTTATCCTCAGTTAAAGGATAATCTTTAATGTTTTCCTGTCGATTACTGTTTAAATAATCCCATAGTTGTTTATATGTTGAATTTTGATTGTTACCAAGCCATGTATATTGAGCAGCATAATCTTTGCTTAGCCGATTGATTGCATCCACAGGAGACATATTAGAATAGCCCTGTGTATTATAAACATTAATAATATATTGCAATTGCTGATTTAAATCATTTGTCTGAATTTGTGTTTGATTATTAGAATTATTATTAGGTACATTGGTATTTTCAGCAGGATATTGAGATGGCTGATTTTGAGTCATCTGTTGTGAAACTGGACCATATTGTTGTGAAAATTTATACCACATATTTAATGTATTCCTCAATTTATATTGAATCTCCTTTAAATAGGAGTGAATTCTTCTATGAGCTGTTTGTATTGGGGACTCCAAACACGATCACGAAAAGATAACATAACTTTGCGTAATTCAGACCAGCAATGCCAAAATTCTTTAGCATATTCCTTGCAAATTTCGCGTTCTTGTTCTACGGATTTATTTAAAGCGCTTTCATATTCATGGTATCTTGGGTTTCTTGAATTCCATATAGGAGCATTAGGCAAATCATATTGTTTCCAATGCTGCGTGAAATCATCATCTCTTACCATGCTATTAATAGCATTTTCGTCCAACTCTTTTAATCTTTGATCAATTTCTTGGATTTTATTAATGTATTTCTCAATATCAATATCCTTGTAAAACATATGTTCATACAAATACATAAAAGTAGGCATACCTTTTTTAATTGATTGTAATCTTAGTATTTGGCAAGCAAAAGCTATGCCTTGATAATGATCTAATGCTTGCCCTTCATAATAATGAAAATCGCCCTCTGATCTGGGGTTATTAACGTCTATTTGAGTAATATTATCATCATAATCATCTGGTACAGGAGCGTTAACTTTAATGGCTTTAAAACCCCGAGATGATAAATCTAATTCTTTGCCAGTAGAAAGTGCGTCCATAATATCATGGACGGCATCATCTATTCTTACTTCTTTATTTAATTCGTTTAAATCATAAGAATCATTCGCAATTTTAATTACTCTATACCACATATTTAATATATTGAATATGACAAAACAAAAATCCTTTAAGGGGATTTCAGTTTGTCATATTGTGAAAGAGATTTACCTTTATAATCTTCGTCTCTCCACCAATTTTCATGATGAAAACGAGAAACATAAGTTTCAAATCGGTTGCGCCAATCTAATAGCACAAAATCTTCTGGATACGGAGATAAAATGATCGATTTATTAATCATTTCAGTAAATCTTTGTCTTTCTACCGAATTTCCCTTTGACAAAGTGTCAAGAAATTTTTCAATACCCGCTACAATAGCTGGCTCTTTCATACCCTGCACATTTACAAAATACGAAGCAGCGACAGGAATACCAAATCGTAAGAAAATTTCTTTTGCTTTACCTTCTTTATTGGCCTCTTCAATCTCTTTTAAGATATCTTCTTCGCAATAAGAACGATCAACTTCGTCTTTCTCAACTTTGGGCAATACTACATCTTGATAAAAGTAATTAACATATCTATTAATGTCTTGAATCGTAAAATGACCTTCTTTTTTTATAATATCTGAACGTCTCTTAAATGACCAATCTACAAATTTTTTGGTCCATTCTTTTTTCTCTAACCCTGTAGAAGTAAAAAACTTGAAAATTTCTTTAAAAGTTGTCATATCTGAACGATACATAACGCGATAATTGCCATTTGTTTCTTCTTGATATTTTTGAGCAAAATATTCCACAAACACTTTCGGCGTCCATTGCTTGATATTATCAGGGAATACCTTATTCCTGTCAGAAATAATCTCGCCCAAGGTGAGTTCGTTTTTCTTCTTTTTAAAAGGATTTGATAATTCTCCCTGTGCAGGAATGGATGTTTTCATTATGTTTTTAATTATTGTTTTTGATTGATCTTCTTTAGTTTGTCTCATTTTCTTCTTCAATAGATTCTATGTCATACTCATAATCATAATCGACAATAGAATGTTCTTCCATTTTATTCTTTAATTCTTCGTAAGTTATGTTTTCAACGTCAGCAATCCCATTCTCTTTTTTAACATAAATTATGTTATCAGCAATTTGCCCAAATACTTCAGCCTTATGTGTGGCGAAAATAATCTGTCTACCAGTTTCATCAGCTATGTATCTCAAAAATTGGGCAATTTTCTCCAATTTAGAGTCATTGCTGATACTCTTATATGCCTCATCTAAAAGCAATGGGCCTTCATAGCCTTGCCACTCCAAGGCGGCAATACGCAATGCGAATGAAACAGTTTCAATAACACCGCCACCACGCTCACCAAATAAACCTGTTGCAAATTCTTTACCTTTAAAATCGCTTACAACCTGTATATCCATATTGAAACCAGTTGATTTACCAGCAGCGCGTTTTTCATCATAAGTATTGAATTTTAATTTATAATCTGAACCATAAACAATTTTCAAAGCACTTGTTCCCATTGATTCAATAGCATCAATGGCTTGTTTGCGGCGCTCAAAAATTTCTGATTGTAAAAAGTTTTTAGCCTTTTCGTTAAGAATTTGTTCTTCTTTATATTTGGACACTAAAGCTTTTTCTTCTTCCAGACTTTTTTCAAGCTGTTCTTTTGCACCCTGGCGTTTAGCTAATTGACTAGAACAATTAGCTAAATCATTTTTTATATTTTCCCAACTTGTTAATACTTCTGTCATAATCTCACTTAAATTATTGCTTTTACTCTTTTAATATTTTGCATATTATGAAACATACAACCGAACTTAGATTTAGCTATAATGCACGATTTTTCGGTTTCAGGATCATAACCGCCAGTTAATACCCAATCTGATCTAATAGGCATAATTCCAGTGAGTTCTGATGATGGAATCGAATAAACCATTGTCTGCTTAATGCCATTATTTAAAGGACATAAATTGTATTCTGTAAAACTATCGTTTAATTTATGATTTAAATATTTATTGCAAATAATTGATTTAGTCAAATCAGAAACTAAATGATCTTTTAATTGTTTTTTATCTGAAATAACTGGACAATCAGCAATTGCAGAATCTAATCCAAAAGTTAAAATACGATTCTCGTATTTTAAAATTGCCTGAAACATATATTTGATTTGCTTATAAATTTGTTGTTCTTTCATTTCTGGATCAAAATCAAAGTTTCTTGTAATAATATGTTCTGGACAACCAACAGAAATATTTGTATTACTTACAAAACCTTTGGCATATTTACTTCCTGGCTGCAACATTGATACTTTTCTGGACGAATCAAGACAATATACGGAATGAGCCAGAGGAGTAAGAAAATCAGTAGACAATAACTTTCTCAAATATGATTCCTTAAGCAATGGTTCCAACTCTTTATTTGCTTTTGATAAAGCTCGACTCATTTCCTCATCAAATTCAGGAAATACTGCCAGTGTCATATGACCTTGTATTCTCATTACTTTCCTCCCATTAAAGATGCTAATCTTGGTTTTAATTTTTCCATTGATTCTTGCATTTCTAAAGCAATATCATTTATTTTTTGTTCCAATTCTTTAGGGACACAATCAAAATTGTCTTTGATTTCATTTGTTAATTCATCATATTGTGGTTTAAGCTCATTAAGTTGTTTTTCCAAAATGGTTACTTCTGTTTTAGCTTGATTTCTTAGTTCTTGTAATTTTTTAAAATCTTCTTGAATTTCTTCTAAATTTATTTCCATGTGATCCTCTATTTGTTATCATTAACTTCTTTTAAAGCTGTAATAGCTTTATCAATAACTTTTGTATCAATTGATTTAATAGTTCCAGCTTTTCTTAGATTTTCATATTTGTCGCCAGTGCTATTAATTATGGCGATTTGAGACACCTGTTTCAAAAATTGTCTTTTATCTGTTTGAATGTCTTTTTTGTTTTGTATTTGACTTACTTTAAATATCTCTTTTGCTGGCAGGGCTGATTTTAATGCGATATATTTATAGTCAACTTTTGTTGCATCTAAATTATGATCCATTAACAATACTTTAATGTCACGAGACATATTTTCTTTTGTAGCAGCATTTCTACCAACATTACCAGGATTAATAAACAATTTACCATCTTTGCGTTTTTGTTCCATAGGCATATGCACATGACCAGCAATAACTACATTTGTTCCTTTGCCCAAAGGAACATCTTCAAACATGATAAATTTGCCAAATATTTTTTGTGTCACAATACTTGCATGTGCTACCCAAATCGGATATTGCTTTTTTTGAAACAATCCTTTTGAAATATTTTCTTCTATATGAGGTTCAAAATGAGCGAACCCAATTCCATATTGAGAAACAGCATCCACTTTTTCAAGATAACCAGCAATTAAAAGACTGCCTAAAGTTGACTCATGAAGCCTCTGAGGATCGTGTTTAATATCATGATTGCCAACACAAACGTATTTATCGAACAACCACTTGTCGCCATTTGGTTGTTCTTTTAATACTTGCATAATTTTATTGCGGCAACTGCCTCCAACCTCAATTCGGTTGAAAATATCACCCAGGAATACAATATAATCGCAATTATTATCTCTTGCAATTTCTAAACATTCAAGTAATTCCGCAACTGTGGCGTTTTCATAATTATCATTTCTTGATGGCAAATTGGCAGAATCACAATGATTGTCCCCAATATATAAACCCCTAAACGTTTTTTTATTTAATGCCACAATTATCCTCCATCAATGGCCGATCACATTTATCGCACCATAAATTGTTTTTCTTCATATGTTTTTTAAGTTTTTCTAGTTCTTTGTCACAATCTTGTAATTTGCTTGTCCATACTTTAATTTCCGATTGATATTTATCTTGTTTTTGATTTAATTTATTCAGTTTAGACACAAGTTCTTGGGCTAAATCACATTTACTATTTAATTCATCGAGTCTAGAAAATATCTCTGTATTTTCATCATTGAAAAAAATCTTGATATTTTTCAATTTCTTTACTTGAGATTCTCTTTGGGATTCAAATAATTTGTATTTATTCAATAAGCTATTTGCTAAACTTATTTTTGTATTTAACTTTTCCAGTTCATCAAATTCATTGGAATAACTCATTATTAACTTTGCTCTATCTATTTGTGATTTTAAACTTCTGGCTTGTTGCATTAACTGATTTTTCTTAAACAATAAATTATTTCCAAGATTTAACAAATCCCCCAAATCATCAATTTCTTTAGCATCTAGCTTTAACTGAGCAAGTCTTTTTAATTTAATGGGAACGTCATTATACTCTTCCAACGACTGCTCAATCCTTTGTACTCTTGCCTCAGATGATTTCGCTTCTTTAGCGGCAGAATTCGCAGATGATTGTAAATTCTTAACAGCCTCTTCGTAATCACTAATTCCCGTTAAATCTGAAAGAACACGAGGAATTTCTGTGCTTGTCAAAGACACAATGAACAAATTTCCCATTTGTTCTGCATATGATACAGGACCATGAGAATCAATAATTGGTGGATTACCCAATGCTTCTAATGCCTCTTTGGGCAAAGAACTACCTATTTTCTCGCATACGCGCTCTTCACCATCAGGATAAGTTATATGAACAATATTTCGATCACCTTTAATGCGATGCACAACATGATTATCAGAAAACCATAAAGCTACACGAGCTTCTTTCTCTCCACAATGAATAAATGAATTATTCTTTGGTTGATTGTGAAGCGCGAAATTTAAGCCTCTCAATAAAGCTGATTTACCCACATCAGACGATCCCGTAATAATGTTAATCCCTGGAGTGAACGTTACCGTCGTATCTTTATGATCTTGAAAATTCTCAATATGAGCTTTCTTAATGTAACGCTTTGTTTTAATAGTTCCATCTGTGCTGTCAGACATAATACCTCATCTATATTGCTTCTTCTAAAGATAAAGAAAAAACAATTCCTGCAAAAAAGTTGTTTAAAGCATTTTCACGCTTAATGTTTTCAATACTATTATTGTGCAAAGTATCATAGATTTGTATATATTTTATTGAAAATTCGTGAAGCAAAGTAATTGCGGCTGTTACAACACAATCACAATGATTGCTTGCAGGCACGTAAATTCGGTTACATCTGGGACATTCAATTTTCCTAATATCTAAAACAGGACTCGCCCGTAGAGTCGAATAATCTCTTGGAAAATGCTCATTCGTTTTTAAATGAACAAAAAAGCATTGATGCATTGTGCTATATGAAGCATATTTAACTTTTCCTACAATTAAATCATTATAAAAAATATCAACTAACTCAGGCTTGTATTTCAATAAATTTTCTTGACTAACAACATATCCATCATGACTAATATAATTAGAGATAAATAAAGGAATTTTTTTACTATTGTCATTGAGAGATATAATACTTCCTGTTTTGTATGTAAAATCAGCATTCATAAAAAGGATTATAGGCTGTAAATATAGAAATTTTCCAATGATGGTACAAATTAAATTAGACAGGGATATGTTAGTTGAAGAATTGTATAGCCTACGTGCTTTGATTCCAACAGAAATCAATGAAGCTAATACAAAACTTATGGATATTATTCTTTTGGTTCAAAATGCTCCAGTGGATACAAATCAAGCATCATACCCTAGAATAAACGGCAGAAGAAGAGGCTAAAAATTGAACGAATTTCAAACAGCTATAAAACTTGCTCATCATTTAGATGCAACGGGGAATTACCATCTCGCTGATGAAATTGATCACATTTTGATAAAATATGCGCAAAATGCCATTTTACCTGGCAATAATCAAACATATGATCAACAAATTAATCAAATTAACCAAAATTTAGTAACAATGGATAGAAACTATAGCAATATGTTTAATTTGTTCAAATTACAACTTAATAGAATTATTCAGCAAATGAATAATACACCAGGAGCGTCTCCGTCAACAGCAACTTCGGCAGGAGCACCTTCGGCAACTGAATCACAACCAGTAAATAATCCTACAAACAATCCAAATATTAATGTTCCTTCTGGTGGAACTGTTAATATCAATACTTTATAGTGAATGGTATGAAATTAAAAGAACTCAAATCTATACAGGAAAAAGCTTTAATCAATGAAGCAACTATCGCAGATGTTATTATGATCGTAAGCGAACATTTTGTTTCGTCTAGTGAACATAATAAAAAAACTAATGCGTTGCTTGAAAAGATTTTAGATAATCAAAACAAATTGTTATCTAAAATTGAAACATTGGAAACATATGTACTTTCGCCAATTTATCAAGGGATTTTCGAAGAAGAGGAAGAAGAAATTCCTTCCTCTTCTTCGGAGGAAAATGAAGAGGAAGAGGAAGATTAAAATTTCTTTCTAACTCTGATAGGAGGAAGCAAAATTTCTGAACTCTTTTGGGTAAACTTTTGCTTGTTTGCAGTGGCCTGTAAATCAGCTAAATTTAAATCAATACGAAACTTCTTGTCTGTAGCCAAACAACAATAAATGCCGTCACCGACAGGATATACATCAGAAGTATTAGTGAAAGGAGAAAGTATTTCCCACTCTCCATTATCTAAAGCCACAATGGTTCCAAAAGGCAATGTACTTCGAGTATTAGTCTCTACAACAGCATCGCCAGATAATGTATCATAATCTTTACTGATCATTCCTAAACGACGTTTTCCTTCAATACTTAAATCTTCGTTTTCAATATCGTCTAACATATCAATATCGTCCATAATCAAAGTGCGCTCTTGAATGTTACCATTTTTATCTTTAGTTAAAACTTTAGCAACATTATCCCCATTGTCTGAAACGCTATTGGCATTTAATTCCTTAAATAAAGCATCTGTAATTGCGTTATGTTGTTTAATCTGCTCGTCATTTAAAACAGGCTCAACAGTTTTCACATGATTTAATTCTCCATAAAGAACTAATGCTCTCATTGCCATAGAAGCAAAATCTGCCTGTGCGTCTTCTTTAACAGCATTAATGCAAGCCTGAGCAATTCTTGCCGCTGCCAATAAACCGCCAGTAGGCATAACTCCCACTTGATCCATAAAATGCTTCTTTAAAGCATTTAAAACAATTTGCTCTTCATTACTTAATCCAGAAGTTTGAATCTTTGATTCAAATAATGCCTGTCCACGTTGCTGATTGTAATCTAATGTCATTTTTGTTTTTCTCCATTAATAATGTTAATTTATACAAAATTTGCCATTATTAATGGAGAGGTGATGTGTATGAGTAGGAATCCAGCGTATAATGCGTTTTTAAATAAAGTAAATGAAACAATTGTCAATGAGGCTGAAAATAACTTTTTTGGAAAAGTTCCGAAACAAAACGTAATTCAAGATGGAACAGCTATTACAAAAGCTATGCTTATTACTTATGAAGCTAAAGACACAGATTACGCCAGTAATGGTAAACCTATGGGTAATTTGAGACTATCAGAAAAAATGGGAATTGCACCCTGGAAAGCTGTATTACTTAGAATGAGTGATAAATTAAGCAGAATCGAAAGCTTTATTCAAAGAGGCGAATATTCTGTTGAAGATGAAAAAGTCACAGATACACTTATTGACTTTGCAAACTATGCATTGCTAGGAAGATGTTTATTTGATGAATATTTTGAAGATCAAAAAACAAACAATGTTTTAGATGCTCAAACAAATTGGCTCAGTTTGTCATATCTGTGTGTGAAATCAAAACTACTTTATGAATATAACAAAAATGAAGAATATGAAACAATAAAGTGGAGCCAAAATAATTGGGAACAAGTTAAATATTACTTTGAACTTCTTTGTGAATTCGCAAGAAGCGTATAACGGAATCATTAATACTATCCTTTGTAGGAATTTAAGCTATTATGGAAGAATATTCTTTTATAATAGCTTAAGCTTAAATAGAGGATAATATGCCCATTTTACCACCAGAACTTATATCGACTTGGTATATTATGTATGATACCAGTACAGGTAATCCTACATATAGACTATTAGAAAATTGGTCTGAATCACAATCACAATCTGTTACGCCTAAACCGCTCTTGCAAGGTGATATAGGTACGCATGTAATGGATATTGGAGGGATTAAATATACAACAACAATTAATTCTCCTGTTGTGATTGTGGAAACTAATGGAGGAACAGATATTACATCTGTTTTTGATTTATTATTAACTAGCTTTAATGTTATTTTTGATCCAACATTACAAAGCGATCCAAATCTTACTTATATTCTTAAATCAGCCGCCATAAACATAAGACAAGAAGGCGTTACTGTGGACTTAACATATTGGTCTAGCCAACCAGGAGCATTTCAACCAGCTTACATTAGCCCATTTGATTTTATCGCAAGAACAGCTAGATTTTATGATACTACCTTCGTGGTTAATGATTCAGACGTCACTGGTAATTATCAAATTATAACTGGCTCAATCAATATTGATGTGAATTTATCTGAAAATTATTTTATTAATACAGGTTCACAATTGCCTTATTTTGGTATACAGGGTTACACTGTTAAAGGTAATGTGGATATATTGGCGACACCTATCACCAATACCTCTAATAATATCTTTGATAGGTTTTTTGTTACAGCACAAAGTCCTGGTATATTAAATACAATTAATGCCAATACATCATTAAAAATTGGCAACGTACAATTAAATTTAGGGCAAACTAGCGTAGTCAATAATTCAAGTATTAAAATGTCACCTAATCAACCAACTACAGTGAAATTAGAATTCAACTCTTATGTTAGATATACATCTGTATAATTGTTGTACTATGCCTAAAAAGACAAAGAAAACTAAACCAAAAGCTCCCACTGTTAAAAAAGCTTTTGTGTTTCACACAGTGACACCAGAAGAAAACTTACCAGATGGATCATTGCTTCTGAAATTTACCATTCCTGGAAGACCAGCAACTAAAAAAACACACCAAAGAATTGTTAGACTTGGTGGTTTTAATCGCATACTTCCCTCTATACAATATGAAAAATATGAAAAAGAATGCAAAAAATACTGTGAAGATGTTTGGAAGAAAATAGGTAAACCACCTATGGATTTTGGAGTTTCAGTATGTATAAAAATTGCTGTTGATACTTGGGTGCTGGGAGATGTAACTGGATATCAACAAGCAATAGGAGATATTCTTGAAAAACATGGAGTCATAGCAGATGATATGTGGATTCATTGGACAGATGAAGATACTCATACGATGTTGGAACCAGATAAAGTCAATCCAAGAGTTGAAATTACTATCAGAAGATTTAGACATCCTAAAGAAAATTATAGAATTCAACAAGAAAATGACGAAAATAGAAAAATAGCTAAAAGATTAGCCAAAAATAAGGATCAAGATGGCACAACTTAAAACAATTAATATTATTGATATCAAAGGCTTGAACGATGATGAAATTATAGAAGTCGCTCAAAATTTAGAAGATGATGATCCAAGTACACTTTACTTTTTAGTATCATTTGAACTTCAATTTTCTCTAGAAGAACAAGATAATAAAACATTGCTGACGCTTGAAATCAAAGACGCAGAACAAAGCGATTTTGAAAATTTCGTCTACAATTTGGCGTATGTACCTGATTATTATGATGATTTGATCATTAAAGTCATTAATGCGGATCAATATAATACCGATAAACTCGAAGGATTTACAATCAAAGAAGAAAAATGATAGATGTATGGTAGAAATTTTTACATTCGAGCAATTTTCAGATGATAAAATCAAATTAATGTGGAATACCCTTTATAATCTCTACATTATTAAAGACAAACCTGTGGGGTGGAAATTAACTCCTCCATTCCTTGATTCTCTTTGTGTGTTGCTTAATGTTCCAACAGAACCTACATATAATTTAATTTTGAAAGAAAAATTTTTGGGTGTAGGAATTGATATAACAACTAAACAACCTTGCTTGATTGGAGAAAATGGTTTTTTTGTTCTATATTAATATTTAAAAATTCCTTCATAATCCCAAGCTTTTTAGGCTTGGGATTATGAAGGAATTTTTATTTCAACAATACTAAACGTTTTCACTACTTAATTTCTTTGTAATAGGATTATATATAATAATGTGCTTGTTCTTTTTACGAGCATACTCTACACAATTATAAGTTCCACCCTTGGGATTTCCATCAAATACAGCTAACAAAGTATCTGATTGATCCACCATATAATGGTTTCGCGCATGTAACCAACCAACAACACTGCGATCATGATTGTAAACAGCAGCATCCTCGGCATCTAAAAGCTCATCTAAACTATATACACGCTTTTCACTCACAACATAAATAGTATCAGAATTTTGAGCAATATTTACCCAATTATTTACATGCCTGTCTGTCCATGATTTCTTTGTTTGACCAATAAAAGGCACAGCGGCAACCAAATTAATGTCATCCCGAAACTGCTTTTCTTCTACTAAAATTTTACCAGCAATCTGATCTACGCCAATCGCCATACCAGTGTAAAAAGTTCGATAATCTTTATTAAGTGAAGAACGTATCAAACGACGCAATGCTTCCTCAACCAATAAATCTTTCCCATAAAGATTGCGATGACCTGTAAATGCGAGAGTTTTCATAAAAACTTCTACGCTCTTTATTCTTCTAAAATTGTTATTTTCAAATACATTTTTAGAAAAAACTGCCTATAATTAAATGTTCATGAAAAAATTGTATAAACATTTATATACGAAACCCTTTCGTGAATAAATTGAAATGAGGTATATACCAAAAATGATTCCACAAGATATTCTCAACGACATGGATTCTGATACTCTTCCAGAAACTACAGTGACTGCGCAGCCTGTAATTAGCGATGAAGATTATCAGAGACTTGCTGTTCTCCGTAATACAATTATCGCTCTTAAAGCCGATAAATCAGATATCGCTGATGCTATCGAAGCCCGTAAACTTGCGCTACAGGAAGCCGAAGATGCATTGCTGTCTGTGAAAACACAGATTGAAGAAAATGCTAAAAAGCTTCAGGAAACGCTCGATGAAGTCATCGGGCCACTTGGTCTTGAAGGACAATTCCAAATTGCAGATGACTCCCCGCACTACGTAACTCCTATGTCTGCTCAACAGTAAGAAAATTCTTACAAATTAAAATAGCATCATAGAGATATGATGCTATTTTAATTTAAGGTATACTAAAAATTATGAACTTCGATTTATCATTATTTATTAGAGAAAGTAATTTAATTGATCCACAACCTGATCAAAACGGTGGAGTCATTCCTGGCGCATTGCCAGGTGATCTACTTTATGATAATCAGAAAAATGCGTGGGATTATATAGAATCAATTAAAAATGATAAACAATGGACAAAAGATGTACCACTGAATATACATCGCCTACTTACAAAAGATGTGCCATTTTTTGAATATAATAACTTTTCAGGAAAATATCGCACTTATAATGTAACAGTAGGAGGTCACGCATGCCCTGCTTTTTATACCGTTCCAGGATTAATGGAAGATATATTAATACCGAAAATTAATCAACTCTTTAAAGGAGTGGAAATAGGAAAAATTGATAAAGATGTCGCCGCATGGTGGGTACATAACTGTTTTGAATGCATTCACCCATTCGTAGATGGAAATGGAAGAACAGGAAGATTAATGCTTAATGCTTTTCTTTTAGCCAATCAAGGCGAACCCGAAATCGTGTACTTTAATAAAAGATTCGAGTACTATAATAAAATACAAACATTTAGAAATGAAAGATTTGGAGATATTCTTAATGAATACTATGAAAAATTTGTATCCTAAAGAACGATAATAAATATATGAAAACTTATACTATTAGCCCCAGTGACTTAACATTCCTTTGGAAATCAAAAAGATGCTTTTATCTTAAATATGCACTTAATATCCAAAGACCAAGAATGCCCTTTCCACAAATATTTAATGAAATTGATGCATTAATGAAAGCAGAATTTAAAGATAAAAATCTTAATGACTTACATCCAAGTCTTCCAAAAGCAAAAGTATTAGATTTAAGTGAATGGGTGGAGAGTGTACCTTTTGCTGTTCCAGAATATGATATGCAAATTGTTATTAGAGGCAAAGTTGATACTGTTATTCAATTTGAAGATAATACATATGGCATTGTTGATAATAAAACTGCAAAAGTAGATAAACTTGAAGACTATAAATTAGCCATGAATGCATATGCATTTGCAACAGAACATTCAGCGGAAAAAGAAAAATATGGTAAAAAAGATTTATCTATATCGCCAATTAGTAAATTGGGTTTGATTGTATATGAACCAAATCTTTTCACACTAGAACAAGAAGGCAATCTAAAAGGATCAATTCATTGGGTGGAAATAGAAAAAAATACAGATGCATTTCTTAAATTTTTAGGAAAAAGAGTTGCACCACTTCTTGCACAAAAAGAAGTACCCGCACCAGAAGAAAATGATGAATGGTATAAATATGTAGAAAACTTTTACGTATCAACAGAGGAATAAATATGAAAATTATGCAATTCCAATTGTTTAAAGAATTAACAAAAAATTGGTATGAATATCCCAAAAATGTTAGAAGAAAACAACTGCTATATTTATTAAAACCTAAAACATATTTTGATGTTCTGCGCTTAACAATAACAAGAAAAGCAAAATATCAACTATTTGATCCTTTTTTATGCTATGATATAATTAAAACAGGAATGTATGGACAAACATATAGCGCAGACATACATGTTGCACCAATGATACCGTGTATTAAAAATAATGATGATAAATAAAGATTTAATTGAAGTTAATTTGAAATATGATATCTACGATTACAAAAATGCTTTAAACATATTGCAAAAAAATTATGCCAAAGAGTATAATGAAATAATCGAATGTTTAAAATTGATCGTAATATCGAAAGATGATATTGTTGAGAATGGAGGTAATCAATCTAATATTGCAAAAAATATTAAATCAATATTTAAAAATAAATATTGGAAAGATGAATGTCAAATATCTGCAAAAATTAGCGATCATGATATATACACTTCACATCATATAGATTTGTTTAAAAATAATATTGCTATAGAAGTGGAATGGAATAATAAAGATACTTTTTTCGACAGAGATATTCTAAACAATAACAAACTCTATAACAAAGAGAAAATTTCACTGGCTGTAATTATTACAAGGAGCGATGATTTACAAGAAGTTTTTAATATACTAAATAAAGGAACTTCGTATGGAAGTTCCACTACACATATAGGTAAAATTAAAAACAAATTACTAGGAACAGAATGCCCAACAATTGTATTTGGCATAAAGCCAGAATTGATTTCTGAACAGCAATTTGAAAAACAAAAATCTCTCTTCGATTATTTTTAATAATAAAAGAATAACTATGAAAAAACAAGAACTAGATCAAATAATTAAAAGAAGAGGAATTCTATCAGAAGGACAAATTGAAGAACAATTTCCTAGAAGAAGATTCTCTCCCTCTATATCAAGAGATGTGTACTATGGAGCAAATGTTCCAGTGCAAGTCCTGTCAAGATGGGTGATGGGATTAACTACGCATGATTCACCGTATATCGTAATCTCTATCACCGATCCTGGACAAAATCAATCACCAGACGAACAAGATCATGCGAAAATTCCTCAATCTCCAAATCTTAAAGCTATTCTCCCAGTATCATTCTATGATACGAATATAGATTATGAAAATGAAGAAAAAACTTATCCATGTATCAATGATCAACAAGCTGCAAGAATTGCTAAATTCTTGATGCAACATATAGTAAATAATAAACAAACTCCTATTGTGGTTTGTCATTGTGAAGCTGGTATTTCAAGAAGTTCTGGACTCGCGGCGGCGATAGTTAAATTCTTTGATGATGATAATGATGGGATGTGGATTTCTAATCATTTTTATCCCAATATGACGGTATTTATTAAAGTGTTTAATGCTCTTCAAAATGAATACATTAATTCGAAAAAGAAATAAATTCTCATAAGGTTAAATTGTATAATTTAATCTTATGAGAATAGGTGTGATTGGAACAGGATATGTCGGACTTGTACATGCGGCTGTAATGGCTGAAATTGGACATGAAGTTCTTTGCGCTGATATTGATTTTGATAAAATAAATCAGCTTAGAAAAGGCGAATGCCCTATCTATGAACCAGGACTTCATGAACTTCTTGTTGCACATACAAAAAATGATAGGATATTCTATACTAGTGATATTCTACAATGTGCTAAATATGCAGATATTATCTTTATATGTGTTGGAACTCCCCCAAATAAAGACGGATCACCAAATCTTTCCTTTGTGCAAGATGTAGCACAAACAATAGCTAAAGCAATTGATAAATATAAAATCATTGTTAATAAATCTACTGTTCCAGTGGGTACTGCTAAATTAGTCTCTAATATCATAAAACAACATCAAATTACTCCAGCGCCATTTGATGTTGTAAGTAATCCAGAATTCCTTCGAGAAGGTAACGCCGTCAAAGACGCCTTCAATGGAGATAGAATCGTTATAGGAAGCAATTCATGGAAAGCATCAGATGAAATGATGCAACTCTATGCTCAACTTAATACACGAATACTTATTACTGATACTGAAAGCGCCGAAATGATCAAATATGCCGCTAATGCATTTCTTGCACTTAAAATAAGCTTTATTAACTCTGTGGCAGATATATGCGAACAAACTGGAGCGAATGTAGAAGAAGTAGCAAGAGGTATTGGAAGCGATTCTAGAATTGGATCACAATTTCTTAAAGCAGGACTTGGATATGGAGGATCATGTTTTGGTAAAGATGTAGACGCATTTATTCATCTGGCAGATCAATATGATATCGATTTTAATATCCTTAAAGCAACTAAATTAGTAAATCAAAATCGAACTGCTAAATTTATTGAAAGAATTAGAGAACAACTTTCTTCATTAAATGATAGAAATATTGCAGTACTAGGATTGTCTTTTAAACCAAATACTGATGATATGAGAGATGCTAAATCTATTCCTTTAATTAAACAATTAATTCAAGAAGGAGCATTTGTAAAAGCATACGATCCTGTTGCGATTCCACAAGCCAGAAAACTAATCCCAAATATTACATACGCTAAAGATGCATATGATGCATGTGAAACAGCAGACGCTGTGATTATATGTACTGAATGGGATGAATTTAAACAACTTGAATGGGAATATATAGCTAATAATATGCGTGACCCAATTATGTTTGATGGAAGGAATATGTTTGAAAAAGAAGAAATAGAAAAATTAGGGTGGAGCTATTTTAGTATAGGAAGATAAAGCTCCAATAAAGAATATAAATACAGGAGCTTAAAATGAGTCAACAAACAACAGTAAAAATAGCAGAAGTCCTTGGGCAAATGAATGGAGTAATTAACTCTATGGAAGAACAAGGATTATTCGAAGAAGCAAATGCTTTGAATAAAGTATTTCATAAAATTGCTTGCGATAATTGTCAATGCGGAACTGAAGAATCCACAAATATGACACAACAATTTAGTAATGAAATGTCTAATCAAGACGAACCAGATTTTGAAGTCGAAATGGCACATAATCAACTTAGCACAGCGAAAAGAGCAATTCAACAATTACAAGAAACACTTGGTGTTCATGAAAAAAATCTTCCTGCCTGGGTGCAGTCTAAACTTACAACTGCTGTTGATTATTTAGATACTATTAGCGATTATATGAAAAGCGATAAAGATGGCGTAGAAATGGAAGATAATGAAGCCGTTCCTATGAAAGCTAAATCATTCAATATGACTGTAGATTCACCTAAAACATCTGCCCCTGCATTCAAGATCACAGTTGAATAACTTTTAAGAAGAAATAGGAAATTTCCTATTTCTTCTTAAAAAATCCCTTCTTACTCTCTAATTCTAAAATCTTAGCCTCTAATTGATCATTCTTGGCAAGTAATTTTGCAACTTTATCCTTTAATTCAATCACTTCCTCAGGATCATCACTTGCGTCATCACTAATAGTCCAAATATTGCTATGATTATTAGGGCATTGAAAATTCTTTCCATCAGTCCTGCGGCGACGATAAAAATCTTTTGTAACACCAAATTTAATGCAACATGTTGCACATGTTATTGGAATTAAATCATCATCGTCAAATTGATTTAAATATTCTTGAGTTGCTTTGCTTAATCTCATATGTTTTTCTCTTTAAAGGTATGTTTAATTGTAAAATGTAATTATTGTATTATGTGGTATAGGAATAAGCATAAATATAGAATTTCTCATGATTTAAATGAAGTTGATAGAATTGCGGACATTGTAAGTAAAATGAATCCATATACTCCTCAACAACACTTTGATCTTTTGACAAAACCATTGCCGCAAATATCTGAATCTGCTTCCGTAGAAGAAAGACTTAAACATATTGCTGATAATAACTTTATCAGGATATATAATAGTATTCATCCTCAAATTTATATTTTCCCAAGTGAATCAGTAGGCAAATGGAGATATTTTTTATATGATCCCAAACATCTTAAAAGAATAATGAATGAAGATTATTATGAAACACTTACCACGCCTTTTAATCTAGATTATCCATTAGAAGAAGTTTATAGCTGGTGTCATAAACAATATCCAACAGCATTAATTGATCATTTTGATTCGGAAGAAGAAGCTATTCAAGACTCATAAGTTTTTTGCTTAATTCAATATTCAATTTATTAGGAAATTTTAACTTTAAATTTTGTAAAAAACTTCGTTTACTAGGCTGTCGAAAATAAATATAAATATTATATTTGTCTTTGTCTTCTTGAGGAATCTTTAAACCTATAACTGTAGAGTCTGAATATACTAATTCACAATCTTTACCAAATTGTTTATAAATATGATCATCTACAATAATGCTAAAGTCTCCATAATAAGATGGCCCACTCAATATTCGTGTTTGAGGATGATAGGGAACAAATTTAATATCTACATAAACTACATTCCCAACACCATACCCGCCATGATATATCCACAAATATTTATCATGATTAACATTCATTAATGTTAAAATTTTGTTCAAAGCTTTATCTATTTTCATTAGCTTCCTCGATAAAGAATGCCCTGAATGTATTCATATTTACCTTTGCATTCACGAGCGTCTGCAAGAGCATCATGCTTATTTCCTGTAGTTGGCAAAATGAACTTTTCAATACCTTCTTGCTTACGCCATTGCTGAATGTCACGCACAAACATAGGCCAAGTCTTCGGTAAATCAAGCATTTTGCCATATAATTGACATAACACCACCCAATCATATGAAGCATAATCTGCCCAGAATTCAGGATTTTTCCCGACAAATTCAATAATGTCTTTCGCTATCTGTTTTCTGGTCTTCCAAACAGGAGAGTCCTCTTGCGGTAAATGACAAATGACATTGTCTTGTAGCCATTTATCTTTAAGAATACGATCCCAATCTGCGTCAATAACACAAGCGTAATATTCTCTGTTATCTTCACTAACAATCGCAATTGAAATTAATTCAATTGTTTTACCATCTTCTAAAAATTCTGTATCAAAAAAGTATTTAATCTTCTTGCTCCTCTTCATCTGTGTCTTTTGTATTTGCTAATAAATCCTCATAAGTTTTAATTGCATTCTCAATAGTGGCAATTTGATTCTTAATCTGGTCAATATTAAAATCACCTTCATCAGCCTTCACGTTATCATAACGCACTACTGATTCTACTAAAGTTAATTCTAACTTGGAGAAATATAACATTTCATTTAAAAATTGTAACTTTAAATTAATGCCACCGCGATTTGAATCATACATGGCTTTCACCCTGCCATATTCAACACCAGCATAAATAACTAAATTAATAGCCTGTTTAGATGTTAACTGAACAGGATATTTGACTTCTTCTGCATATAATTCTTCAATGTTTTTCATTTTTTACCCTTAATATATACTACGTGAATTCATCAATAATGTTAGCATCCCTAATGCCTCGATATGTCCCATACATCAAAGCAATTATAGTGATCATTATATATGTGAAACTAAATACTAATTCAAGCGCCATTGCTTTATTTTTTATTGAAATTCAACTACCATTCAGAATGAATTTCAATAAAACTCCAAATATTTATTAACTTTTTATACATCATGATTTCCAGTGTATTACAATTAGCACTGGAAATTTCCACAATTACAAAATGACCTTCTTCTGTAACTTTACGACCAACAGATGAAACTCTGACATGCAATGGATTAATGTTTAAAGTTATATTCTCTTTCTTAGCTTCAGAAATAACATCCTCTAAAGCTTTTTCGGCATCTTCGCGCAAATATTGAAATAATTGTTCATCATTTAATTTCACGCCATCACGATAATGAATTCCTTTAGCAGATTCTTCTAATTCGAATTGCTTCATATCAAGCTTTCGCATTTCATTAATAGAAATACCTTCATACCAATCGCTCCCGTATAAATCTTGAAGATATTTATCATAATCAGCAATGCTTTTTGGAGAATCTACTAAATCAGAATTAGGAGAAGCATCTAATTCTATTTCATAACTACCCGCTTCATAATATCCATCGATGTCATTATATCTTCCATGTTCATTTAAATACCATTTTCTTACCGTTCTTGTAGGACGTGTAGCTACAGCGTCGGCTTTTTCTTTACTGGAATAAACGCCGAGAATTGTAGTGGATTCTATATCATTAATATAAGCAATATGTAATTTCATTTTATATCATAATCGATCAAACGATCTATATTTATTCTTATTATAGCAAATCTTTCTTCAAAATCTCCTACGATAATATCACCAAAATCGTTATCAAAAAACTTCCAACCATTTGAAGTTTTTTCAAATGATAAACTGTTAATTTTATATTCATTTAAAATGTGCTTAATATGCTCTAAAAATGAATTAACGTAGTCTTGTGATATATTTAGTATCACTGCCCCAAATTCAGTAAATTCCCTATAATTTCCGTGCTTTGGACGTGTGTTTTTAAGCCAACACTGTGTTACATAAAAGTATCTATGTTCTTCAGCACTAACATAGTCTAAATAATCCCTGATTGTATCTTTCCCAGTCTGTCGTAAATATACATTGCTTTTTTCAATTTGATAAGAATGTAATAAATCTACTTTAGGATAAGTTTCAAATGATTGTAGACATATTTCTTGAAAACCAACTAAATCTAAACCACTAATCAAAGTATTAATTAATGATCTTTTGTGTTTTTCTCTTTTGGTGTCAAAACTCATTGTCTTCCTCAATAATTACTTCAGGCGATTCAACATTAAATTCAGCTCTCCAACGATTGAATGCCTCTAATACATCTGGAGCTAAATAAACTACTTCTATAGAACGACGCAATTCTGTAATGCCATCACGAGCTATTCGACGCAACTGAACGACTCCAACAAATCCAGATGTCTTCAACTCTTTTAGATATTCTACTTCAATATTATCAGCCTCATCTTTAACATCATATAAAGCTAATAATTCCCATCCAGATTCATCTTTAAAATTTGGTTCACGCTTATCTAAACGTGTGTCTTCAAATTCAATACGTAATTCTTTTTTACGCATTTGTATCATTTTCATTTGTTTCTCTGTCATAATGTATATACTTCCTTATTGGCATTTTCAAAACAATTTATTTCTACTTGAATTTGATTTAAAGTTCCAACAGTTTTGCTACACATAGATTGTAATATTGATAATACTTGTTTATTTTGCTGAAGTAATATATCAGTATCATCAATTAAATTATATGCACTTTGAATTTCTTGTATCGAATTTGTCGCGCCGTAAATTACATTGAGTTTTTGAGCCATAGATTCAATAGGTGCAATTATATCAATGGCTTCTTGTTTTTGTATGAGTAGTTTATTTTGTTGCTCTTTTAATTTCACAATACAATCATTCGCTGTTTCAATGCGAGATAATGTCAATATAGACATTTCATCTTCTTGCACTTCAACTGAATGTTGCAAACTACTGACAATATCATGAAGTTTATTTATATGTTTTGAAATTTTATTGTAACTTTCATCAATTGTTTTTATTAAATCATGGCTTTTTTGTATAGGTTCATTTGTTAAATAATCAATAACTTTTTTAATTATATTTGCATCATATGCATTAAAATCTAAAATATTATTTTCTAATTTAAATTCCTTTTCATATTTATGCTTTTTAATACTGTAATATATTGAACTTATGAATCCATACCTATGATAAAAAATAGGAGGAAAATATTTCGAATCTTGGTATGCATTTAGTACCATACCAATGAACATACCCGTTAATACAAAGCCAATAATCAAATTAACAACAAAATGACCTAGATAATCTGGAAAAGTCACGGGATTATCAACAATATGATAATGATGCGCAATATACCAAGAAATTCCAGTCATCCAAATTATAATATCTCCAAATACACCGATTTGAAAAGCTTCATTTGCAACAACTATTTTATCGTGCATTGAATTTTCTTGTTTTTTTGATAAAATTTCGCATGCAATAGCCTCTTTATATAAAGTCTCAATATCTATATCAGTATTCATTTCTAAAGTATTCATGATATTTTTTCAATCTCCAATTGAGCGCCAACATAACAGTCTAAATCCCTGCGGATATTATTAATACGAGACATAGTATGATTACATATTGCGTTAATGCTATCAATCGCGGCACAATTTTGAGCAATAAGAACTTTATTGTCATCGACAACATTCATCATTATATTAATCTCATTTATCATATTTGTAACAGTGCTAAGAGCATTTAGACGATCCGCCATCTTCTTTAATGGCTCAATAGCATTATTAACTTCATTTTTCTGATTTTTAAATATAACCAACTGATCTTTAAGCTTTTGAGAACACAATTGAGCCATATCAATCCGATTTTGAGTTAATTCACTAATTGCATCTTTATTGTTATCAAAAGTTAAGCGAACTTTCATATTTTTAACTAATTGATCAATCTTGGATATTTGATTGTCTGTTGATCGAATTGATTCATCAATTGATGAAATTAAATTATCAGCTTCTTGGATGGGGAATTTTAATAAATATTTAGATACAGTATCAATAACTTCAGGATCATATATATTTATTTCCTGAGTCGTATTAGGTATTTCGATATTTTGCTTTTTGATAATTAAAGATACAATTAAAGACATAATACCATGCACTCGATAATCATACGACAAATGACCAGGAGTATATCTACCTAAAGCAATATTGTCTAAAACAAGAATGGAAAATAAAGTTGTAAATATAGCACCTTCTCCAGCCAGACAATATGCCCACCAACCGAATAATCCAAAGTAAAAATTAACTGCGGCAAAAATTGTAATAGCATTATAAGAAAATAGATCAAGACTATTAAATATACCAAAAATAGCTTTCCATATCTTTTGCGAATTGTCTAGTTTATTTTTCCATTTATTAATTTGTTTGATTCTACTATCATATGTATCAATTTCCTCATTTTTAAACTGGGACTCTTCTGACTTTGCTTTTTTATATAAAGCAATAATATCAGATTCAACAAGATAGTTGGTAAAATCAATTTGCTCTAATGCTAAACTCATTTTAATAATTCCCTGACATTGCTCAATTTATTTAATTCTTGCCCACTCAATGTCACATATCCATTATCGGATGTTTTGCTGCGCAATACATTAAAAAAACTAATGTTATCATCATATTTACCACATCGCTTGAGATAACGCTTATAAATTGAATTTCCAAATTTATTTTTAGAATGAACCCTGGAAAGAATATCCGACGATGTGACAGCAGGAACACCAAATAACTTTAAATATTTCCGCCAACCATTAATGCGATCTATTTCAAGATTTATAAGATGAGCAAATTCACGACGTAAAATATTATCGTTCTTTACAGATAATTCACGAACGAGACTGTCAACAAATACCTTGCGCACACGATAAAAACTATCATGGGACAAATTATTGCCGTTCATCAACAAACCCTCAACCACTAAATTGTCTGACAAAATTTCGTTTTCTAACATAACACTTTCTACGATCTTTTTGAATAAAAAGTTTTTCCTGAAAATTGCACACGAATAAATAGGCAATTATATACTGTTAGTATAGAAAAAGAACTTTGTTAAATAATGAGAGAAAAATCTCTCATTATTTAACATAATTGAAACAATAATATCTTAATGTACTTCGTAATAAATCATTATAGTCACGATATACTGGATGTAACCAATAAGGATGCATCCTTTGAATATTATCTAAATCATTTATGTTTAAATAAGGACGATAACGAACATAATTACTACTAGATGAAATTAATTGATAACCCTCTAACGCTATTATTGTTGGAAAAATAAACTCAATGGCAACACACATGTCATCTATTAAATCTAAAAATTCAACTAAATTTGTTTTATCACAAAATGAAATTAAACTTCTAATAGCTTTTCTACTGTAACTTGTACTTGGAAAAAAACATAAATAAAATGAATTACTGTCAATTTCATCTAAAGAATAATATTTACTTAAAAATTCAATGAGATGATAACGGTTTTTGAACATATTGTGATCTTTTAACCAATCTTCATTATATTCAAATATCCTGAAACAATTCCCATATATTCCCCAATAAGGATAAAATTGTACTGCGGAACGTATGTGATCAATATATCCAGAACGTAATAATAATTGATCTGAATCTATAAATGTGATAATGTCGTAATCAAAATTTAATTCACAATAACGCATGCAATCTAAAACATAATTATGAACATTTGCCCATTCTTGATGTGTAGAATTGGGATAGAATACTATACGAGAATGATAACTTAATAACTCATCCCTGTGAAACTCTAAAAATTGATCATAACTACCGTCATATATCAATATGATAGAACTATTGTCAAAATATGATATGTTTTTTAACATATCAATAACACAATCTAAACACTCGTGAAAAGAAATGACGTAAATGTGATCCATAATATCTTTATACGATTTTGCGATAACTTTATCTTGTCATAAAAAGGATTCAATAACAGTAAGTTGAAAATAATTAATATGTGGTATAGATTCGCAATGATAAGAACTGCAAATGAATATTGGTTCTATGATAATAATGTCGAATATGCAGACGGAGATGTCGGTGATAAAGATCATGAAATGATCGCTGAAGATTATATACTAAACCAATTTATACCATATGAAAGATTGCCAGAATTTAATGATGAATATGGACTTACTCAAGAAAAATTAGAAACCTCTGCTGCCAGAAATTATAATTTCATTGAATATTTAACAAATAAATATCAACTGCCTGAACAAGAAATAATCGATAATATCTATGAATATAATTATATCAATTGGCTCTTGACTGGAGATGATACTTTGCAAACTCCACAAAGTAAAGAATTATTTTCAGCACTATACGATCCAAGAAAATATGCCTTGGAAAAATTAGGATGGATACGTGTCCGAGGAAATAATATACAAACACAAAATTTAGATCAAAATCATTTAGATGAAATCATAAATGGTTTGCAAGAAATTTATGGCGAAGATTATGATGAAGGATTTGATGAGAAAATTAATAATAAAAAATTTACAATCGAAGTATTAGGTAATAGAAAAACACTACATGATGTTCCATACTGGGAAATTGCTGATGGAAGCGTAAGAAAAAGATTACAAGAAAAAGTTGAAGACTATCTACCAACTAATAGATTTAATCCGTATTCGAATACTCCTGGATATAAATATACAGGAGGATAATTATTAATGTATCTGAAACTTTTAAAAGGAAAAGAAAATGTGGTATAAATTTGCACAAGAAATAATAAATGAACCACTAAACACCATAGAGGAAAATAAACAAAATCCAGAAGATTTTGCAAACTATCTGGCAAATAAATATAATGCAGCCATTCGATTGTATTTAACAAATAGAAATGATCTGAAATTAGACCATTTAGTCGTTCCTAAAGAACTAAGAAAACAAGGTATAGGATCATCAATTATGCGCGAAATAATAGACTATGCAGATAAAAATCAATATAGACTAATACTTACAACAGCCTCAAAAGATCAATACTTTGGCACTACATCATCTGGAAGATTGAAAAAGTTCTATAAACAATTTGGACTTAAAGAAAATAAAGGAAAAGATTATTCTATCTCGGAAAATATGTTCAGATTACCAGCCAAATGTAAATAAAAACAAACATATTTAACTAATTATATATTACTCCAGGGAGTCAAACGAAATCCAAAAACAAAAAAATCTAATAGCCCCCCATACCAATATTATATTCTGCTACCTCGGAGTCCCTAAGCATTAGGTACCATATCACAAAAATTTAACTCCCCCCCCCCATACCAATCCTATTTTTAAAAACATATTTCTAAAGAACATAAAAAAGTTTTCTAAAAAATCCTAGCGATTGGAAATGCCACTTCGATTTTTTGGCGGGGGCAGGAAACACCCTTCCTTATGGAACCAAAATAATTGACTACCCCTGGGGGTAGTATAGGAATAGTAGCATAGTAGCAATAGTAGCCATGTGGCATATACTATTATGTGGCATTAACATCTTATGGCATAAAACAGTACCCTATTTCTAGGGTACTGTTCTTAGTACCTTGCGGGGTACTGTACTAGCTGAATCGTACTACGTTCTCCACCTTGAAGATGTTGAACATTGCCTGACCTACTTCTGCTTTTGCTTCCTTTTCGGCACTATAGTCAGTGTCCTTGGCGTCTTCCGCCAACAAGTAATCGCGGATGTCATCCTTTTGTACTTCTACTCCGCCAAGAGTCCAAGTACTCGGCAATGGTCGAACAGGCAGTACTGCCAAGTACCATTGAGTACCCTTCCTCCAGAACTCGACACCGTTTACTACTTGGACTTCTTCCACCCAAGGTTGTCGTTCTGGCGCTTCGCGTGTGCCTTCTGCTACGGCTTCCCGTACCGCTTTGGCGTTGGCATAAACGGCCTTAACATGGAATTGCATGGCACCGATTTTGCGGATTTCTGGACCGTCATAGGATTTCTTAACCTTAGCGGGTCTGTCAGTATGAACCGTAGTAATAGCGCCACCGCGAAGGCCACCGAGAATGTCGATAATTGCTTCCTTAGTCATTTCTTAACTCCTTCGGTCCTGCCCCTCTTGGCTGAACCACACATAGTATACCTGATATGGTCAAGCCCTTCGCAAGCGTTGCTGAATTTATCGCAATATCACGTTTTATTTTACATCTTAAAAAACAAGGAGCGTATGCTATTTATGCAACATAATATTATAATATAAAATAGTTAATATAAATAATTATGCAAAAAACGTCCCATTATGAATTTTAAGACGTAAAATAAATTGCTGATTTTTGAGCAATCAAATGCGTTGTCTCTATAGGGTATAATATATGTGTAGTTTACCCTAGAGGGTAGGGGTTAAAATAACATGACATTAGAAGCGATTATTGAAACACTGGATAAAAAGCGACGTGGTACAATTAGCACTGTATATTTGGACAGACCTGCACTTGTAAGAAGTAAATATCATGGTCCTGAAATTCGCAAAAAATCAGGAGTGCAGTTTTTGGCAAAAGTCGATTACTCAGACACAAATACAGTACGCCAAGCGGTTAAGAATGGCATTCGTCCTACGCCTCAAACACCGTCTTGGGTGGAAGAAGTTGTAATGCAAAAAGGTATTACATTCTGGCGCAAAAAAGATCAATGGTACCTAGTTATGGTGCCAATCAAACCACTCAAAGTAACATGGACTCTTGACGGTAATACAGTACCAAAAGAATCAATCCATGATTTTCTTCTTGCCGATGATGCAAAAGAAAGTAACTTCCAAGCAGAAAAATCAGATCGTGCAGAAAAAGGACATTCTGTTTATATTGTTGCTAAATTAGAAAACATCTCAAAAATGATTTAATCGAAACAGCGACTCCCAAAATCCAGTACTAAATACTGGATTTTATTTTTGTCTTAAAATTCATGGAAGGACGATTTTTGTTACTCTCTAACAATAAGATTTATTGCTAAATTCATAGCAATAAATATCGTTCCCTCTAACGTGTGATTGGGTATAATAAATACATTGTGCTGAGGACGCAGGGAAGTTATAAGTTTGCTGACACAAAAGAAACAGCAGAGTTTTGGGGATTCCTGCCTTTCTCTTACTGTTGTCAGGCTATTAGAGACAATGTTATAATTCACGAAGCACGATATGAAATTTTTTGTCGTTCTCTAAATGATTTTGTAGCTATTGTTAAGATATGGAATGCTTTAGGAGAAATCAAGACAAAATACAGTACGATTCAATGGAGATATACGATTTGTTAGAGTGTTACTCTAACTCACTTCTTGCGATGGCATAGTATCGCAAGAAGTGAGTTAACTCCAACCCCTCAAACAAGCCCGTTGAAAAACGGGCCTTTATTGAAATAAGAGTCTTATCGTAATTTTTAAGACTCTAAAGAAAATTCGAAAAATTATTCGAAAAATGCTCGATTTTTGTTTAGACCGTGGTATACTTATTAAGTCAACGATAAAGGTTGACATCGTTCAAAAGTCCATCTTAGGATGGCATTCGTCAACACAACATACGGGAAGCGCGTCCCGTAACGTGATCAACAGCTAGGTGCGAAAAAGGGCCTCACCTTGAGTCTTCTGTCAAAAGCAGAAGGAGGCCCTTTTTCTTTTGCATTTTTATATAAATAAACGTCCCATCATGAATTTTAAGACGTAAAATAAATTGCTGATTTTTCCGCTTGCTATAAAAATAGCAATAAAAACACTTGACTTTTTAGTGTTTAGTAGTATACTAGGCTATCGCTGAGGCGAGGGAGTAAAACAGATGTTTATGAAACGCGACAAGTCCGACGATTTACAGAATGCCGCTTGTAATATCTTTGGATACAATGGTACTAAATTGAAAGCTGAGTTGGCTAAGGACAATATCGTTCAGTTGACTGACATGTATTGGCATGGTGGTACTAAAAGTTTCTATGCCATTATTGAATTGGCAACGATGAATTCAGTACCTTTGCCAAGTTTTCATCCTATGTTTGACGGTCAAGTACTTCCTGATAAGGTGGAACTTAAACCAGGATACGTACTGGTTCGCCATATTAAATTCTGCGGAAGTGATTTAGGACTTGAGTTTATCGTTCATGCTGACGACTGGAAGAATTACGAACTTCCAGTACCCACCGAACTGAATAGGGATCAAAAGGTAGTACTTCTTTGTACTAAGTGCTATATTTCAAGTTATAGGCGCGAAGAAGCCAAAAGGTACGGTATTAAGGATTTTGACGCGATTAAGTCAGAGTTAATCGCTAAAGGACTTTTGTCCAAAATCGGAGCACTCACCGTAGAAGGTAAAAATGTTGCCAGTACTTTAGGCGACATCTATTCCTACTCTAAAAGATAAGTACTAAAATAAAAGGGAAGGATATTCATCTTCCCTTTTATTTTACGTCTTAAAATCTATGACGGGACGATTATTGTAATAAAATTAAAAAAGTATTTTCACTATGGGATTTATTGTTATTATAAAAACAACTTTTATTATACTCTTAAACGTGTTTGAGGGTATAATAAATACATGACGAATGAGGAGTTAGTAACAGAACTTCTGAAACTTAATCCTAAAGCAAAAATCAAGATTTTATCTTTGGATAGCATTGATAATCATGATTTGGTTAAGATTTATGGAGAACAAGATGTTATTATATTCGATCATCAATAAAAACGATTTGTTAGAGTAACACTCTAACGCACATCTTGTGATTGGCATAGTAGTCACAAGTTAACTCCAACCCTCAAACAAGCCCGTTGAAAACGGGCCTTTATTGCATTTAGAGTCCCGTCATGAATTTTAAGACGTAAAATAAATTGCTGATTTTTGAACAAGTTATTGATACTTGAAAATTGCTCGATTTCCAACAAGAAAATACGTTTACCCTATATGGTAAACTATATGCGTCTGTGCCATGAGGGGCCAACAGGGAGTTAAAATGCAAGTTTTAGATATTAACCTTTCGTCAACGATTAACCAGTTTGTAGAATTTGGTGAGGTTGCTATGGAGTCCGTAGAAACCGCCGTAAAGCGGTTTGCTGGGTTGAATCTGTACTTGAAGGTATCCAACTACTCTGAAGGCGGATACGACGACGAAACAGGCAGGGAGTGGCCTTCAGGGTGGAACTCTGAAACAGCTCCGTATGACGTTAAAAACGTAGTATGGCACTGTCTTGGATTGTCCCATATGGACACTGATGCTTTTCGAGAGGAGTTCGAGTCGTGGGCTACCGCGACTGAACAGGAGTTTCTTGCGTCTGCCATCCGATGTATAGCCTATGACGATGAGAACATTCAGGCTGAATTCTTGACCCCTGAACAGTTTCAGGAACAGGAACAAGCTGAATTCGTTCGACGTATGAACCTTGAGCGAGATCGGTACGAACCTATCGCTTGTCGGTTCGCTCACAAGCATGGAGTTAAATTTGGTACTCCCGAATTTATGTCCAAGTTGGCAGATGCTTTAAGTACTGCCGAAGAAGATGAGCAGGAACGAAGGCATGGCATGAGGGAGGACGGTTTGTGCTGTACTGGGTACGGTTTTGGTAGCGCGGCTGTAAACGAATGGTACGATTCGTACAATACTCGTTTACCTGAACTCGTCGAACTTGAGGGACTTATGGAATGGATTCAAGAATTCCAACCGCTTTTGTATTCTGTTTGGGAGTCCAGTAGACTACAAACAGCATAGTCTAAAGTACTCAATAACTAGGAATGTAAAAATTCCTAGTTATTGTTAATATATTAAAAAAAGTGTCCCGTTATGAATTTTAAGACGTAAAATAAATTGCTGATTTTTGAGTAAGCTGTAAAGATAGCAATAAAAGCACTTGACTTTTTAGAGAATAGTAGTATACTAAGTTATCGCTTTGAGGGCGATATGGAGTAATGAAAATGTTTGATCGTTTAACAGAAACCGCGCTGGTGCCTTTCACTAATGATGAACTGAATCTTCTTTTGGATCGTCACTATGGAGTCGAAAGGAGTGACGACGACGGCAAGTCGATTATCACTGATATTTGGGATGCTGTAGCCCCTTATACAGACGTATATGCAACACTGACACACTATCACATGACGGATTGGGAACCCGCTGAGGGTGGCTGTGGCATTTGGAAGGCAGTGGAGCAAAAAGCATGGCGCGTCGATGGCACTGTTACAGAAGACGATCTGGATGCCATTAGGGACGCAATCTTGTCTTCTCTAACAGACGTGCGAACCAACGAGCAAGGTGAAATCGTAGGGTACTCAAACGACGGCGAAAAAGGTTCGTTTTCTGTTTACTTCACCGTCGGACGACCTTACGCACATATCCCCTATTTCGGATACTGCTAAGAGTTAAAAGCAAGGGAAGTAATTTCCTTGCTTTTAATTTGTGTCTTAAAATTCATGACGGGACGCTTTTTGTAAAAAAGTTAAAATTAATTATTTTTAACCATTATAATTTATTGTTATTTAAAATAGTAATAAAACGTTGTTTTATATCAATAATGGTATGATTTGTCGATTCATTCTCTAAATGATTATTTTGCCTATATTTTAGCAATAAATCGTGGATATTATTTAGAGAGTGTGATATAATAAAGACATGAAAAAGTTTATTCTTCATTGGAAAGACGGAAAGAAAGAAGAAGTGACTGGCAATGATATTGCTAGTGCCTTTAGCAATGCGGGATATTCTCAAGGCGCGATTAGAGCCTTGGATTATTACGAAGAAGTCAAGAACTAATATGAACTAAAAATAACATTTAGAGATAGATGTTATTTTTATTATAATGCATTTAGAGTCCCGTCATGAATTTTAAGATGTAAAATAAAATTAAAGATATTGCTTAAATTTTAGCTCGATTTATTACTACTCGAAAATTGCTCGAAAAATGTTCGAAAACACTCGATTTTTGCCAGCATATACGGTATTATATAAGAACATAAGGATACGGAGAACAGTAAATGACTACAACTGAAATCGCTACCGCACTTGAATCCAAACCGAAGGGTTCCATTTTTACTCTGGTTGTTACACGCGCAGGCAAGGTGCGAAAGTCTTATGACGGTAAACCTATCACCAAGACTTCGATCATGCAGGGAATGACAAACGTCAACTATGCTGATCGTAAACCAGTACGTGAAGCCGTCGCCAACGAGGAAAGGGATGCTCCCGAACTTCCATCCCATATTGAGGATACCTTTATGGTATCTAAGACACGATTCTGGAAGGGTAAGAACGGTAAGGAGTATTTTCCTGTCTGTCTGACTGGTAATAAGCCGCAAGCACAATGGTACTTGGATGGTGAACCAGTGGACTTGGATACCATTAAGGATCATCTTTTGGCTTCCGAGTACGCCGAACGAAAGGACAAGGAAACCACTGAGGACAAAGGTCAGGCCCTTTTCATCGGTGTCGAAGTTTCCAACGTAACGGAAGTACGATAAACTTCTGAAATTAAAAGTAGGAAAAGCAATTTTCCTACTTTTAATTTGTGTCTTAAAATTCATGACGGGACGATTATTTCAAAAATATTGTGTAAAATTATGCCTGATTATGGTATACTAACTGTATGCCTACGAAGCGATATGATCGAACATGGTCGCAAATTTGCAATAAAGAAGGTAGCGTTTTAATTTATACTGAAGTTTTATGGTCCTCAAAATTCGGATCATCTTTTGTTACAATGAAGCGCGAACTTTACGAACAATTCGTGAAATCCAAAGAAAAGTATTTCTCAATTTTCATGAAAAAGAATAACATTACTAGCGTGATGTTAAAAGCCTGAGGTAAAATTAGAACATGGCTGCAAAGAATGAATGGACCTTAAAAACATGGGACTGCGATAATAGCGGAAATAAATGCTGGGTTAAGAAATTTGGCAAAGGAGAAGTTAGTGTTGGTGTTGGAACATTTCTTTTAGTCAACTTTTCTTATGGTCCTAATTCCGATCATTCTATGTCAGGCACTCGCTGGCATTATGGCACAACCATTTCAGAACAAGATATGATGAACTGGATTGACGAAAACGAAGGAAAACATAAATCAATGCCAGTCGATCCAAAACTTTACAAAGATTGGTTTGATTCATGTTCAAAAGAAGTGCAAGATGCACTTTTGGCAGTTGGACAACCCTGGCATCAATTGTGTCTGAATGATCATAATCGAAAACTGGGAAATTTGAGGTATACTTAGAGCATGGCTAAGAAACCAAAAATCGTAGTCGATACGCCTTATCTAAATAGTTGGGCACATCAAGAAAAACTCAATCAGCAAGCCATTGAAGATGAAAAGAAATTGCCATTTCGACAAATGATTGAAGCTAGGAAAAAGCGACTAGCGAAAGAGATTGAAAGTGCCAAGAATTGCAATATCATCTTTAAAAATGAAAATATTGCATGGTATATGAGACTTTTCTACTGTGATAGAGAAACAGCAAGAAAAGAACTTGGTTATAGTCCTCCTCTTGCAACTGTATCTTTTGAAGAATATCGCAATTGTCCTTTCCGTGGAGGAGGATAGGGCTTCGGCCCTTTTATTTTGTGTCTTAAAATCTATGGACGGACGATTATTGTAAGTTTATATATAACTCGATGTCCTGTATACACACTGGTATACAGGACATCAGCATTTGTTAAATAACTAGGGAGTGAGTCTAGTCATTTAACTACTCGGCCCAATGCCAAGGCCCCGTCAAGGTCGGACTGTTTTTTATTCTACACTTTAAAGATTATGTTATCGCTTCATATGTGTTTTAAGTTCCTCCCGCCAGCGCCGTCTCTAAATCACACTGACTCTTATATAATACCTTAACTGTGTATCGAAGTCAAGCATTTTAGAAAAATATTTTACATTTAAATTAAAATAAGCGTCTCGTCATCTTTTTTAAGGCATAAAGTAAAAAGCTCTAGTCTTTTTACTTTATGCAAGAATGATTCACTTATGGATATACATAGTATTCCACTTTCACTTCACCAGATTGCAACATACTTACCATAGCAATTCCCCCAAGCCAGCCATATCCTTTCTCATTATAGCCAACATGAATGCTTGTATTGTCGATGCCAATTCCCTTGAACCATTCACAAATTTGTTTGGCTTTCTCAATGGCTTTTTCAGGAGAATTGAATTTATTCAAATATCCTGCACCGCCAAAATAAGAATTATTCACAAGTAAACTTGTATCCACTGTTTTATTGTCTTTGTCGTCTTTTGGCGTGCTAAGACTATCCGCCAAAGGATAATCAGGCATATTCTCAATTTCTTCACGACGCTTCCAAAAATCGTTAGACTTAAAAACGCTCATATACGTAGTATACCACATAATTTATAAAAATAAACAACTATTTTGAAATAATCGTCCCCTCATAAATTTTAAGACGTAAAATAAATCATTGACTTTCTAAGATCATGATGGTATACTATTTAAGCTATGCAAACAATCAACACCACTTTCGGTGAAGCTCGAATCGAAACTACCAAATACCAGCTTGGCGGTTTGGCTGTTTTTCTGATCGACAATCATAACGGGGAGCCTATCGCAACTCTATCTACGTGTATTCCTGATCATGTTCACAAACTTGAAGAAGGTGAATTCTTCGTCAAGAATTGGTCAGAAAATGAAACTTTGGCACAAGAAGCATTTGAATCAGGGTTATTCATTGACACTGGCAAGAGTGCAGCCACTGGATATGTTGTTGCACCAGTCTGGAAATTCAAAGATTAAGGGCTTCGGCCCTTTTATTTTGTATCTTAAAATCTATGGACGGACGGTTATTATAATTTTTTTGAATTTTTATAAAATCATTGACTTCGATTATCATAAGGGGTATAATAATTCTGTTATGGAAATTTCAAAGCTCGAAAAGCCAAGTGTCGTCATTGCCAACGGGGTTGCCTATCTCGGAAAGGTTGTCGAAAAGGACAACAAAATCACAATCGAAAACGCCTTTCCCCTTGGAACTCCAAAGGAAATCAAAGCCAATGACCTCATGGACTATATGGAAACTGCCTACAGTGAAAAGCTCACAAAGCTGACTGTCGGCGGAACAAGCTCATGGACGTGCGTCGAACTTGATGAGGATTTGAGCATTTCTTGGGATGTCGCCAAGCTCAATCTAACTCGCGCTATCAAGCTCGGCCCCATCACTTGCGTTATTGACGCTTTCAACAAAATGCGATAAAGGAGCAACATGAGAATTTTCTTTCCAGAAGAAAATTCTGTTACTGAGGGTACTAAGTCCTCAGTAACAGAAACTCAATCAAAACCCGCAAAAGCTCAAAATTCTTTCGAACTTGAAACAAAGTTGAAGGAAGTTGAATTTGAATTGAAGAAATGTCAGCAATCACTTAGGGATACTGAGCGTCGTTTGCAGGACGCAAAGCGCAATAATGTCAATATCTTTGAGACTGAAGTTAAAAATGTCAGGCTCATTGGTAGTGATAGCGACGGTGATCGTACCGAATGGTGCGCTAAAATGTTCCTTCACGAATCTGGTCATACCTTCTTTGTTCTTACAGAAGATGATGAGGAATGCGATCTGTTGAATGAAGCAGTTGAAATTCTTGAGGGTGAAGAGGAGATCAAAATCCAAGGTGAAGCAATCGTTTTCTCTCCTAATTTAGCACGTAGATACGTTGTTGAATACGTGAGCGGATACGATGACGGTATTTGGCAACGATGTTATTGATTTGTAATAGATTGGAAAAAGGACTTTTCCAATCTATTACAGTTGACAATTTTGTTTTTTGTTGGATATAATATAAATGTAGCCAGTTGAAGTTCTTTACTCACCTGCTGGAAGACTCAACGTGAAAGAACGCAGGTAATCTTTCAGCTACATTTTTATTTTGTATCTTAAAATCTATGGACGGACGCTTTTTGTCATTTAATAGCTAAAGGAGAATTTCTTCTCCTTTAGCTATTATTCTAAATCAGTAGGATTGATTTTGTTTCTTTCTGATTTAGAAGTTCTTTGATGTTTTGGACTTCCGTAAATAGCCGCATTCCCTGCCCAACGAAATTTGGTACACATAGAACAGCGGATTTGACGCCGTGTTTTCTTTGACTTAAAGTGAGCCATCTTGAAGTCGCCTCATAGTTTCTCTTTCCTCATTATGGATAGATGAACGATCTTGTCTGTCTTTGCGTTTATGAACGCCCGTTCCTGCCTTTGATTGAGGAGTAGAATGAAAGAATCCGTCGAGATGATGCTTAGTTACATCTTTGGATGACATCGTGAATCGTCGCTTAGATTTGTTGCCCATTTTTATGACTCCAATAAAGACATTATACCATACTTCAGCGCGAAATGTAACTTTTATTTTTACATCTTAAAATAAACGATGAGACGCTTGTTACAATAAACTCGAAAAAACTCGATTTTTATATTGTAATTAATTTTCCTTTTCTTCGATAAAGATATTATTATCTTTCATATAATTCACTGTTCCTACAAGTGACATACGTGGTTTGAAAGAATTACGAATGAAGCCAATAGCCTCATTTGGATTTACGAAAGGATATGGCTCACCTTCGGCATTCAGCATATATTTGGTCTTGTGAGTTTTTGGACTCACGGAAGCAAGATAAAACATGATACATATATCATACCCGAAAGTAAATAAATGATACATGATATTCTTGTGATTTTAAACGCAAAAATTAAACAACAAACGTCTGACCATAAATTTTAAGATGGTAAATAAAATGTGATATATGGTATACTGTAATCGTGGAAAATAATTTAGGGTTCGTTGGATATAGTGATCGCGGATATCCTATTTATGAACTTGATTGTCGAGCGCGTTGTTTCAAATGCAATGAACTTTTAGTAAATACTGGTCATGATCGTTTCACAGGTCATAGAGGCGGATATTGCTGCAATTGTCATATGACTACAAGTTATGATCTTCCAGAGGAACGATTGCACTTTATTTACAATGAGATGATGGGACATCAGCAGGGATATCGCCATGAATCAACAACAGTAGTGGAGTAAAAACATGAATGATCCAAAAGTAGTAGCAGAAGTTTTATCAAAACTCGTGTTGTTTCCAGTATTTGTTTCCATGTCTTTTAAAAATACATCAAAAATTCAAAGATGTAAAATGAAAGATAATGTCTTATATGACAATGCTGGGAATATGTATTTTCCTACTCAAATGGATGGTAGTATTACTCCTCCATTTGGGACTTTTATTCATAAATATGGCAAAATCAGACAATATGAAGATGGTGATTATTATGCTTATTGTGGCACCGTAAAGCATGATATCACTCTTGAAAAATTGGAACAGTGGCAGAAAAAACCATTAAGAAAGTCATATGGTTCTGGGAAGTTTGGGAAAGAAATGTACGAAAGGGATGTCACTGCTTGGAAACTTACAACATTCAATAGCGTTGGGTGGAAAGAGTTTATCGAATTATTTCCAACGGAATATCCTGGATTTACTGTTTTGAAACAAATCGGCAATGAATCTTTTGTTCCCAAAGCAAAGGAAATCTATTTAGATAGATATGATTTTAATATCTATTACAATGAATGGCCGCAAAGAGAAACGATTTTTGAATTTAGCGCCCATTATCCATTAAGTAATTATATGGATAAAATTGTCATGGATAATTGGGAACGACAGTACTGTCCTTGGTTTAACATGAAATGGGAATTTCAACATTTTGTTGACGAAATGTCATCAGAATTTATGAATACACATTTCTACAATAAAAATAATTGGACATTTCATGATGGGGAACAGCATCGTGAATACGCAGTTTCCAAACCTGCAATGATTGAACTCCTGAATGCAGAAATTGTAAGAATCTGGAATCTGTACGAAGATAAGAAATACTATTAGTATAAGGGGAAATTTTCCCCTTATACTAATAGTATTGAATTAAGCGTCTAATCATAAATTTTAAGATACAAAATAAAATGTGGTATGTGGTATACTGAGTGTGGAGTAAACATGAATACTACTGCTCGTGTCTTAACATCTTCTCGCGGCAAGACAGTTACAACAGAATTGACTGATGAACAGGCTTATGTGATCTGTAAAACGCTTAAAGGCGAGTTTATTGAAAGCATTACAAAGCGTCCATTCGTTCGCTTGACGCCCGATCAAATCGTTTGGCTACATATCTACGCTCAACCAAAGCCAGAGCCACAAAAAGTCAAAATCACTGACAACTTTTCAAACATTATTGCACTATTTAATAGTGCAGTAAATTCCAAGTTGCTTAGACCTAAAATTCGCTTGTCAGTAAACGGATTTAACATCAAAATCAGCATGGCTTCTAAACATAGCAAGAATGCTGGTTATGTCTATGTGACAAGTGGCGTTACTGGGGCCGTAAATGACTATTACGGCAAGATTAGTCCCGAAGGTGAGTTCTACCCTGGAAAGAACTGTTTCGACGGTTTATATGCGTTTTTAGAGCGGTTTAGCGCATATCCTGCGGAAGTGGCGGCGGAATATGGTAAACGCACTGGAAGATGCTGTTTTTGCGAACATGAGTTGACTGATGATCGCTCAGTCAAAGTAGGCTATGGGCCTATCTGCGGTAGACATTATGGCTTGCCTTGGAATTAATTAAAATGGCAGTAAGAAATTGCTGCTATTTTAATTAAACAACAATAATCGTCGCGCCATAGATTTTAAGACGTAAAATAAATTGCTGATTTTTAAGCAATAAATAAGCGTAGATTCTTTCGTATATATGGGTATACTCTTGATCACGAGGTTGAAATGAAGAGTTCCAAACCAAATAGTTATGATCTTATCACTGATCGCATGATCCAAGCGTTAGAAAATGGCACTTGTCCTTGGCGCAAACCTTGGTCCGCTTGCGGTAATGCCATCAACGCGGTATCAGGAAAGCGGTATCGTGGTGTAAACGTCTTTATGCTTGCTTTTAACGATTATGCTGACCCCCGTTGGTTGACGTATAAGCAGGCGCAAGAATTGGGCGGTAACGTCAAGACGGGCGAAAAGGGTACTTATATCTACTTTTATAAGTGGGTACAAAAGCCCGATGCAAATGACCCTAGTAAGGTGGCAACGTATCCTTTATTCCAAAGGTTCGTAGTATTCAACGTCTCACAATGCGAAAATCTGAAGCTGAAACCACTGGAAGTTAAGGACGATAACGAACCATTGGTAAAGGCCGAAGCAATTATCGAGTACATGAGTAACAAGCCCGTTGTACGATTCGGCGGCAATAGAGCTTGTTACCATCCTACTACTGACGTAGTTTGTATGCCAACCTTGCAAAGTTTCGACAGTTCAGAAGAGTATTACAGTACGTTCTTTCATGAACTTGCTCACGCTACTGGACATTCGTCACGTCTTAACCGTAAAGAAATTACAGAATCCAAGGTGACTTTTGGTGATTGTGACTACTCCAAAGAAGAACTTGTGGCAGAACTCACCGCCTCTATGGTATGTTGCACTCTTGGAATTGACAATAATCAGTCATTCGAGAACTCAGCAAGTTACCTTCGTAATTGGCTTGGCGTACTAAAGAAAGATATGAAAATCTTTGCAGAAGCCGCTGGTAAGGCACAAAAAGCCGCTGACTTCATTATGGGAGTATCTTTCGCTCAGGAACAAGACAGTACCGAAGAACTCGCGGCATAGGAATAACATTAAAAGTAAGGAAAGCAATTTCCTTACTTTTAATTTGCGTCTTAAAAAACATGGACGGACATTTATTGTTATTATGTTTAATAATGATAAATTGCTATCCAAAAAGCAATAAATAATAGCTCATATGTATCATGTAATGGTATACTATCTATATGCAGCTAACCCTCACGTACCGAGAAGCATTAAGTTTGATTGCAAGAGAACACTGTGTGCGTCCTGAAGATGTAAATATCATTGGATTAGGGTCTGATGATATTATTCAGGCTCTCAAAGATGATGACAAACTGAATGCCATTAAACTCGCAAGATATAAGTATGGCATGGGTTTGAAAGATGCAAAAGAATTCGTTGAAAAGATCGGCACAACTGATCCTGACATTTTGGTGGTGGTGACAAACACATAATGTGGCAAGAAAGAATCAAAACACGTTTCGTTGAAGAATACGCCTATACTCGCAATAATGTTCTTTGCGGTAAAGTGAGGTCAAATCCTTTCTTAATTCGTATTGTTGCAGAAGTTTATATCCCCAAGGATGGAGAACTTCAAGGCAAGACACTGACATTTCGTTGCAGTAAAATCGACGATGCAAAACACATTGTCGAAACATACTTCAAATAAGGGCTTCGGCCCTTTTTATTTGCGTCTTAAAAAACATGAGAAGACCTTTATTTCAATATTAAAACAAAAAGCCTGTTTTGCAGGCTAGTTGTTTTAACTAAAGTTATCGTAATACATCAAATCATAAGTGCCAGGTCCATGCTTAATATCATGAGTTTCTTTACATCTCATAAGTTGATTTGGCCCTAGATCGGCCCGATTCTTTTGAAGATATTCGTTTGTCAAAGGTTCAGTACGATTGAAACTTCTTTTAGTGATGATATTAATCATCTCTTGCGGGGTAATCTCGGCACCGTATTCGTCTAAAATTCCGTATTCAGGATTATTGAATTGTTCGATCCATTCTTCAAGAGTTTTGAAAACAGTAGCACAAAGTAAAAAACACCAGCCAGCAGATGATTTGCCGATATGCACGTTTTTTACTTGTACTTCCAAGAATAAATCTGATTCTGGAAGATTTTCAGGTTGTTTTCTCCTGTAGAGATAATAGTTCGTACCCATATATCTAGTATACCATAGATTTCGAAAATTAAATACATATTTTTAAAGTAAATGTCTTCCCACGATTTTTAAGATACAAAATAAAAGTGTGAGAATTACTATTCCCACACTTTTACTATTTCATCCAAAGATGATTTCGTCAAATACAGCAAATTGGATAATGCAGTCCGCAACTTCTGCATCCATATCTTCAAGAAAATTGATTGTCTTTTTCCATTCTGCGTACTTCTTGATGCCTTCTTTGAGTGAATCAAGTGTTAATGGAATATAGTTTTCATAATCATCCGTGCTGAACGGTTGTCCTGTTTCAGTATCGTACAATTCCCATCTGAATCCTTCAGGGCTATAGTATTCGTCGCTTGTGGGGTCGCTAGGTTGTGTTCCTTCAACCAATCTGGCTTCGGCACACCAATAGTCAATACCGCCTTCAAATGCCGTGCAAATGATTTCATTGATTTGCAGTTGCGTAAGAGGGCGATCAAGCGTGACCTGAATAGTGCAAATAACTTTTGTTTCTGGCATAGCATCAATAGTATACCATAGATTTCGAAAAAATCAATAGCCCTCGAAAATAAAAGTGTCTCGCCATGATTTTTAAGACGTAAAATAAATTCGAAAAAACTTCGATTTTTGAAAAATGTGTGGTATAATATTTGCGTTGAGTGGTAAAGATAGTTCGAAATGTCTTGCCCGTTGAAGTACAAGACGCATCAACTAGCCAGAGAAGCGGGTTCGATTCCCGTTATGGGCAATCTCATATAGCATTAAGTGGGTAATGCGCTGGTGAAAGTATAGAGAAATAAACGAATAGTTTTATTTCTCTATACGAATAAATTCTGAGGTATACTGTAATCATGCTCAAAAACGACAGACCTTTTCTCACTGAATTGCGATCCATCTATAATGGAGCTTTAGCGGCTCATATCAATAAGATTAAAAGCCTAATGAAAGAGGCCGCAGCAGAAGGGGCAAATTACATTGTTTATAAAATGCCTTTGGGTCCAATGTCAAGCAAAATTCAAGTTCTTTTTCAAGCAGAAGAGGGGATTCGAGTTTCTGGAACTGACGAGGGCCTTTACATTACTTGGACTTGGGAAGATTAGGTATACTGTAATCATGGCAAAAATTGAATACCTGCTCACTGCGTTAGATGATAAAGGTAATATTCTGGCGAGAAAAATTCATATTGGACAACAGAATGGCACTCAGCGCGGTATCCAAAGAGCTTTCGATAACGCACGTAAAAAATCAGTGCTTTTGTTGGATTCTGTTCCAAACGCCAAACGATGCGAAATGGAAAGAATTTTCAAAACAGATAACAATCAATACACGGATTCGTATGGTACAATTATCGAAGGATTCACATGGAAGTAAAAATTCTTGATCAATTGTTTGAAATGCAATCTACTGAAAATGACGGCAGAGGCATTTCAGCAGTACGTGAATTAGTCAAAATACTGCGTAATCCAGACCATACGCAAGAACAACTGAAAACCGCAGTTTACTGGGATTGGGATAAAATTGCAAATTATCCTGAGATTGCAAACTTCATCAAGAAAAACATCTATGATGATTCGACAATGTATGTTCGTGAGGTATAATTAAAGAGATGAGCAGTTTCTATATTGATTTTCCCAAAAGCAAAGTGACATCGTACTTCGAGTCTATTGGTTTTGCACAAGTCTACTATCAGCCACACACTCCGATGGGTGGCGGCGGAAATACCATTGGTAAAGTGATATACGATGGTAATGATCACATTGTGCATATCACCAACAACGCAGGCGAAGCCTATTCAGAATGGAATCTTGAGAAATTGGAGAATGAATGCGTTATCGAAATTGATATCAATGATAAAGCATTGCGATTCAAAAACAAAAACTACACTATCGAATTCGTTCCCAAAACTCTTGATCAAATCAAAAAATATTACAAGAGCGAATTCGGTGTGAACTGGCTGAAAACTGGACGTTAAAAAGGGCTTCGGCCCTTTTTTATTTTACATCTTAAAATTCATGATGGGACGATTGTTGATACTTTATGTTAAATGCCCTTTTCAGGGCATTTAACGTGGTATTTTAGACAAATACAGGTACGACTGTAGCGTATGTTGGTGGTAAGAATATTGCATCAGTCAATGCTTGCACTGAATCCTCATCCTCATCGCTCCAGTTCTCGCAACCCATATTGAGGAAAAACGCCATAGTTTCGGCCAAAACCTGAAATTGACGGGTGAGGTCAAACTTCAAGAGGGCATTAAAAGCCCAATCCAACTGTTCATAGAGTGATTTATTCGGCATAGCATAGATAGTATAGCATAGTTTGACGAGAAAGTCAAATTTATTTTACATCTTAAAATCTATGGCGGGACCAGCTTTGCAATATTTTAAAAATTATATAAATAGTTGACTATTACTTGTGAGCGTCAGGTATACTTATTTTACTATGCTAAAGACTTATGCCACTGCGATGACTGGCAATTCTAAACTTGGCAGTGGGGTCGCAACGACATATAGGCCCGTCGGCAACGCAGGTACGTCTGAGGGGACGTGTGCTGGCAGTTGCGCCATGCTGAATAATGGTTGTTATGCTCAAACCAATCCGTTTGTTGCAAAATGGCATAATACAGCAAAGTCCACCAATCATGATCTTGACGTTCTATTGCAAGAAGGAGCTAATTTAGTTCGTTTACATACTGCTGGCGACTTTTTTAAGTCTAACGGTAACGGCGGTTGGGAATTGGATTTAGATTATGTCATGGCAGTAATTCAGTTCTGTAAAGATAATCCCAAGATTACGGTGTGGACATATACTCACGATTTTAAGGAATTTATTAAGCATAATTTAACTTATGCTAAAAATGCTTTCCCTAGCAATTTTTATTTACTTGCGTCAGTAGATACGCTTGTAGATAAGTATATTGCCACAAGTCACGGGTTTAAGACTGCAAGAGTCATTATGACTGAAACTGATAAAGACCCAAGCGAAACATTTTGCCCGTATGATCTACAATCCTCACGCGGGATTAAACCTACTGTAAAATGTTCTACTTGTAAGTTGTGCTTTAACGATAAACACAAAAAGGACATTGCATTTATCGCCAAATTGCCAAAAAAGTACAGAAAATAATCGGGCTTTGGCCCTTTTATTTTACGTCTTAAAATCTATGGGCGGACGATTATTGCAAATTTATAAAATATTGGGATATATTACTATCCCAATATTTTTAGTTTCTGACAGCTTGTTTCAACTGGTAAACTTGATCTTCAAGATTAGCTTTTTCAGCTTTCAGTGTTTCATTTTCTGTTGAAAATTTCTTCATACTTGCCTCATATTGATCTTGATAAACAGAAGAATCTGGCTTGTATGCTTCAAGCCAAAGTTTGCTATTAAACAAAGTACACAAAGACATAAGTCCTGTAATACAAAGAGCGGCGATAGCAATAATTGCAGTATTTTCGTTCCAATTACTGCCTTTAATCATCCAAAAGATGATAACTGCTAGAATTAACAAAGACACAAAACCTAAAACAAGATATGTGACTCCATGAATATGAGCGGCGTCTGATAATGCGTGTAATGTTTTATCTGGCATGACTGTATGATACTTTATGTGTCATTCTTTTGTCAATATATCTGGGTTCGAAAAAACTTCTATGCAGAATAAAATAAATGCTGCTCCAAGCCAGGTGCTAAAATCAAATATGATATGTTTATCAAATAGAAGATTTATTGATAATATCAAACCATAAGGACAGACAATAAAACAAATGATGTTGTAAATAATTGTTATTAATTTCATACTCGAATTATCGGCTAATGAAGAACGATTTTTACAATTCCTTGCATTGTGACACTCAAATTATTTACAGTATTAGATACTCCATCTAAAAGATTGAGATCACTTTGTTCTTGTGCTGTTCGAATTTGTTTTGCGAAAAGTTCGAAAAAATTATACGCCAGACTCTCGAAATTTGTTTGCAGTTGAGTAAGTTTTTCAGAGTCAGTCATATTTGATGTATCCACGCCAGCGTTAAGATCATCAAGATTAAATTTATCATTTCTAGTTAAAGATAATTCGGTTCCAGAGTGCGACATGGTATAATTGATTGTCGCACTTCCGTCTGTGTTATCTGTGATATGATTAACAATATAACTGATAGATATAGAAAGATCAGGCATATTGTTTTATACTCGAAAAATTAAACTATTGCCTTTAGTTGTTTATCTATTTCGGCAATTTTATTTTCGAAAATCTGTTTACTCTTTGTGAGTGCTTCTTTATGTGTGAATATTTCATCTTCATTATAGATGAATCTATTATCACAAATATATCTTGCTTTATCACAAGATATGATTTTGTGTTTATGTATACTTCCGTTTTTACTAACGCTGTATACAATTTCATTAATCGAATATTTCATGCTTATATTGTACCTCGAAAATTAATTATGGGAATTTATTTTACATCTTAAAATAAATGTTGGGACCGTTTTTGTTATTTAATTTAATTAGGGAAAGAACTTCCCTAATTAAATTACTTATTGTGTTTTCGACTATACACTTTAATACCTTTGTGTTCTTTAGGCGTATAGTAAGTCAGAGTTTCTTGACTGCCATAAAGAATAATGCCACAACATTGAATATTGAGATTAAACACAAAACAGGCGTCATTGTATTCTTTGATTCTTTTGACAATAAAATCGACTGTTGCTCCAGTGTGCATCAAATCATCAACAATCACATAGTTCTTGCATTTAATAGAAGATGCTTCAATCCCATAACTTGAATGAGATGAATCCCTCTCCTTTCTTACGAATAGAAGATTTTTATTCATCTTTTCTGCAACAATGGGAGCGATGAGTGCTCCAGACATTCCAGAGAAAGCAATCGTATCGCAATCAATTTGTTCGATCATTTTACAAACAAAATCGATTGTTTTCTTTCTTGCTGCTTTATCGAGTGCGGATTGGAGATAACTTGTGTGAGCCATACACGTAGTATACCCTATTAATTGGGCATTTTAGAGCTATACGAAATTGCCTGTTACATCGTTTTTATCGACATCAACTGGATATACTGGGTGAATATTGAAAGATTCAATGTATTGAAAATCATCTTCTTCTCTTTGTGAGTCCTCGAAAAGTTCAACAGCCTTTTCCCATTCACGATTTTCGAGCAATTCAAGAATATCAGGAATGTCGTCGCTATTTAAGCGTTGTGGATTTTCGCGCAGTTCTTCTTTAATTCCACGAATAACAATATCAATTGCTTTATCTAGTGAACTTGCCACCCAAATCGACGGACCATCTTCAAAATGGTATGTGACTACGTATAATGTTTGTTCCATGATGCTAGTATACCTCTCAAACTGTGTTGTAATTCGATCTTTTAATCATATTAATGATTCTTGTATAGATCATCGCACCTTTTGACAAGACATTAACTCCAGTAAGTTGTTCTTTTTCGATTTCGTCATTAAGGTAGTTCATGCTTGATCCAGAGATTAGGAATACAGGAACATTAACCCCCATTGATCTTAGAGTCTTGATATAGCTAATGCCATTTTGTCTACCAATCCCGTAATCATAATCAGTGAAGACAAAATCAGGCTGAAAACCATTTTCGATTTCTCTTGTAGCTTGATCTGCAAATTCAAACCCACGAACGTCGGCATCAGGAAAAGCATCTTTAATGCATCTTACAGATGCATTGAGAATTTCAGTAGAATCATCGGAAATCAAAAAGTTCATGTTGTTAGTATACCTTAATTTCTTTATTGAGAATCATCTTCTTCTCATTATTGCTCCTGCAAAATTTCATGCGGAAATGTTTCATCGAATTGCCATCCTAGATACATTCCATCATCGCAACATACAACTTTCGCAATGCCTAGAGTTTGAAGAGACACCGCAATTTTTGTCTCATCCTCATTGAGATTGTCAAATGAAGCAAGACACGTCCAATCACCATCAGAAATACCGTTTTTAATTTTCTGATAAACTTCAAATTCTTTTGCGTTGAGAGCGATCTTCATGCTGTTAGTATACCTTGATTATGGATGAAATCAATTGCTTTTTTGAAATCACTCCAATCTTTTCGAACAACAACGACATCAGGTATATTAGGAAATTCTTGGCGTCTGATTGCATTCGAAATTTCATTAGAGACTGATCCAATGATTAGAAAAGCGGGAGCAGTGATTCCTTTTGTTCGTAGAGTTTTGAGATAATCATCTCCATTGAGTTTTCCAAATGGGTATTTGTAGTCAGTCAAGATGACATCGGGTTGAAAACCATTTTCGATTTCTTGAATAGCCTGTTCTGTATATTGGCATCCTCGAATTTCAACGTCTTTGCAAGTTGTTTCAAGGTATTTGACGAGAGAGTTAAGGAAGCCTGCATAGCCAGCAGAAATCAAAATCTTCATGATCTGATTATACCAGATTCCCATGAAATAAAGAGAGTATTAGAGCCTTTTAACCACATCATTTTAAGCCCTTGATCTTTGAGTTCTTCCATGACATAATCTGCATAATCTTTATTAGGAAGCTCGATTTTGATAGATAGTTTGCCCTCTGATGCGGCCTTTTCGCATCTTTCCACGATTCTGTCAAATTCTGTGGAAATTGCGTTATGATATAGATTACAAAGACGTTCGCCAAAAGTTCGTGCTATCATTTTTTTATTATACCTTGATCTTTAAGCTTTTAGCAAAGGAAATTAATCTCTTAGCTGAAAATAAATATTGATTTCCTCGCATAAAAAACGAATATGGCTCTATCAATTTTTCTAGATCGCCACGTTCTTTATTGATAGAACCCCACAAAGTCAAAGTAAAAATAGGCCCATCTTTGACAACAGTAACTTTTAATGCTTCTTCAATTTTAAGTGCTGCCAATTCGCTTTTACTTTGCTTCATGTTTCTATTCTACCTCGCCAAAATAGATAGTAGGAGTTTTTCTATTGAGATATGTTAAGATAACTCCATATTTCGTGTTGTCGAATCCGACATATTCCCAGTTGTTATGTTCTCCAGAATTCTCCACCAAATCTTCAATTCCAACATAGAAGCTTTTTCTTGATTTTCTGGCTAGATAATCTTGTGCTTGGTAACCATTTCCACTAATGCCGCCAACTTCGCGGTCAATAAGGACAAACCAAAGATTTCTTTCCAAGTCATGATTTCATTATACCTCAAACGACAAAGAGTTTTCCTTCTGAAATACCAGAAAATATTGCTGTTGGGTCTGACATGGATGTGATTTCCGAACCTTCTTTAGCAGTTCGCGTAATTTCATCTTCTGCCTTTAGTAACATAGCGTGTTTACTAGGCACACAACCAATCAAAATAGGACAATGTGTTTTGATTGTTAGCCTTTTCAAATTTGGGTAATATAAAGAAATTCTGTGAAACAACATTCTTCTTTCTATAATGTTGAGCCAACGTTCAGGAAATGAAATGAGAATATCATCAACTTTATTATCAACTCTTTTTTCTTTGAAGCAATTCTTCATAATTCCTAGGCCGAGATAGCTTTCATATTCAAAATCATCAGCAAGAAAATCTGGTCTACGCAGAATAATAACTTCCGCTTTTTCCAGTGAGCTAAAATAATCTCCAACATCGAATGACATGATCCTATTATACCACGATATTCGATTAGTGTCAAGGGTGAGAAAACTGTTCTTAAAAATCTAATGAATTCTAGAAATTCTTTATAAATTTCTTGTATAAAAAGAGTGTCAGCGAAAGCTGACTGTACATTGA